GCTGCAAGTGCCAGAAAAGAAGCGGAAAAACATCTATATGGTGACTTTTTGGAATGGTATATGGAATCATATAGAAATAAAAAGCAGATGAAAGAATAGTTTCATAAATAAAATATGAAAGGACGATATAAAATGGCAGTTGTATTTGATAAACATGAGGAAGAAATGAAACCTTTACATGATTTTTTAAAAGAAAATAAGATGAATTTTTCACAATTTTTAAGATCTGTTAATTTTATAAGAGATATGTCAAAAGAACAATTAAATAAATATATTGAAGGTTATAAAAATGGGGAATTTAATAATCATGGTTGGTATTAATATTGATAAATAATTAAGCAGGTAAATCATATGGGAATGGACATAGAAGTTATTGGAATGACATGGTACACAGTACATCTTTCAGACAAAGATGTAGAGAAAGTAAAACAATGGCTTGAAGAACACAAGGATAATTTACCGTCATTTGATGATCCCAAAGAGAATATTTCAAAAGCAGTATGGAATTTATATAGTAATGGTGAAATCTCTTTGTTTGATGATGATAAATGTACAGAAAGTGATTTTAATACAGAAGAAATAAGATGGTCTGAATTTGAAGAACGAGAACCAGAAGAAATATTTGGAGAAGGAATATTTGAGTAAAAATATAGATGAAAAGTTATTAGAAATCGGTTTTAAAAAGAAAATAAAAAACGAAAATTTATATGAATATGTTAGAGAAAATGAAGAATCTAAATATATTCATAAAGTTGATATTGCAAAGAAATTAATCTCTAATGAATATGTTTTATATTCTTATCAGACGGTTTCTGATAGAAATATTGTTGTTGGACTTACCGTCAATGAAATGAAATTATTTTTAGAAAAAATGGAAGAAATTGAAAACATTAAATAAAGAAAAATAAAATGATAGAGGTATATTTACTACGAATAATGAAAATATTTTTAAACTAAAACTAAAGAAGAATTACATAAACTGTATTCTGAATTTTTAAAAGTTGAAGAAACTGGAATGTTTGGATCGGTAAAATAAAAGAATTATATGAATAACGATTTGGATGTAATGCAGCATGGATGATGCAGATTGAATTAACTCGTGCAATTTGTGATATGTGGTATGAAGAATGTTAAAATAGTATTAAGTAGTTTGAAATTTAACTTTCAAACAAAAGGAAGATAAACATGTCAGAAATATTGAGTTTTGATGAATTTATCAGTAAACGTAATGAAGACGAACGCAGATGTTGAAAGTAATTTCGATATGGAAATTATATATCAGGAAGTAAGAGAGGTGGAATAATGGAAAGATTAACAGAAAGAGAAAGAAATATTGATGGTACGGGCATTGCAAAGGAAGAAATCACAGATGGATTATTAAAATCGTTTGCAGACAAAATTCTTACTAAGCTTGCTGAATATGAAGATTTAGAAGAACAGGGATTATTATTAAAACTACCGTGTAAAGTCGGAGATTCAGTTTTTATCATCAGCGGAGAAAATATTTGCGGGAGAAAAATAAAATCAATAAAAATTTTAAGCACAACAATTGAATTTTCAACATCTAGCATCATATTTTACAAAGAATCTTTTGGAGAAACAGTATTTTTAACAAGAGCAGAAGCAACGAAAAAGCTGCAGGAGTTAGAAAATGAATAATATATATCTAGTAAGCTGATATACCACGATGTCTATTATTGCCGAAATCTAATCATGGATCATGTAGGAAGTCTGGATCCGCAGAAGATCAATCAGGCAGTTACAGATTATAGGAAGTTCTGTGAGGACAACCATGTTTCAATCACCGATATGAAAGATTACGGAATTGCTTGTCAGCTTGTATTGAAGGAAAAGATATTTGAAATAATGAGAGCTAATTAATAGGATGATAATGATGCATATTACACCAGGACAAAATAAGCATAACTGCCAGCTATGTAGAAAAAAAGAATGGCTTGGTAGATGCTTCGGAAAGAAGTACGGAAAAGATGTATCTGTTAATAATCAACCATGCAAGTGTTACGAATTTGGTGGAACACAAGAGAGATTAAAAAAGATTAAGAATAACATAAAATGACGGTTTTAAAGGAGTGATAGATATGTATAGAGTTATATATAAAGGACATAGTGGCGGTTATCAGATGAGTGATGAAATGACATTGAACGCTGCAAGAAAATTCAAAGATGATTGTTTGAAGATGAATTATCCAAAAGAAAATGTTCATATTATACAGATTGTAGAATAAGTTGAAAAATTGCTTTTATGGGAGGTTAGAATATGAACTACGGTAATTTGCTTAAAGAAAAAGGATTTGTTTTAAATACCTATCCAGAAGGAAAATTTTGGGAATTAGTTATAACAAATGATGAAAGTAAAAAAGAGCATATTTGCAAAGTATTTGGAGCAGATATTGAATTGTTTGATTCGGATACAACAGACATTGATACACTTATATTACAGTGTGCAGAAAATTTTACAAAATGTCTCTTTTATTATGACTGTAATCCATTTGATATGGAAACCAAAATATTTATGAAATGCGTAGAGAATATATAGATAATTGAAAGATTGTTTTCATGGGAGAGAATTATGATTTGTTTAGATTGTGGAAACAGAGATATTCGATATGATGAAAAAGAGAAATCGTATCATTGTAATAATTGTGGATCGCGAAATATTGGTGCTATAAAAGACGCTTGTAAATACATGAAGGATGGACTATGTGGTAAAGGTGCATCATCGACAGGAAAATGCAAGATACCATGTAGTTTTTATGAAAGATGATAAAAATTGTTTTCATGAAAAGGGGTATAGGGTTGATAGAAAATAAAGACTGGAAGTGTTTAAGAAAGGGAGATCGAGTAAGAAAATATAAAAACAGACATGATCGTACAACAGAATATATAGATGGAACTGTTATAAAAGGAATCCGTTATTACTCAGATGGATTTGTTTATGTACAATGGGATGGTCAACAAATTATTGATATGTCAGTAAATAGTTATGATTTGGTCAAATTACAATAGAACAGACATTTCATGGAAAAAGTTATAGGTACTTATAGAATTTTTTTCAGCGTTAACGGACGTAAATCACCGTATAAATGCGGTGATATGTGGTTAAAACGGATAAATAATTACTTGCTACGTGAGCAGATTTCCTTTATAATAAGAAGAAATATGATGGGAGGCGGTTAAAATATTTGCAAAAATAATAAAACAGATATTAGAAGATTGTAAAGACTCTGGAAAGAAGATTACGCAGCAAGAATTAGCTAATGCAATGGGTATTAGTAAACAAGGTTTCACGAATAAAATGACTCGTGATAGTTTTACAGATAAAGATATGTACCTGATTGCAAATTATTTAGGTATGGAAATCATAATAAAAGGCGAAAAAGAATATGTACTAAAAGAAGATTGAAATATATCTTCTTTTTTTGTAAGTTACCATAAGTACACAAAACGTGTACAAAATATACAATTGAAAAGTAAATATTTTGTGTACTATGTCAATTTACAAAAGTACACATATAGTGTACAATATAATTAAGTTAAGAGAAAGGAGTAAAATCAAATGACAAGTAAACATTATAAATACTTTCAACCGAATGAAAGAGATGCAAAAGATGAATTTGGAGATTGTGCAGTAAGATCAATATGTAAAGCAGAAAATCTTTCATGGTTGGATGCTTATGATATGATGTATAAACTTTCAAGAGAAGTACAATGTCCAATGAATTGTAAAGCAGGATTTGAACATATCTTGAGATCGAATGGATATGAATACACTGGAATTAGTAATAAAAAAGGAAGTAAACGTCCTACCGTAGAACATTTCACAAAAATGAATAATGATGGCACATATGTCTTAGTGGTTGCAAATCATTATGTATGTTGTGTTAATGGATTTTTCTATGATACATGGGATTCTGGTGATTGCTGTTTATATGGATATTGGAAGAAATAAAATAGTTAGGAGGTGTGGTTATGCCAGCTTTAGCAATCCAACAGCCGTGTTATATCAATCAAAAACAGAAAGCAACGATATACAATTTTCCAAAACAGAAAACATTACGGCGTGGGAAGTCAACAGAGATGGAATGTTTGTATACTAAGGATGAAATTTTATCTGTATACAATGTGTTTAAAACAGATGTTGATAATGCGACTACTGTTAATAAAGAAAAGAACGCTATGCGAAATCTTACAATGTTCATATGTGCGATCAATATTGGATTACGTGGTGGGGATTTTTGCAAACTCACATGGAAAGATGTATATGAAGATGGATGGAGAATTAAAAAGTCACAGAAGTTTGTTCCAGAAAAAACAGAGCGTAGAGATAGATGTGGAAATGTAATTAAAAGAAAATATGTCAAATTAAGATATGACAGTGATTTTAAAATGGCTATTCAGAATTGGCATAAGTGGTTAGAAGATCATAATGAAACTCCTGAGTTAACTGATTATATTTTTTCTTCTAATAAAGGTGAACATATTGGAGAAATGACATGGTATAGAACTGTTGAGAGGAATAGAATAAAAGCAGGTATTAAACAGTCTATTGGTACTCATGGACTTCGTAAGACTTTTGGACATAGTTATTATTTAGCTGCACCAGACAAACAACAGGCTCTTATACAGCTTATGACTATTTTTGGACATGCTGATATGCGTATTACTTTAAGATATATTTGCATCACAGATGAAGAAATATTTAAAAACCAGGAAAGAATGTGTATTTTCTCGAATGAAGAAGAAACACCGGAAGATTATTTATGTCCACAAGATGATTCAGATATGATAGAATAGGAGTAATTAATGAAAACAACAGAGAAGTGTATTATAGAAAGATTTTGGAGGTATATAGATTATGGATAGTTTTATGAATGTACCAGTAGAGAAAGAATTTACATACGAGGATGTTATTAACACTTACAATAGAAGTGGTGATAAGAAAGATGTTGCCAAAAGATTCTGTATAAGTGTTGGTGAAGTGACTAAGATTTTGAAGAAGAAAGAATAGAGGTATATTATGGAAGAATATACAGGGGATATTATAAGAATTGATAGGCTCATTGAATTTCTACCATCTGAATACTGGGAATGGGATTTCTGTGGAAAGATTGATTTAGACGATATATCAATTGGAATACATGAATGTATTGCTGAAATATCCGAACCATATGGAGATACATTGGATCATCTTGTATTAGAACACAGATCAAGAGATTGGCATATTGGAAGAATTATTTATTTTATCAATCATCCAGAAGAAATAAAAGATATTGAGATTGATAATGAATGTGTCAATAATGAAATCCTTCCGCAAGCTGTAATTGTAGATGGATGGCATAGATATGCGGCTGCTAGATGGTTATACGATCAAGGGAAATTAACTCAAATTCATTGTATATACGGTGGTAGATTGGATGTTTTGGAGTATCTACAAGGTATGAGAGATGAGTTATTGGAATATATAGTTTGATAATGCAGATGAAAGACTGATTTTATGGAGGTATTACATATGGGACATGTTAATATTTTTGAAACTAAATCAAAAGAAGAACTGGTAAAATTGTATGGAGAATTTCTTAAAGTAGAGGAAATGGGATTCTTTGATTCAGATACAGATTTAGACAAGATTAGAAAGGCTTATAATGAAGATTTTGGATCAAATACAACATGGATGTTACAAATTGAATTAACTCATGCAATTGCTGATTTATGGTATAAAGAGAATAAATAAAATATATTAAATAATGGAGAATATATGTATACGAGTTACATTAATTATGCTCCTAAAGGCAGTATTTATTTAGGACGATATAAAAAATTAAGTGATGCTTGGAAAGCGTGTGATGAAGCATTGGAACTTTTAAAGAATGTAGATGTTATTTATAGACCAATTATTATTGGAGAACAATAAAATTCGACTTTCATGAAGGTATAAAAATGGTCAAGAAAATAAAAATGCGGGTGGAATTAAACGGTGGAGATATTGTTACAGTTCCAGAATGGGTAAAAACAGAAGGAGATTTAGAAAAATTTGCAGATGAGTATGCAAATAGAAATATTAGTATAGGATATGATTTACTTGATGAACCTATGGATCAGGACGAGTTTTTAGAGCAAGTTACTTCTGCGTATGTAGATGCGGAGAAACGTGGATTCGATAGTATTATTGTGGCAATTGATACAGATTTAGATACTACATATTATATTAATGATACACCAGATGGCTTCCAATGTGATTTATGGGATTATTATTTTGATGATTTGGAAACTATTGCTTCGCAGTTGTATGACGAAATGCATGGTAGTGTGACAGAAATTAGAATTGAATAATACAATGCTGAAATCCAACTTTCAAAGAAAGGATTACAAGATTATGAGTAAAATATTTTTAGTTCCAGGAATAAACGAATCTGAGAATATTACTATGTATTGTAATTATGCCAGAATGAACCCATATGAAGAAAGATGTTTGATATGTGATCAGAATGATTGTGAACATAAAGGAAAACATACCATAATCGAAAGATGAAAGGTTGCTTTTAAATAATAACTATGTAGGCGATGACTATTTGTCATCGCTTTCTTTGACAGAAATTATGTCTGTAATATCACAATCAAGAGCATTACAGATTTTTTCTAACACAAGAAAATCAATTTTACTTGTTTTATTGGCACAAAGATTACTCAATGTAGATTGAGCTATACCTGTCTCTTTTGCAAGCCAATATTGTGATTTACCCTGTTTTTCAAGGGTTTCTTTGAGGATTACTTTCATTGTGATACCTCCAAAATTTGATGAATTGATTATAACAAAAATATTTATTTTTAGCAATATATAGTCTTGACAATATATAGTCTATACGCTATAATAGGGTACATAAGATAAAGAAAGGAGCGGCACACACATGATGGAAGAATTTAATATCTATGATATTTTATTCGTTAATAAAAAAGAAATTACATCAGGTTCACACGTGCAGGGCAAGAAACGTCCAGCTATTGTTATTCAGAACGATGATGGGAATAAATATGCTCCTACATTAGTAGTAATGGACTTAACATCAAAAATTAAAAAGACCAATCAGCCTACTCATTGGATAGTTAAAGCTAATAAAAATAATGGTCTTAAATGTGATTCTATGATTTTAGGAGAGTCAATTTATACTATTGATAAGAGAGATGTTATTGCGAAATGGGGATCACTGGATAACGAGCAAGATCAAATAATGGCTACAAAATGTTTTTTATCCACTCATTTTGGAAATAAGAAAATTAAGGTGGAGGTATTAGAATGAGTAAAGTAATTTCTGTTGACGAAGCAATCGCAATATTAACTGAATATAAGAAAAATGGTGGAGAGAACGTATTGCTTTCTTCATTTGATTTAGAAAAAAGAATACCTGATGGAAATGCAATTTTAATAAGTGTTCAACATGGAATTAAAGTTATTAATACTGGATCGCCTATTTTATATGACAAAAATGTTATAACTTCTAGTTTAAAAACTCATGATAAAAGAAAAGAAAAGACGATATTATTTCCAGAGAACGAATTTATTCGATGTTAAAATTACCAAAATTTACCGCAAGATTTCCATAAATCTACTGCATAAAATAAATACTGTAAGAACTGGTAAATAAAGACTTTGTTGCAAGATGAAAAATACAAACAAATGTTCTGGAAAGTATTGACACAAACAAATGTTTGGTATATGATATAAACATCTTCACAAGACAATAAAAAAGTAAGGATCTTATCTCGGTGCGGGAACACCATATGAGATAAGAACCTTACAAACAACACAACATAGAAGATTACGGGAATAATCTAATATGTTATAATTAGTTTAGAATGCTTGGTAGAAAATGTCAAGCAAAATCTTTATTAATCATAGCGATTCTGCGATTATTCCAATTTTAAACAACTAAATATAGAGAAATATTACAAATGAAAGTCGGCTTTCATCGTAGTTTTTGTACTCATTTTTAAGTATTTTATGGAAATTTATCTCAGTTGGTTAGAGAAATAGTCTCATAAACTATAGGGCGTGGGTTCAAGTCCCACAATTTCCATTCAAAACGGAGAAATAACGTTTATAAAAATGAAAGGGGCGATGTAAATTGGATTGCTTAATTACAAACGGCAAGCAATATATCCGTTTAGATTCAAATGGTAGTCCTCAAACATGCGGTCAGGTACTTGCAGAAAGATTTTCAGAAGATAAAGCAAAAAACATTATCAAGAATCTTCCTAAACCATTGAGAAAATTTCACTTTAATGTTCAGCTAGTCTCTGAAATCGCTGCTCAACCTAAACCAATTGAAGAAGAAAAACTACCAGAAGATATTAACGGTATCTTAGCGGAACTTGACGATTACTATGAAGATTATCAGCGAAATCCAAAGTATGATAATCCTTATACATATCATGGAGAAACTGCTTTAGAGAAAGAACTTTCTATGAATGATATAGGAATCGGCAATTTCTTTAAGATGGTAATTGATTGTATTTCTGATAGAGAGAAATACATTGAGAATATGGAATATCTTATTAAAGAATATGATCTGAAAATTCTTGACGTAAGACATTTTATCCGAGATGAAGAAACAAAATTGGGAACAGTGCCAATGAGTAGAATTAGTTACTTATTGCAATATTATGAACGTCAACGTGCTATATGTAAAAGAAATAGGAATTGTGCAAAACTTTTCCAATACCATATAGAGAGATTTAAAAACAGGAAATACATGAAAGTGATCGATAAGATTGCAAATTCTAAATATAAATACAGACGTTTGTCTAAAGAATATCTCGAAGATTATGCGAAAGGCGTAACGAAAGAGAAAAAATAATTATTACATAATTACAGCATATCAACAGAGAGGATCGGTGATACGAATGCACTACAAAGACATTCTGGAATCTTATTATAAAGTAAATGAGGATAAACCAGAAGAATCAGCAAAGAAATTACATAATGTTGTAGATAAAATTCTAAAACAGTTTGGTGGTATCACCGATATTGACAGGGATGAATGTTATTCTATAGCAAATTTAGAGATTACAAAATATATCAAAAGTCAATTAGATAAAGGAATTGAAGATTTTGATAAAGATAAATTCAATGGATTTATATATTTTGCAATTTCCAGAAAAGTTAAGATGCATATTACAAGAAAAAACAGACAAAAGCGTTGTAAAATCGTAACAAAGATAGAAGATGGAAAGGAAATTAAGGAATATATTTATCCAACATCATTAGATAATCTCATGTCTGACGATGGAAAAACAAAGGTGATTGATATAATTCCTTCTGATTTTGATATAGAAAGCAGTATTGATGCAGGAGAACTATTAAATCTTGGAGAAAATGTAGTCAAATATATTGCTTCTCTTGGGTGTATAGAGCGCAAAATTGCAGATTTAATAATGCAAGGATGTAATTCTACGGAGATCAAAAGCATATTAAAGCTTTCGGACAAAGAATATAATACATATCTTTCTGATATGAAAGAGTATGAAAAAAGACAACTTCTAAAAACGGAAGAATGTGAGAATGCAAATATTGAGGAGGAATTACCAATGGAAACAAAAACAACAACATCAGAAAGAACGAAGTCTACCAGTTATTCAATAGAATCTCTTAGTAAACAGTTAAGGCAGCACAGATTAAGAGACAACCATCCGTTGCAAAGAACTTCTGGACAATGGAGTTTACTTACAAAAAGTGAATTAATTTCTGATATTTTACAAGGTAATTCACTTTTACAGATTGTAATTTCAGAAGAAATTAAAGCTGGAATTATAATGCATTGGTTAATTGATGGAAAACAGCGTTCTACAAATTTAAAAGATTATCTGGAAGATGGATTTGCAATTTCCAAAAATGTACAGAGATATATGATTGAATATCAGAGCGACAAAACAGATGAAGATGGAAATGTGATTTTGAATGAAGATGGATTTCCAATACCTGAAAGTAAAACGTTTGATATTCGTGGAAAGAAATTTTCTCAGTTGCCAGAAGAATTACAAGACAAATTTAGAGATTATCAAGTTCCTGTAATGCTCAATTTGAATTGTACAAAGAAAGATATTGCTTATGATATTGCACGATTCAACAGATGTAGACCAATGAACGTTTCTCAGTCAGGATGGCTAGGATTAGAAGAATCCTATGCTGAATATGTAGATAAGATTTTAAAGATGGACTTCTTTAAAGTTGATTGTGATAAGTCAAGTTATTCAAATACGAATATTAAGAATGGATCACTTAGAAGAATTATTATTGAAGCAATAATGACATCTAAATATCTTAGCCATTTTGATAAAGATTTTGGTAAAATGTGTGCTTACTTAACTGAAAATGCAAATGAATCAGTATTTATTGATTTTTATTTGACATTGGAGAAGTTATTTAATGTGTTAAGAGGTGATACATCAGATATTTTTAATAATAAAAATTCATTTTTATGGTTTGCTTTATTTGATAAATTTTTAGAATATGACATTGAAGATGATAAATTTAATGGATTTATTCAGGAATTTAAAGAGACATTACATAATAAAGAAATTGATGGCATTACATACGATTGTTTAAATGGGCAGAAAGGAACAAAGGATCGTTCTTCCGTAACAAAAAGATTCAATCATTTGCTTACTCTGATGAAAGAATACTTACATATCGAAGATTCTGTTGAGGAAATCACAGAAGAATCAGAACCAGAAACAGTTGAAAATGATTTATTTGACACAGAAGTAGTTGAAGAATCACCTGAGAAACCAATTATTGCAGAAGTAACAGAGTATTCAGCAATTGGAAATGTAGAAATTGAACACGTTGAAGGAGAAGTAGTAGATAACGATACATTAGATTTTGTGAAAGAATGTGTTGATAAGAACGTAACAGACATTGATGTTTCTTATTATGAAGACGACTTAAATACCATTACAAAAGATGTACAGTCTAAGTTACTTGATGATGTAAACAGAAAATCTTTAATTGCAGTTATCGCATATGCGTATATGCAGGATGAAAATTACGAAGAATGGTTTGAGAATTATTTTAAAAGAGTTGATACATATGATATTGATCAAAAAAAGAACTATCTCAATATGAGAAACGATTTGATTACTTTTAATAAAGGAGCAGTTGCATAATGAAAGATACAGTAAATGAAGTAAAGAAAAACTTATCAGAACTCGATTATCTTCTTGGAGAAAATAATGTTGAAGATATTAAGAAACGTATTGGAGATTTGATTGTGGACAGAATAGCATCAGATTTACGTGCATATGACTATTATCTGTTTTATCCAGAAGATTATACCGAAACAATCAATAGTGCATTTGAGAAAATAGAGAAGAAAATAACAAAAATGTATTCCGATGCGTTATTGGAAACGGCAACAGAATCAGTTACACGATTTAAAGATATTGCATTATCACATATAAACGAAACACAGGGGCTACAATTGAGGTCGTGTCATAAATGTGAACATTGTAATTTTAATAGATGTAAATTCTATGAAGATTACTATTGGAAAGCACATGACGGAATTTGTGCAGAAGAAGGATTTATCAATTTTAAAGAGAAAGTAGATTAATAAGGGAGATTACATATGAACATGAGACTTTCAGAAATTAAAATTTCTGCGGATTTTGAAAGCAGTATTCCAAATACATATAAATATAATAAATGTGAAAATTACTATAACAAAACAGGAAATCAGGATAGGTACATAGTAGTAGATGAGAAGAATGTTTTAGTAGATGGTTATATAATGTATTTAGTATTGAAAAATCATGATGTGGAATATGGTAATGTAAAACGTTTGACATTAAGAAAACATACTTATACTGATAAGCAACGTAAAAAGTATGGACGATTGATTTCACCTAAACACGTTGTTACATACAAGGAAAAACCAACTGCTTATGTATACGGAAAACATCCTAATAGTAAAGACAATAAAGAATACGTTTGGAGATTACCGCAAGCATGGGGATATATGAGTCTTATGTTACAAAAAGGTGATGTAATCTATTGTGGTACAAGATTTGGAGTTGCACCTGTTGTTGTAACTAAAGTGGAATTAAAATCTAATTTTGATACCAGTTTATGTATTAAAAAAGTATGCTCACAGAAGATTTATAGGAATGGAGAATTATTAAAATATGATAGTAAGGATGGATCAACTAATGTGTAATCATAACTGGGTATTAATCGAAAAGCCACGACATTTAAAGTATAATTATAGTGGGTTAGAAGTTGTGATTGGTAAATGTCGATGCACGAAATGTAAGAAGATAAAGGATAGAAAGATGATTGGTCACCAGATTGGAAATATATTTGAGGAGACAGGATAAAAGCGTGGTTTCATTCACGTCATTGCAGAAATGTACAGGTGATTTTGCACCTGAAAGGTGAGGTTAAGCACTCACTAAAAGCTATGTAATATACACGATAACTATTTAATTTGACATAGCTACAAAACTTGAAACGTATTGTCATATGAAATTTGAAAGTTTTAAAAATATATCAAAAACATAGATAAAATGTGAGTTTTAGGAGTAATTAAGAATGATAGAATTGATTTATAATATTATGTTGATTATGATACCTGCAATATACTTAATAAATGTTATTTACAATTGGGTTTTCATGGAGAAGAAATGAAAGAGAGTCAGTGTGATAAATTTAAAAACGTAGATGAAAGACTTGTTTTATTAAAACTTGAGTTTCAAAGAAAAGAAGTGAGATACAATAAGTAAGGAATTTGAAAATGAATTTTATAAATTAGATTATATTCATAATTATATTTTGAATACTATGAATCACATACCGAGATATGTCTATGGTAAGCCAAAACAATCAAAACGACTCATTAAAAAATATATGCTGAAAAATGAATATGATGAATATTTTACAGAAGAAATTAATAATGATTTTTGTGAAGGTTTTGGATGTGCAGTTGATTTAATATTTAATGAATTTTTAAATGATATTCATGAAAAATACGATCTATTAAAAATAGAAGAGAGAGTACATGAATAGAATAATCAAAAATGATATGGTGATAGAATTTTTAAGGAGGTAATCGTATGAAAATTAAAATAAAGAGTGATAGAAATGAAGTGATTGTGTTATTACAGGCAAAAGATAGTGAACTAACAATTTTTCAAGTGCCATCGAAAAGAACATCATGGATAAGCGATGTATATACAGACCAAGATGGGGAATTGTGTTATACAGTTGAAACCTGTTTTAAAGAGGAAATTGTAGAGCAACTTTCTAATGATGATTTACTGAATGAACTAAAGAAAAGGATGGTGATTAAATGAAAGTTAAGAAACTATTAATTGGATTGCTTGTATCTGGATTAGCACTTTCGTTTACTGGATGTGGCGATAATGGAACAATTACTAAAGAAGGAAATAAATATCATATATTTGGTCAGTTTGTTGAGATTAAAAAAATAAGATTTAGAGATCCTATGTGTGACATGTTAATTGATGAATTTTTTCTTTATGATACAGAAACTAAAATTGTATATGTTCTCTTAAATGGTGATGTTGATAGTGGCATTACGCCATATTATGTATTAGATGAAAATGGTAAACCAGAAATCGCAATTTACGGGGAAAATTATAGTGGGTGATAAATTATGACATGGATTAAGAAAAAAATAATTATGTGGTTGTTTGGATATAATTTTCCTCGATATGTACGACAGTTTTATAAGGAACAGGATCAGATTATCAAAATGTATTCTGAAATGTTGCGAGAAGAAGAAAAATTGTTGAGATGGCTTAAATTAGCAGAAGAAAAGAGGTGCAAATAGTGGAAGAAATTATTAGGAATTATGATTCTTATACATCAGGAATGGGGAAATCAAGCGCAGATAAACTATTTTGGATGAGTAAAATTGAGAAGATTAACACTGTTGTTGATTTTGGATGTGCTGATGGCACATTAATTAGAGAAATGAATAGTGAAATGCCAGATTTACAATATATAGGATATGATAATAGCAAGGCTATGATTTCTCTTGCGGGAACAAGGACACCTCATGAACTAGAAAACATTCAATATGTAAGTGATTTAAAAGAATCTTTGAAAGAAAATAACCCAAATAAAACATTATTAAATTTATCAAGCGTGATTCATGAAGTATATTCTTATTCAAATATTAATGGAATTGATAAGTTTTGGAATAATGTTTTTGGATATGATTATGGATACATAGCTATCAGAGATTTTTGTGTAAGTAGATCAGTCAATAGGCAGAGCGATATTAATGATTATACAAAAGTAATCAGGGGAGCAGACGAATTACAGATAATGGATTATGAATCAATATGGGGAAGTTTACGAGATAACAGGAATTTGATTCATTATCTCATGAAATATAGATATAAAGATAATTGGGATAGAGAAGTGAGAGAAAACTATTTTCCAATTACTCTTGAACAATTACTTAGTAAAATTCCTACATATAAATATGAAATTATATATTTTGAAGATTATATCTTACCATTTACATCTAGTAAAATCAAACAAGATTTCGATGTCGATATTCACGACAACACCCACGTAAAATTATTGTTGAGATTGAAAGAAGGTGTAAATAATTGAGTTGTGTAGGACTTAGGGTTAAATACATTGGTAATGTTTATGGCATGTTTTATAAAGAGGGGATAATTGTTAAAGAAAATGCAGATATTGTACAGATTGAATTTGACAATGGGATAATTCTTTACCTATATAAAAAAGATGTTGTAATAATTGAAAGTGAGGATAATGATATGGCGAAATTAGAAGGATATAAGGCGGTCGCAGTAACAAAAGAAGGATGCTACGGAAAGAAATATTCATACGCAATTTATGATGATGGAAAAGTATATAAAGCAGGAGACAAAATTGTAGTAAGTGGCTCAAACAAAGATATCCTTACAATTGAGGAAATTCTTACACCAGAGGAATGTAATGCAAGTATTACCGCAGAAGTTATCTGCAAAGTTGATACATCAGCATATGATAAACGTATGGAAGAACGCAAAGAGAAAGCAGAATGTAAGAAAGAAGCAGATAAGATTAAGAAACAGATGGATAAAATGATTACAGAAATGGATCAGACAAAGCGATATGAGATGTATGCAAATGATAATCCTGAGTTAGCTGAGAAATTAAAAGTATATAAGGAGCTGATTGGAGAGTAATGAATAAAGAAAAGATACATAAATTTCGTAGGAAGTTAGGTTGGATTGTTTTTCTGGGTGGGATGGTAGCAAACGTGATAATTTCATGGGGATTTTTGTTCATGAAACCCGTCTTTCATCTATTATTTTCCATTGCAGCAGGGGCATTTTCGGTCAAATTATTAGCAATTTCGCTTTTAAAATGCTTTTTTGCACCTATTGTATGGTATGAATTATTGTGGATGATAGAAGTTATCACAGGATATTTGGGAGATTATTGATGGATAAAGAGAAAGAATTAAAAGAACATATTGAAAAACGTATTCAGAATTATGTTTGGAAAGTTTTAACAGGACAAAAATTAAATATTGAAGATTTAGGAGGATATAGCGGTGGCGGTATTAAGAACAGAAGATGGTAAAGAGTTGATTTTAACTTGTAGATGTGGATGTGATGATGGAATCCACTTTAAGATTGATAAAGATTTTGAAGATTATATGTATATGACATATACGAATGGTAGCTTTTATCGTGATCAAGATAACGGATTCTTTAGGACATTAGGAAGAAAGTTCCGAAAAATCTTTGCAATCTTATTCAATCAAGATTATTACTACGCATCGGCTATATTTTCTAAAGAAGATTTTGAAGAATTTAGAGAATATATAAATAGCTTTGCTGTACATAAAGAAAACTCTACTGACGTTGTGGACAATCAGTAGAGTTATTGGAATAGATCAAGACCAGTGATCTATGTAGAAAATCATATCATGTTTCTATGACTTGTTCAAGTCGATATTTCCAAAATGGATAATTAAAAATTAATATTAAATTTATAGAAAGGATTATTTTATGAACTCAGCATTTAGAGAAATTTTAGAAAACCAGATGACAATTATGGAAGAATTAGGAGATATTAAATTTTGTGTATTAGGATTATTAAAAGGACATATCCCTGATGAATATAACAAGGCATTACTTGAAAGAATTGAGAGTACGGCAAAATTATTAAAACAGAGAATATAGCGACATATGAAATATTGCTTTCAGGAGGTGCGATAAAGTGACAACAGTTGAATTTAGAAATGAATTAATAGACAGGTTGAATAATAATGCAAGTCGTTATCACGGTGGAATTTGTAACGGAAAATATTTTCCAGAAGTAGAAACATTTGATGTTGATGAAGTTTATGAGATTATCGACAGAATTTACTTCAATCAACCAGAAGATAATAACGAAAGTGAGTGATTATAATGTCATATTGGACTTACATAACAGGAACAATAACAGTATCTCCCATAGGATGCACACAAGCTCAGAAAAGGTATATTCTTGATACCGTCCTGGCACATTTACCGATAGTTTCTGGTTCAGAGAAAGATATGGATGTATATGTAATTCAAAAGAATGGACATAATAGTTCCTGTTCTTGTGATGAATTTGGTGAAAGAACTAATAATTTAACTGATTGGTATGGTGAGAGAACAAGAAGTAGAGGAATGTTGCGTACACAAGATGAATACATCTTAGTTGTAGATGCTGCTTTGAGAGATAGAGAATTTGATGAAACATACAGAGAGTTTATTAAATGGCTTGTACGATTAGGCAAAAGAGTCATGATTGATAATATTCTTGTAAAAATCAGTGGATATAATAAGTCTACAATCATCAAAGATTATTTTGTGCAGAATGAAAAATATTCATATCAGAATGTTTTCTTGAATTTATTCGAAGGGACAAGTTGGGTTAGGGATGATGGAGAAGTTAATTGGTGTGAATATATGTTATATCCAAGAGCTAAAGATTCTGATTATCCTATGATGTTAGCTTACAAGTATTTTAATGATGAGGAAAATGATAAAGAAGTAGAGAGAAGAATGAAATATGAGAGGAGTAAATGAAAAAGTATAAAGAGAAATATAAAACAGGAATGATATTCAGAAGCAAGAAATACCCCTGGACAGATTTTGTAATTGATTTTGTTTCGTATACTAGAGGATCTGAAACAGCTTATACATTCAATATGAACTCAATTATAGACTGGGTAAGAATTAACGAAGAAGCATTTGATAAACATATCAGTGTGTCAAAAGGAATTGATTACAATAAAGTCAAAAACCATGAAGTGAGTACATTTCCATATCCATTTTTCGGAGAGATGCATCAGAAATCTATGGATAATTATATCAGAGAATATGAAATGGAATTTTGTGGTATGAGTGATAAAGAAGTTATTGTATTCAATGATGATGATTTTGAGTATAGTTCTGGATTTAAAAAGTAACATCATGATAAAAATTAAAATATGGAGGACACAAAATGAAATTATTTAAAACAGTAGATGAGAAAATAGCAGAGATTGGATTTACAAAAGTTGAAGAAGATAAATATGGATGTAGCTATGAAAGAAAAGATAAGAAATATAATTTTACACAAAAAGTCGACATTTTACACAAAAAATCTGGTAGACATATTTTGCAGTCTTATGATCCAGATTTAGGAGATGATAAAGGAATTGGAAATACTTGTGTAGGACTTACAGGATACGAAATGAAACTATTTCTTAAAAAGATGAAGCGGATGAAAATGTATTCTGGAAAGAAAGTAAGTATTGAATAATGGAAAATAAAAAAAATGAATAAATGTAAATATTGTGATAAAGGTGTTCCACTTATAATAGGTAAAACTAATGATTATGGTATAGCAATTCAATATCCTAGAAAACTTATTGCATACGGATATGATATTCATGGATATGATTCAAATGGATTGGTTGTTAAAATTAATTATTGCCCTATGTGTGGTAAGAAATTGAGCTAGCAGAAGAAATTGGCATTTCAAAGGAGAAAATATGTTAATCAGAAGTCAAGATAGAACAAAATTAGTAGATATTGCAGGAAAAACAATTTCAATTAAAAGAATCAATTCGCATATAAACAATATTGAAATTACATATGCTAATAGTTCAGTAGTATTGGGAGCATATAATGAAGAAAATGCGTTAAAAGTTTTAGATGTAATTGAAAAAACTTATTGTAAAAGGGATTCTGAATATATTACGTTTAGAATGCCAAAAGATGAAAATGTGAGCAAAATACGTATGTAATAAAGTATATTGGAGGTTTAAATGAAGAATAGAGAAAAATTTGCTAAAGAAATTTTAGATGTTGCGTGTAAAGGTTTAGAATTTGCAGTTACAAAGTCAAGCAAAATTACCTATTGTAGTCAGATTAGTTGTAAGAAGTGTATATTTAAAAGTCCTAAAGATTCTGAAAAAACTTGTAGAATTAAACGATATGAATGGTCAGAATCAGAATATGTAAAGAAACCTAAGTATACAATTACATCAAAAGAGAAAATGTTCTTTGATTTGATTTTGGCTAAATGGAAGTACATTGTAAGAGATAATAATGGTGTATTATATGCTATTGATTCACTACCAATTAAAGAATATGATGGTTGGCGTATCGAAAATATGTCAATGTGTGACTATTATTATATTTCTAATAATCTATTTGGTAATATGTTTGACTTTATCAAATGGGAAGATGAAGAACCTTGGAGTATTGAGGATTTAAAGAAACTAGAGGTGAAAGATGAATGATTTAGACGATTACGAAGAAGATCCATATGATTACTGTTATGAATGTAGTGGTTATGGTGATGATTATTATATGGACGAATATGGAGAATTAGTTTGTAGATGTCCTGAATGCCCTATGAATCCTGATTATGATTATTGGGATGATTAATACATATCGAGTAAATTTCTATGGGTGATCACCCAAATTATTTCCAAGAACAAAGAAATATTATTTTCAACTAAATGACTCAAATTCCCTTATTTTATAGGGAGTTGTACAACTACTTTATCCTAGGAGTTACCTAAATTCCTTTCTATAAACTTTGTAATGCTGCATAAATCGGACATTCATGACTATCCGATAAAAATAATAATTCATCGGAGAATGGATTAAGAGTATTAAGTCTATTTGATGGTATATCATGTGGCAGAATTGCATTGGATAGATCTGGATTTAAGGTTAAAGATTACTATGCTTATGAGATTGAACAGAATGCAATTAAGATAAGTAGATATAATTATCCATCAATTTATCAATGTGGTGATGTTTTTGATGAAGATTTTAGTAAATATGATGGTATTGATTTGTTAATTGGTGGTAGTCCCTGTACTGAATTTTCAGCAGCAAAGTGTTCTAAAACTGCAAAACATAAAAGAGAAGTCGTGCATGGTGGAGATGGTTGGAAATTGTTTATGCAATATGTAAGAGCGTTACATGAATCGAAACCAAAATATTTTCTATATGAGAACAATTATGGCATTGCAGATTCTATACGTGATGCTATCACAAAAGAACTTGGTGTTGAACCTGTGCTTTTAGACAGCCAATTAGTTTCAGCTCAGAGGCGCAAGAGATTATATTGGACGAATATTCCAATAAAAGGAGAACCAGAAGATAAAGGAATTTTAGTAAAGGATGTGATTGTAGATGATTCTGAACTGATTAAACATTTTGATGATCGTATCAGAAACACATTGATTAAATGTGAGAATTACATAAAGTATGATTTAAGCGGAAAAGGACATTTTTCTCAGCAAGATAGGATGTATTTTCTTGATAATAAAGCACCAACAGTTCCAAGATGTAGAACTGAAACTAAATTCAACGTTTGGTTAGGTGGAGAAACATATAAGAAAACTTGTCCTGTTGAGATAGAAAGACTTCAAACATTACCAGATGGATATACGGAGTTTGGGTTGAACGAAGATGGAAACATTGTAAAAATGCCAAAGACAAGAAGATTTGAAGCTATTGGTAATGGTTGGACTGTTGATATGATAGCTTGGATATTTAGTTTTATGAAGAAATAAAATATAGAAGAAAAGAATAAAGGAGAAAACACCATGGGAATTACATGCAAGCAGACAGGAAAATCCAGAGGAATGATGAGAAAAATTGAGAATGAGCATCTTAAAATTAAAGCTGATTCTGTGAAACGTAAGAAGAAAGACAGTAATAAAAATGCCTGATATTACAATGTGCTGTAGTAGTGACTGCCCTAAACGTAGTCATTGCTACAAGGCGCAAGCCAAACCAGATAAGTTGCAGAGTTATTCAGACTTTTCTGCTGAATGTTTTCAATATAATTTCTTACAATTTTGGAGTGTAAGTAGGGGATCTGATGAGATGAAAGGTTGATTTCATGAAAACAGTATTTTTAGGAAAATTAAAATCATATAAAGGTTTAACAGGAACTATTGAATTAGAAACAAGAACAAATAGATTAATGGGATATATTGAAAAAGTTCCTGAAAATTGTATATATAGTGGGAAAGATATTAAATCGTTATATAAAAATTTTTGTAGAGAAGTAGACGAATATTTGGATTGTGTAAAAAACGAAGATCTTCTATCAGAGGAAGAAATTGCTAGTGTTGTTGGATTTAATGTTTGTATATACGAGATATCTGATTTTATTAAAATAATTAACGAAAGTTCTGGACTTGATACATTTGGAGAAAAATTCTTTTTTGATGATAGAACAAGATGTTTGATAAAATTTGATACTTTAGATTCGTATATGATTGAATTATGTAGTAAGAATATGGGATATAGATACATAATTTGCGATAATTAACAGTTGAAAGAAATCTTTCATTGTATCAAAGGTGGTGATTCTCAATAGGCAAAGCAAAAAGAAAACATCGTCCGTCTCCGCCTTACTGGTGGTTCTTAGAAACTGATAATTGTTGGTTCTGTAAAAATAGAAATAATTGCAATGGATGTAAACTTTTAAAAGAACAACAAAGTATTAAAAATAAAAGGAGAAACAGAAGATATAAACAAGAGTTGAGTAAAGAAAATCATGATTAAGAGGGGAATTAAATATGGGATGTCATACTTGGTTTAGTAGACCAATTACAGACAAAGAATTTGAGAAAATGAAAGAAAACGCACCAAAGGAAATATATTATTTAACAGGTGATTCTAAAAAGAATATTGAAATTGGATTATATGATAAGAATTTATATGATCTTCTTATGAAATCATATAATGAAAATATTCCTTGTGTATATGGATTTTATTGGTGGCAATTAGGATATGGTTCAGGCATAGATAAGACATATAAGGAAATTGGAAAATGCTCAAAATTATATACTGATGTTCTTGAATACCATGACACATTTAGGATTTCTAATTATCCACGAAGAATTATTAGAAGTCGTAGAGATTTGAGAAGATTTTTACGAAAAAGATATTTTAAATTGACGGATAAACAATTAGAACGAGTATCACAATTTTTCAGAGAATATCCAGGTGGAGTAATTACGTTTGGTTGAAAGGAAATATATGAGTAAAGAACCGAAATTGAGTAAGCAATTTGTTAAATGTAGTAGTTTATCAATGTATCATAAGAGAAAACGTGTAAGAAAGAAGAATGAAAATAGAGTTGATAAACTTTTAAAAAATCTTCCAGATGTTATTACAGATGCTTTTATATAAGGAGACATTATGACAAACACAAAAATTTTAAAAGAGGAATTTGGAATGAGATTAGTTAAAATCGTAGATATGAAACTTAAAAAATCAGATAAACTGTTTCTATTAGATATCAAATTAGATGTTGGAGATTCATATATTTATGCTACAAACATTGTAATTGGTGATATGGATGATGCAATAGATAAAGTAAATATTGAACAAGATGGCTTAACTGGTGAATGTACGATTTCGGGATTATTCAAAAATGATTTATGGCTATTAAATAATATTATAGAGCATGAACAAAAGCCAAAAGAAATGACATTAGAAGATATTGAAAAAGCTCTTGGTTATTCTGTAAAGATTGTGAAGGAGAAGGAATGATTACAGGTACAACAATTTTGTTAATTGTTATGTGGATTGTATGTACAGCAAGTTCTATAACTGGAATGATATGTAAAAGAAATATAGATGTTATTAGTATAATGAGTATTTCTTTAATAGTAACTATTTTTGTAATGTTTTTTACATGATGAAAAATTTATTTCATTTTAGAAGGTGATTTGATGATTAATATTCAAGATGTTTCGTTATTAAAGATAACGAAAGTGAGAGATTGGTCTATTCTTTTTGATTATGATGGAAAACATTATTTATTGCATGGAACTGGCGAAAGTGGAGAACCTGATCGACAAGAATTGTACGAGAGAACTCTAAATCAAAATGGAAAATATGATTTAGAGTATAAAAATGCTTGCTATGGAACTGAATATGTATCAAGAGATTACATTAAAAGTAAGAGCAACAAAACTATTGTTTATAATCAAATTGATAAAGATTTTTTCGCTTATAAATTGACTAAACGAGGATTTGCGAAAGGTATTATGGAAGATAAAGTAAAATATGAAAACGATAGAATAGATAAGATTCAGAAGCAAATTAGAATATTTGAATATAAAATTTCTGAACTGAGAAGAACAATACAAGATTATATTTAAAATATTTTAAGGAGAAATAATATATGATTAAATATATCTGTGATTTATGTGGAAAAGAATCGAAGTATTTAGAAAGATATTATATTCCAATGATGCATTCAAATGGCAAATTCAAATCAGTACAATTACATTTATGTGATGATTGTTGTAATAGAATTGATTTATTCATACGTGATATAGCATCTAAGAATATAGGGAAAAGACTGGATCAGATGATGAACGCAAACGATAAGGATGATCTTTGGTAGGAGAAATCATATGTGGAAAGTAGATTATTACACTTTAGCGGTCGATAAAGATGGCTATGTAGGAAAGGTAAAACAATATAGTGATGTTTGGTATACAGAATATGGACTTCCAATTTTGTTTGATAAATTACAAGAAATTACAGACAAAAGAAAAGGCAAAAATAAATATAGACCTGTAATTTTAAAAATTGAGTCTGTAAGAGGACACGGTGATATATGTTAGATCATTATGAATGGAGAAGTCAGATATACTTACATCCACCATATAAAATGAATGATTTGTATTATAAAGTTTGTTGTTATTGGAATGTAAAGACTGAAATGTATGATTCTATTTTAGCCGACAGTTATCTATATGACTCAGCATACATTTCAAATTCTAAACTTCGTGGCTATTCTGCCGAATATTCCCGTCAGATATTTCTGTTTTGTCAACACGTACTTATTTGTGAATGTGATAAACCGTTTGATGAAAACTTATGGAAGAATATAAATAACAATAGATATACTGCTCGTCAGTGGATGAAAGAATATGAAAAATTAAAGTCTAATGGAGAATTAGATTTTATAGAAAAATATAATAAATAATGAAAAGGAGATTGAATGAATTACGAAGATTTTCTAAAACAAAAGGATTATGTTCTGGAAAGTAGTGGATTTAATATTGATAAGATAAACTAAATTCAATTGAATCATTGGAAGAATTATCTGAAAAGTGGGAAACGCAGCTATTAAAAGATTGATAAAACAATATTAGATATAAAGTGTACAATATGCACAAAACAAGAATTGGAATATATTGATTTCTCGTTGCATTTCAAACGAATTTTTGTGCATATTGTATAGAGGTATTAGATGAAACACGAGTTTCAAAGGAGGAATAATTTATGAGTTATATTATTAAATCACCAGACGAACTAAAAGATCCATTCTTATGTTATTGTGTATTCCATAGATTTATGGAAGAAGCTGGAGAAGATTACATTGATTACAATGAACGTATTGTAAATGGGACACCATTATTGTTCTGGATGCTTGGTAAAGGATATATTTCAGATAAAGAAACAGAAGAAGTATTAAAGAGAAGTAATGGGAGATATATTTATGTTTCAGATATTTTAAAAGACGATGCGATTTTTAAAGAGAGTTACGGTGACACATCAATTGGATCAGCAAAATCATATAGCATTTTAGCAGAATATATGTGTCAAATTTCTGAGTTCAGACAAAGATTATATGATAGTGTGAATAATAATGCGACATGGTTTGAGAATCATGAATTTTACAAAGATGAAAATGAGATTAGTCTTGCGTGTATTATCAGTGATGAAAATATAATTGAAAGTAAATTATATTCTTTAGAAGAATTAAAAAATATGACAGTATATGAATTTGATGATTTATCATATAAAGATCAGTTTAATGCAGTAAGAAATCTTACTATTAAAGAAGCCGATAGTGTAAAAGAAAAATATGAATAGTTAAAAAATTAAACGCTGGTTTCATGACAATAACAACACCATATATAGCATATTGATTGATGGAATGTACTATATAGCGTATACATAAAAGGAGAAGATATGAGTAAATATTGGAAGAATATTGATAACAATAAATATGGGAAATTATGCTATGCATTGTATTTTATACCATTTGATGAAGATGAAAACGATGATAATATTCTTGCCATTGTAGCACAAGATAATAAAATTCCAGAATGTTATAATTATGTGTCAAGAGAAATGAATGTAGAAGATGATGATTTAATGGCTGAAAGTATCGAAGATGCAAAAATACAGATTGAAGAGAAATTAATTGAATTTTGGGAAGATGAAATTGCAGAAATAGAAGATAAAATAGAAAAGTTTAAAGAGGGATAAAATATGATTTTAAAAAGAAAATACGAAGGATGCTGTAGAGATGAATATTATTGTGAGCTAACAAAGGAATTGGATATTTTATCTGGACTAAATAAACGAGAATCATATGAAGGATGTAAATATAGGCATTATATATATGCAACCGATTCTGACAAGAAAGAACATTGTTACGCTATTAGAGTTCCTGGTGGGACATTAGGAGATATTGTAACGGATAATGATGATTATATTATTGATGTAGTTATAGATATTGATTATGTGATTAAAACATATCCAAACAATGTAAATGAGGTTATTAAGAAGAAATACATTGGTAAGAAGATAGAATTTGAAGAGGTAGAGTAGATGATTGCAATAAGCAAAATTGCTTTTGAAGCATTACGAAATACGGACGGAAAAATTTCAAGAAAACCTTTGGAGTGGTGGAGAAGAAGTAAACTGGTATGTATTTGGTTCATATTGTGTCTGTTTGCAGAGATTCCAATAGTAATATTAAGATTTGTATTTATGGCAATTTGTTTTATTCCGCATAAAATTTATGAGCATTTAGAAGATATGTCTTTTTAGGAGGTAGAGTAGATGGTTAATTTAATGAACACATGTGTTTTGGTCAAAACACGAAGAGAATATGAATATATTTTAAATGAAGCTGAAAAGCAGGGATTTCACTGGTATAAAAAAGATGATTGTGAACCATTTGAACAATACACATTTCCAGATATTTTAAAATTCTCATCAGATAATATTGTTTATAGAAGAAGTAGAATTTCTTTGGGCTATACTTTCTACGAAGCATCAGAACTTCTCGGAACAAAAGAAATGACAGCAAGAAAGTTTATTGAGTGGTATTCAAAATTAGATAGTTCATGCAATGCACGTAAGTGTCAAGAATGTGTATTGTATATGAGGAATACTAAATGCAGTAGCAGTCTTTGCTATATATCCGCTTGGAAAGAAAATATAGACAAAATACTTGAAATTGCAAAATCAGGAAATTTTACAGTGCTTACAGAAGAAAAAGCAATTGACACACTTGAAGAGTTTATCCATAATCCAGATCACGCAACATTAAATGATGAGTTTGTTGAGTCTTTAAAGTTGGCGGTGGAGAAACTGAAAAAGGTGAAGTAAATGGGAGAATTAACACTTGAAGAAGCTATTGATCATGCAAAAGAAGTAGCAGAAAAGAATTATAAAGGTGCAGATTTTGAATCAATTGATTCTGTAGACAATGATATAAAGACTAATTGTATAAAATGTGCGGAAGAACATATGCAACTTGTAAAGTGGTTGGAAGAATTAAAATTTTATAAAGAAGCAGAAGAACATGAATTACTGTTGAGATTACCAGTACCTATCGGTACGATTGTATATTGTATCTATACAAGTATGACAGGTAAGAATGCAACTATTCTTGCGGATCGTTTTACTGTTGACATGTGTAAACCTTGGGGAACGTTTGTATTTGCTACAAAAGAAGAAGCTGAGAAGAAGTTGGAGGAAATGAAAAACGATGGATCGAAGAAATAGAAAGTATTATTTGGTTGACATACCATCATCACCATATAGTCATAATGCGTGTATTAAAAAGTTGAAAGAAATTAGAACGGTAAAAATTTCAAATCCTTATGATTTCGATAAAGATAGGGAGTATGGATACGCAAACTGTTTAATTGGATTTTCTAATAATGTAGAAAATTCTGTTCTTACAATTTTAAATTCAAAATGGGAGTATGGTTATAAAGCAAAATATAAAGAAATTACTAAAGAAATGATTGGACATTAAAGTTAAAACGGCAGTTTCAAGGACAAAAAATGAGAGGTGCGTAAAATGAAAGTTGGAATAACAGGACACAGAAATCAAAGATTAGGTTTACCAGAAGATGAAACAGATGAAAAATGGACTCCAATTCAGTTTTGGATTATAGATGAATTGAGTAAATTTATAAAGACTTGTGCAGATAATAATGAACCACTTGATTTATATACAGGAATGGCTTCTGGGAGTGATATTGCATTTGCGATTGCAGGAGTGTCAATGCATTACATAAATAGCATTAAATTACACTGTATTCTTCCTTGTAAAGATTATAACTCATCACATAAATATTATAAATTTTTAAAGCTAAAAGCAACTGAATGGGTTGAATTATCAGATAAATTTTATAAAGGCTGTGATAACGTAAGAGATCAATACATAGTTGATAAGTGTGATGTCTTACTAGCAATTTGGGATGGTAATAAGTCTGGCGGTGTTTGGTCTACCATTCGTAAAGCTCAAAAAGCAGGAAAGAGAATTATTTATTGTCCAAAAGAATTACTTATTAATAAATAAAATGTGTTTTTATTGAAAGAATTGGAGAGATATTTATGTTTGTGCAAATTAAAGATATAAAAGATTATATTCATAAGTGTAATGTTGAAAAGTTGCCAATAACCTATGATGATAAAATAGAAGTAAATTTATTCGGTAATAAAGTTTTAGTAGAAAGAAACGAGTGGCTATGGCATTTACATCTAAAATTAACTGATGTGTGTAATGCAAAATGTTTTTTCTGCGTAGAGCAGAATGCTGAACGTTGCGAAAATGCAGAGTATTTCGTAAAACAAGTTGATGAAATGTTAACTGAGATGGAAAATGCTGGCATTTTATATTCAGTTTCCGTTACAGGTGGCGAGCCATTGTTGTTTAAGGAATTTGATAAATTATGTGATGTATTAAGAAATCATAATATTAAATTTCTTACAATGAATACAAATGGTAAATATTTAGAAGATAATCTTGATAAAATTGATGGATTGTTTGATTTTGTAGATATTAGTCGTCATGCAATTTCTGATAAGAGAAATAATGAAATTTTTAATACATATATGCCTTCCTTATTTGATTTAAAATGTATTAAAGGCAAATTAGTTGAAACAAAAATGAGATTGCAATGTGTATTATGTGATGCAAATACAATTGAAGATGTATTAGAAATGATAGATGCATATTCGTTTGCAGATGATTTATCTTTTAGAAAACTTATGAAGTTGAGCGATCATAGTGGTATTAAATATGACGATAAAGAGAAGTTATACAATGAGATTCTTGAATATGCATATAATCATTTTGAGTTAGTAGAACAAACAATTCAAGATTACTATGTATATGAAATATGGAAATACAAAGATACATTAATTACTTTTAGTTATTCAAATATGAAAATGTTAAGTGAAGTTGAGAAAATAGAAGATGATCATGTTTGTAGAGAATTTATTATTCATCCAGACGGTACGATTTCAGGTAGTTGGAATAAAAATATGAAAGTGATTAAGAGTTGAAAAGAACAATATGAGTGAAACAGTCAAGGCAAGAAATAGAAATACAATGAAAGAAGTGAGATCAAAAGCTGAAAGAATTGGCTTTGTACCTTCTGCATGTTCCGAATGTTTATTGTATCAAGCAGGATTAAGACCATGTACAAACAATCATTGTAGTAAATGTGTCGATGGAATAGGTATATTTCGTGGATAAAATGCGTCTTTCATTTGTGAAGAAAGGGTGAGTGACATAAGTTTTGTAACAGAAATCATCTGGGAAGGATTTGCAAATACAGATTCTTCTGATGCATTAAAGAAGCAATTTGATAAGTTCTGTGATTGGTGTTGGGGACATGGATATGGTGATTGTGATGTATGTAGGAAAGAGTATCATAAATTATATATTCCATTAAGAATTGCAGAGAAGCAAAGAGAATTAGGTTTAGAAGAAACAAGGTAATTAGATAAGGTAAAAATATGAATAAGAATTTATATAATATGGACATGCATGATATATGCGGATTCAAGTATGATGAATATTGGCTAAAAACAAATATTACACATGAAATAAAAACAGATGAATTTAACAAATGGTATGATTCTCATTGTGGGAAATGTAAATATATGTGTGAAATTTGTATGTATGGAGAAGAATAAATGGATGGATTTACAGTAATTGTAGAATTGTTGTTTATGATGTTACTTAGTGGATGTATATTGATTGGGAGAAATAAAAAATGAGATTAATAGATGCTGATAAAACAATTGATTCACTTGGTATTTCAGATATAGATCTTGCAATAGGTGCAGTAATTGATGAACAGTCGACAGCTTTTGATGTAGACAAGGTTGTAGAGCAGTTAAAAGAATTAAAAATGAGATACTTTTTAACAATCGCAAATACGGGTGATGCCGATAAAGACTGTGCTTACAAAAATATTGCAAATACAATTGATAGAGCCATTGATATTGTAAAAGGTGGTGGAGCTGAATGAACTGTCCTATTTGCGGATCAAATGATTATGAATATATTAGTTTCTCAGAGTACTATTTTGGAATAGTTGAACGCCACGGATCGTGTGAAAGATGCGGATATCTTGTTGAACAGGCATACAGTCCAATAATGGAAGCCTACAGGGATATAAAAAGAGGAATTAAAATACGAGGCGGCTATATCGAGAAAAATGCTAAAAAGCATAAAAGAATTAGGAAAAAATGCAACGCACCAAAAATGAATGTTAATCCGATTTGGGCGTGGTATGTGTAGAAAGGTGAAGCGAATGAAACTGAATAATGAAATCTGCGTTTCTTTCTTACAAGGTAGTGGATGGATGCGAAATCATGATGAAAAAATCAAAAATGGAATTATTGATAAGTTTGTGGAACGAATTAGAGAAAGACTTGAAATCAATAACACATGCAACATGATTGATACAAATATTGTAGTGCAGGAACTAAAAGAAGAGGTGCTTAAATGCGAAAATCGGTATTGGTAATAGATACACCAGAAAAATGTCTTGACTGTAATTTGTGTGTTTTGGATATGGATGGTTCAATATCTTGTTATTACAATAAAAGAGAAATATGTAGCAATGTAGAAGAAAATAATAGTCGTCCAGAGTGGTGTCCATTGAAAGAATTACCTAGTAAGAAAAATTGTGGAGAAATATTTAATGGAAATGTTAAAGGTTGGAATGATTGTTTGAGAGAAATTACAGGGCAACCAAAAATTAACAGATGAAAGTAAACTTTCATCTGTGGAAAGAGAGGAATGAATATATGGATTATATTAAAATTGACTTTGATTGTGGATTATCCATTAAAGATTCAGTTAAATTACTGCATAGTAAGGCAGAATCTACTGGTAAAAAATATTTTGGAGAATTTAATGGTCACAAATTAACATCTGATATGACAGTAGATGAAGCGTATGTTGAATGTATTGGTAAAACATTTAAAGAATTTAAAGATGAACAAGAAAAAATGAGACAAGATTTAATCAGAAGAGAAGAAGAACATAAAAAGAAAATTCCAGAACTAACAAAATATTGGATTAAAGAAGGACATAAAGTTTTATCACAAGACAAATGGGACGAATGGGATAGATGCGTACCTATTAGATTAGGTGATCTGTACGAAGGAATGGAGTTAGGTCAATGTTTAGATATTATTAAAACTGTTAAGGATAATTCTATTGTCGCAGGTATTGAAGTAATGAAGAATCAAGGTCACTCAGGAATGTCTTGGGGACTTATGAAATCTATGATTTATACATTTTGTGATTGTGGTAGCGAATTTGTTGAAGCTTTAGATAATATGTAATTTTCTAAGAGCATTTCTGCTCAAGATTCCATAAAATACAACTAAATAGAGGTGATAGTAATAGTACACAAATCTAAAAGATTCACTAATACATGGTGGAGTTTATGCACTAACTATGAAGATTATCTTAACTTTGCAAAAGAAATGTATCAATGGAAAGGTGAAGATGCCATATTTGGCGGTGAGCAATTCCAAACAGAAGACTCATTATTTGATAGTGTGAGTTCTTGGATGGACACGTTTGAAGTTCCATATGTATTAGAAGATCCTAATGATAAGTACTCGGATGAACATGAGATTAATAATCCATTGATTGATAAATACGAAATTCAAAATAAACCAAAAGAGAATGAATATCCAGTAGTGGTTTATATGTATAGAGTACAAGGTTATTTTAATATTGATTGGTTTAGCATTAAAGAATTGGAAAGTGAGGATAAATAATGCCAACAGGATATACGTCTTATATTAAGGATGGGAAAATAACATCTGGTAAAGAGTTTTTGAAACTATGTACAAGAGCATTTGGAATTGCCGTTGACTTAAAAGATGAATCTTTAGATGTTCCAACACCAAATCATTTTGAGCCACATCCTTATTATGAAAAAGCATACAAAGATTCTTTAGTGTCAAGAGAAAAAGCATATAGCATGACTCTTGAAGAGGTAAAAGAAGATATAATATCTAAGTATAATGATAATAAGGGCATGGCAGAAAAAATACTTGAAAAATATAAAGATGAAGATAAAAGGTATTTAAAAGTACGAAAAGAAGTTGAAAAATGGATTCCACCAACACCAGAACATGAAAATCTAAAGAAATTTTGTTTAGAACAAATTGATATGTCGTTGAATACATCTTTATATGAATGGTGTGAAGAAGACATAAATAAAGAATTAGATACTTCTGATGATACGGTTAGGAAATACATTGATAATTTAAAAGACTATGCAGATGAAAAATTGAAAAGAGCATATAAAAATTGGCAAGAAGAATTAAGGAGAGTAGAAGAAAAGAATCTATGGATGAAACAATTTTTAGATAGTTTGGATGATATGTAAATACATGAAACAAACGTTTCAGAGAGGATGTGAAAATAATGTTTGAAGGCAAAAAGTGCATCATAATTGTAGGCATATGGTTACTTATAGGATTATTATCGGTGATGCTTGTGTGTGTACGCGATATGAGAGGGAAACCATATGATGAGAATTATTTTAAAGGAGGAGCGCATTATGTTATAAGTCTAATTCTTATGGGAGGATTTTCATTTTTTCTTTTCGCATTTGGCATTTTTCGAGAAAGACATAAGAAACGAAAGAGTAATAAAATATTCACAAAATTCATTTATAAAATAGCGAATATAGGTATAAAGAAAGATGGTGATGATAAATGAAACGTGATCCAAAAGAAAGATTTATAAAAATACATATGGATTCTATTACTGTAAAGAAGATAAAACCTTTATTATTCTGGTACAAATGTGAAAAATGTAAGAAAGAATTTGTAAGAGAACCAATGTATAGTTGTAGCTATTTGGATGATTTTTGGGAGCATCACTACATATATCATGGATGTTCTCATTGTTTTCAAGATAAGAATGAATTTGTAACATGGTTACAAGATACAGGGAGATTATACACAGAAGAATCATTGAGAAAATTATGTAAAGAGAGAGGAATTGGTGAATGAGAGTTGCAGAACTTATAAGAAAATTAAAAGAAATCGGTTATGATGAAAACACTGAATTGACATTTAGCTGCACAGATGGTGAAACAGGTGAATATTACGTTATTCCATTTGAAGAAATTACATATGGAGAAGAATTAACTGGTGAACCGTATGAAAATGATGTAATAGATATTGAAGTAAATGTTGATTTAGTAGAAGAATATATCAAGGCAAAAGCAGAAGTTGAATTAGAGAAACAAACACAAAGAGTAATTAAAGCATTGGAGGATTGTAGTTTATGAGAACAATTTACGAATTAAATGAGAAAGATATTGTAAGTGTTGTAGCTGAAAGATTTAATACTGAATCAGATCTTGTTACTGTATCGTATAGTAGAATAACAAACAGTGAAGCAATAGACAAGTCAACTATTAAAATTACTATCGAAACAACAGACCTGGAAGTAGATGATGTAGTTTAATCCGATAAAATCTCGATTTCATGGAGTAAATAGATGGATAAAATATGGTACGCAGAGAGAATAAAAGAGTGTAAGAGTGTAAAACCAGAAATTGTAAGACTTTTAAAAGAAGAATTTAAAATTTCTGACAAAGATTTTGATTGTATTATGTATGACCTTGAGTCGAAATATCATAGCACACCAGATACTTTATTGAGGATGGCAATTCTTAATAAATGTGCAAAACGTGGATATGATTATGAAGAATGTGAACATTATTTAGATTTAATAAGGTCATCAGGTGTTGAAAAATTATTTAATCAGTACACTAAAAAGAAGATTCTACATGAATATTTAGATAGTGATCCGATGATTTTTAATGGAGATATTTTGATTACTGATCCATGTTATATCATACGAGAAGATAAAAAAGATGATTGGAGTACCTGTTGTTACGGATATGATATGGAGAAATTAGGAATAAATCATTATATGACATGTGATACGTTATATGGTGATTGGAGTTGCACTACATTTAATTCAGATACAAAAGAACCTATCGGAAGATTTTGTGCAGATGCAGGTTTGGTATCTGTTATATCACTTGATGAAGTGTTGAAATATAATCCAGATTACGATTGTGATTTAAAAGAATCTTTTACAGCAACTATAATCAGAGATTTCTATGGAACAGTTCAATTCGTTATTAGACAAGATGAAAGCAAAGAAGAATATTATCTTGAAGTAATTGGACATGGAATAAATAAAGTAACAGATGAACCAATTAATTTTATTGGAAAACAAACAGGATTTTAGAGGTGTTTTATGAATATTGCATATAAAATATTTATCTTATTTACAATGATTTTCTGTCATGTTGTAGATGATTATTATTTGCAAGGATGGTTAGCATCTGCAAAGAAAAAAACATGGTGGGAAAATAACGCACCAGAGAAATTATATAAATATGATTACCTCGTAGCGTTGTTTATGCATAGCTTTAGTTGGTCATTTATGATTATGTTATCACCAACGATTGCTCTTATGGTAACTGGTGGAATATGGAAACCTGTATTGTTAATTGTTAATTTAATGATACATATGTTTGTAGACAATCTGAAAGCTAATGAAAAGAAAATTAATTTAATTCAAGATCAGATAATCCACGTTATTCAAATTATTTTTACATGGTGGATTTTAATTGGAATATTATGATGAGTGATGTTTTATGAATAAAAGAGTACATAAAAAGCGGTTAAAGAAGCAAGGACTATATGTCAATCCAAAAGAAACATGGGATCTGGATTGTAATATTGCAAAATATGTTCTCCCAAGATTAAAGATGTATAAGAAATTAACCATTGCTTATCCTGGATATGGCGAAGCGAATACACCTGAGAAATGGGATGCTCTATTGGATAAAATGATTTGGTCATTCGAGCAAGTTGCTAATGATTATGAGATATATGCGTCTATAAATTTTAAGGATTCCGATTGGATGGATAAATACAATGAACTGAATGATAAGATTCAAGAAGGATTGACATTATTTGCAAAATGGTTTCGGTATTTAGGGTGGTGAGAAAATGAAAGAGATTTTAGGTAATAACCTTGAGCAATTCTTTTTTTGTACTGGATTATCCAAAAGAATATGGAACAGTATGTACATACAAAAGTAATAGATATGAAGTTTGGTTAATGGATGATGAAATATTTGATATGATTTCAGATATGTCAGAAGAAAAATTTGTGAAATGCGCAGGTGAAGATGCTTGGTGGAGAAGTAGTAACGGTAGTGTATTATATTCACTTTATAAAGGAGAAGTAATAATCAATAATCAGAAAATGATTGGATGGATTAGAAAACCTTGGAATGAAGAAATATCAAAAGATATTAAATATCAATTATTATCAGAGTATCTATGTGAATTTATTGGAGCTTCTACACCACATAATGTTGTGGCTTGTGCAATGGATATAGCAAAATTCAATCATTTAACAATGGGTGAATTATTTAAAAAATATGAACCAGTGGAGGATTAAAGAATTATGATTATTACAGGAATGAATCACTTTCAGAAAGTATGTTTAAAGAAATTAGTAGAATGGTATTATGAAAATTATCCAGAAGATGAAGTTGATTTGAATGATGTATTTATTGTTTGGTCATGTAAGACTCTACAAAACTATAAATGTCTTGCTTCTACTACGGTTTCTGGTGATGGCATTTATGCTGAATATACATACAACGGTGATAAGCAAGAATTATATGAGGATGTATATAAAAAAGTAACAAACACTTGCATTACTGAGGAATAAGAAAGGATTAAAATATGAAGAAATCAGAACCAAAATTAATTTTAAATCTGCAAGTTGATAGTGAAGAACTTGATCAAAAAGTTAAACTTGCAATGGATAAGTACATTGAAGATGTAATTGTAGGGAATCTTGATGATGAAATTGAAAAGATTGTAACTAAAAGAATTGGAGCATTAGTATCAGCGGATAAATGGAATCCAAATCGAAAAATTAAAGATAAAACATTAGAAACGTATGTAAAAGAAGCAACAGAGAAAGTTATTTGTGATGTAATTGATAAGAATATCAAGGATATTTTTGCAAAGAAAGTTGCGGAGATGCTATAGGTTAAACATGAAGAGAAAGAAGAAACAGAATAACAAATTATCAGACAAAGAAAAATTGTTGAATAATTTTAAAACAGTGGAAGATTATATGGTAAAGAAAACCGAGAATCATATTACGCAAAGCATTTATAGAGAAATAGAACAACGTTTATATTTTAATAAAATCGTAAGTGATGCTTACACAAGATATAAAGACAAAAAGTAACATAAAATATTTCTTTCATCGTAGTTTTGAAAATCCTTGATTTTACTGACTTCTGAAAGAGATAACATAACTAGAATACATAATATCATGTGGTTTTGGGACGCTGAAACCGCATAAATATTAGTGATTTAATATATCACATGAAAGAAACAATTGATAGAAGAAAGGAAAACATAGTCTCATGAGGTAAGCTGCGCGGCACTTTAGGGACAAATATGGCATTAAATATTGGTTATTTAACATCAGATAAAGAAAATAATGAACTTTATTCACCTTTTTATATAGTAGATCACATTATGAAATATTTACCGAAGGATAAAGTCATTTGGTGTCCGTTTGATGAAGAATGGTCTGCATTTTACATTCGTTTAAAAGAATGTGGATATACAGTAATTAGAAGCTCATTAAAAGATAATCAAAATTTCTTTGAATATGAGCCTGATCAGTGGGATATTATCGTATCTAACCCACCATTTTCTATAAAAGATAAAGTCTTGAATAGACTATATTCATTTTACAAACCTTTTGCGGTACTTCTTCCGCTAAATTCCTTACAGGGTAAAAGTAGATTCCAATATTTTAAACAAGGTATACAAATTTTAAGCTTTGATTCAAGAGTTTGTTATCATGATAAAAAACACATGAACTCAGTGGTTAAAGGAAGCCCGTTTGCAACAGCATATTTTTGTAAAGATTTATTACCAAAAGATTTAATTATAGAACAATTGCACGAATATGATAGACCATTGAAATCTATTAAAGAAAGAAGAGGATAAATAAATGAAAATCAAAAACATTAAAAACGTAGAAACATTTTTAGAAGTAGTAAACGGATGCAAAGGAGAAGTAACATTAACATCTGTATATGGTGATAAATATAATCTCAAATCTGCACTAACGCAATATGTAGCAGTCGCAGCTCTGGTAGGAGATCATGGGGAAGAATTAGAATTGTGGTGTACAGACAAAGATGATGAGAAGAAGTTCTTAAAAATGTTTAATGAACATCCAGAAATGCTCTAAAATGGCATGAAAATAGGCAAAAATTAAAGATGAAATTATTTTTTCAAGGTGTGAATAATATATTTGGAGAATCTTATGAATATACAAGAAGATATAGAGAATTTTGCAAACAGATGAAGGAGAAAGAAAGGGATAACAATGAAATGTGTAAGAAAAGAACAATTTGAGTGTGTGCAGTTTACAAAAGAAAATAGAGATGAAATTTTACGGACGTTAGAACCTTGTCTTAATGGAAAAAATATTTTTATTAAATATGATGATGATATACGTTGTGCAATTGAAAAATTAGGTTATGGAATACATTATTATTTTTATAATGATTGGTATGTTTTTGACTGGGACGAAGGAACACGGACGAGATATACAGATACACAATTTAAAGAAGAGTTTGAAATAGTAGATGAATAAAAAGGAATAAATAATGAGATTATTTGATGATAATAATTATTGCATACAACCAGTGTTAAGTGTTGATTGTCCATGGGATGATAAAATTGTAATCTTATATCCGAAAGAGTTCATTGGAGATTCTGTGCTAGAAGAAAATATCCCTAAAATGCTTTCGGTAGTTAGAGAATATATTAAAGAGTATGAATCATATTTAACATTTAAAACAAAGATAGGGAATACTGTATGGGATTCAGAGAAACTTAAATATGGCAATATAGCATATGAGCACCAGGAAAAAGCAGATAAATTAGCAGAAAAAATGAACGAAGGTATTAGCCCTTATGCTTGGTATATTAATAAAGTAAATGATAAATTAGCGTTCAATGGAATTTCACAAAAAGTTGATTGCGCCGTATGTTTAGAAAAGATTTAGAGGTGATTTACGATAGAAATTAAATTCAAAAATGGAAGTAAATTAGAGAATATAGAATCAAAAGATAGTAAACGTAGTTATCCAACAAGAATTAAATTTGAAGAATGGGAAACTACAACACAACCTAGTAGTAAAGAAATAGACAAGAATCGAATTTTATATTATCAGAAGCATCCAGAAGAGTTTCTTGAGCTGATGGGACATGATTTACATTTGTACTGGTATCAGAAACTATTGTTAAAACTTTTAGCAAAAATTGGGAGGTAAACTATGAATTTTGCAAGCGCATTATTTTCACTTAAAAGAGGGCATAAGATCAAGAGGAAACATTGGACAGGTTGGTGGGAACTGGATGGTAATGAAGTCATGATGTATTGTCATGATGGTAGAGTTATCAATATCAGAGATTCAGAGGATATTACATATACTATTGAAAATATGGCATGTGATGATTGGACTATTGCTGATAATTGTGGAGTAAAGGGAGAAATTTAGATCAGATGAAAGTTCCCTTTCATCATAAAAATTACGTCTTTTGAGGTGTATTTTTGACCAAAATATGCCTTAAAAGACACATATGAGGTGATAAATGAATGAATAATGTTAAAGTTACAAAGCAATTTGTAGAATATTCAAAGGAATTAGCAGAAGATATTCTTGGATTTAATCAATGTTGTAGTCACGGTCGTACAGATAGCGAAAGAAATAGAAAACTAAGATACCATATTAAACGTTGTGAGAAATTGCTTAATGAAATGGAGAAGTGATATATGAATTATATAAAACGTGGGATTAAAGTATCTTTATGTTTTTATGGTAATTCTCAGACAAAATATTTTATGAACGAAAAAAATGAATTTACGATTAATGGGAAACCTACGTTCCAACATATAGAGGGGTTTCAAATGTGGATTCCACCAGAAAAAAGAAGTTTTACTTTAGTCCCTGATTATAGTTACAAAAATTATAAACATATTAGAAACTATGAAGAATTACTATATCATGCAATTATGGATGGAAATAATGCAGAAAAGTTTGGAAGAAATTGTGTACATGCTATTGAAGATTATATGAAATCTTATGGTATCAATTACATTCCAAAATATTCAATTGAATTTGAACGATGTGATATTGTGGAGTGAATGGTGTATGAGAGGTCAACGAGCAGAATTAAAAATTATAGATGATTCATTTGACAATTGGTGTATTGAACATGAAGAGGAAATAAATGAAATTTTACAGCCATTTTTTAAAACATCCGATGAGGTCAAAGAATTTAAAAATCAGTTTATTTATATGTCATCTAAAGGAGAAATGAAATGATTCTGATTGAAGGTAATTGGGAAGAAGTTAATAATCTTCAAGATGCTGCTTGTCTTGTAAGAAGTTATTACAATTCGGATTTGGCGGATGAGATTGAGAAGCTAACACCGATACATAGCGATGAAGAATATCAGGAATTGTTAGATAAAGTTTATGATTTAGAAAAAGAAAACGAAGATTTGCAAAATGAAAATAATGCTCTTGATTTGCAGAATGATGAGTTGAGAGAAGAAATTGAGAAGTTGGAGGATACATTACATGAAATCGAATAGGACAAATACAAAAGAAAATGAAGTCATGATGATAGTAGAAAGTATTAATACATATAAGAAAGTATTAGGAGATACAGAGGTAAATGTTTGTACTGGTATGACTGAATCTGAGAAGAAAGCATATAAATTAGGCATTTATAATTCATTTGCTGTGATTAATGACTTCCTTGACCAGAATTTAAACGAAGATGTACCTCATTATACTGTATTATTACGTGATGATATTAAGTCAGAAGAATTTACAATTGATGATTTTAAGAAATGGACAGAATTAAGAGAACGTAAATTAGTCTGAAATTTTCATTTCATGAAAGGAGAAAAGCCATAATATATGATATATCCAACATCAACTGAAAAGCAGAATATAAAATTCCTGCTTAACAAATATAAAGATATAATTAGAAATGATGATGGTTCATTTAGATTAGATCATCGTTGTATTCCTGGTTATAATGATAGTTGTGTCAAGTTTGTAGACACAGGTGTACATAATCATAATGAATTTGAACATGACTGCTATAAATGCAAATATTGTGAATTAAATCATCCGTTCAACATATGCTCTATGAGAACAAATCTTGAAAATATTCAATCGAATATCACATTTCCCACACATTATGTTGCTAATTGTGACGCATATAATCCAATAGAATATCTCAATATCATTCATGATAAAAATGAAATGATTAACTTCATAGAAATGGTTCAACAATATTTTGGTAATCCTGAATATTGCGAAAAATATTTCGGATTTAGCCCAAATGTAGATGATGATACAGGAGAAGTTTTAGAAACAATTAGAGAATATTATGATCGTGGTGGAGAATTTGCTAATATACCAGACAAATACCCATGTGTGATTTATTTTCCGATTGATAATATAAATATTCATGAGAAATTAAAATGGGTTTATATAGGAGAATCAGTATGAAGAATACGTTAATTATTAGTGCTTATACTTGTTGCGGTAAAACATATGCAAGTGAACACATCAAAGATTATAATATATTGGATGTAAATATTTATGATTTTAAGACAATAAAGCGATTACCAAATGAAGAAGAAATTGAAAAAGAACGTCAATGGTGGGAATCAAGCCTGCATCTTATGTCTACAGAAGCACATCTAAATCAATTCAAACAACAAATTATTAGTGTTGATAATCCAAATTTCCCAAATAATTTTATTCAATATATAAAAGAGAATATAGGTAAAGTAGACGTTGTTTTTGTGGATAGCGACATTAGAATCAGACAATGGCTTAACGAAGCAAAAATTAAATTTGTAACGGTATATCCTTGGAATAGTTGTTTACCAGAATGGATTGGACGAATGTATTTACAAGATTATCCTGATATTATTATCAGAAACAAAATTAATGGATGGTATCATGAGATATATCCTGTTAAAGAGCCATATGGAGATCAATTATTTCGATTGTCTTGCGGAAAATACATTAATGAGAGATTAATTGATGATTGTTTTATTTTAGGTTATGGAGTAAATGGAGGAAAACAATGAAAGTAATTCAAAATAATTATAAAAATCAACCCAGGAATCCGCATCAACTACCAGAGCAAACTAAACTCAGAGTAGAAAAAGTAAAAATAAAATGTGGAAATTGCGGATCTATTCTTGAAGTATCAAGAGAAGATACTCATATAGGATATCTAGGATTGCCATATGTAACCTGTCCATGTTGCAATTATGAGATGGATGTTGAAGAATTTGAAGATGATGCTATTGATATTTGTGCGTCAAATGTAAAATATCCGACTCATTTTACTGTATCAAGCAAAGAGTTTAAAGCTATTGAAATTTCAGATGAAGAAATTAATAAATGGATTCAGCAAGGAATTGAATATTTTAGAGAAAACCCAGAAGAATATTCCTATTTTATGGGTTCTGGTAACAGTATGGTACATATGTACAAATTCGATGAAGATAAAGAATACTATGTTATAGTGTCAAAAGATTATGAATCAGGTGAAATTGAGTTTGAGAAAGAAGATTATAGGACTAATTAAAACTCTGATTTCATAGAGAAAGTGAGAACATTATGAGTATAAACGAAGATTTTCAAATTCTTGCGAAAAAGTTGGACAATTGTGAACTACTTACAAATTACAATCTGAATGTATTAAATGAAGATATGATGTTGTTACAAAATGCTTTTATTGGAGCGTTAGTTACAAGAGATATTTCTGAAATGGAACGCTTATTGAATAATATAAAAGAACTTGCATACAGAATGAGGAATACATTAAAGAGAATAGAATCAATAGAATCACCAGATGTATTGGCTTCAAAATTTGTAGCGACTTATGATATTTTTGAGAAGATTTTGACAATGAATAAGTGATGTACATGTTGGAAAGGTGGTGATAAATATATCAAAACTTAGAGATTTAACTGGACAACAATTTGGTCGTTTAACTGTAATTAAAAGAGTAGAAGATAAAGTTCAAGAAAATGGAAGAAAACGAGTCCAGTGGTTGTGTCAATGTAATTGTGAAAATCAAACGATGATTGTTGTAATAGGAGAAAATTTAAAAAACGGTTCTACTAAATCATGTGGATGTTTAGCGAAAGAGGTTAGGAGTAAAATTCATAAAAAATATAATCAGTATGATCTTTCTGGTGAATATGGCATAGGATGGACTTCCAATACTAATGAAGAATTTTATTTTGATTTAGAAGATTATGATAAAATTAAAAATTATTGTTGGTTGAAAAGTAATAATGGATATGTGTTTACCCGTTTAAAAGGTAATAAAATCTTATATTTGCATAGATGTATTATGAATGTGACAGATACAAACGAAGTTGCAGATCATATAAAACATAATCTTTTAGATAATAGAAAAGCCGTTCTTAGAAAATGTACTCAAGAACAAAATGTTATGAATACAAAATTAAAAAAGCATAATTCATCAGGAATAACTGGTGTATGGTATCACAATTTACGAAATAAATGGGTTGCGGAAATAAAGGTTGATAAACAAAAAATACACTTGGGATTATTTTCGGATGTTAATAACGCAATTAAAATAAGAAAAGCAGCAGAACAAAAATATTTTGGAGAATATTCATATGATAATAGTATGAATGCAGTTGTCGATGCAACAGAGAAATAAATAGTGTAGACATGGTGTGATTCTATATGAAGAAATATAGAATGGTAGGGTTCAATTCCTTACCTACACATTCAAAAATAAATAGGAAAGGGGAATAATTATGGCAAATATACCACCAAAGGATAAGAGATTTGAAAGTGGCGAAATTGTATTTTGGTGTCATCAGTATGGACATAAGTATTCAGTTCATTATGGAATGGTAGATGAGCAGTATAAATTTGATGTTTATATTGATTATCTTGCACCAAGAGAACGTAGAAGAATCTATTCTGATTATGTAAAAGGCGTTCCAATTGACGAGTTTGAAACAGAACAGAGATTTCACAAGCTTCCTAAGAATTGGAGTTATGATACGAAGCTATTTGAAATTAAAAGTGATGATTTAACCGATGAAGAAATTAATTTCAAACTGGATATCAATAAACCAGAAACATTAAAAGAAGCATATGATAAAGGATTCCTAGTGAAACGTTCTAATATTTTTCATGGATCTATTGAATCAGAAATCACAAAAGATGGTTGGAGAATACATAAGGGGTATCCGCAAGATTGGGGAATCAATAGGACTCCAAATCATACAACTGTAACCTGCTCAAAAGTATATCGCACATATGATGAAGCACAGAACGAAGTAGATGAACATATTGCGGAATATAAACGTCAAGCTGCTTTATCTGATTATGATTGGTCTATTGAACAGATTGACAAGGTGTTAGGTTATTATAAGAACATTTATGATTTGACGGATAGTGAAGTAAGACAGTATCGTGATTGGATATTATCACAGGACGATATAGAGAATATAGAATTAAGAATCCATTTTGGTAATCTCGAATGGCGAGACTGGGAGAGACATAAGAAATGGCATGGTATAGAAACTAATATGTGAGGTGGATTATGAGGAATATAGATAGATTTAGAGCAATGTCACTTGAAGAACTTTCACCATATTTAGTAAAAAAGATTTATGTTGGTGAAATTGCTTATTGGTATAGTCCAAGTGGATACATTTTTGAAAATTATGATGCTGCGATTGAAAATTGTATTCATTGGTTAGATAAAGAATATCATAAGGAGAATTAAAAGATAAGAGTAAATAAATTCTGAATTTCATAGGAGAAATAAAATTGAATAAAGAAATTTTGAATAAAGAAATTAATGAAATGTATTTAATGAATGGTGATAAACCGATTATGCAAATTAATAATATTCAAGATGGTGATTTGAGGTATGAATATAATACAAAATATACATCACGATTGGATAAATATGATGGTTCATTTTGCATTGATGTATCTGAACTTGCTGATTATCAAAAGATATATAAAGCTTTTAGTATTGATAAATTTAAGATTCCTGATAAATATGATATTAAAGTTTCAAAACTTATTCCATGTAAATGGCATAAAAAGAAGAGAATTAATAAAAAGATGCTAAAGAAACATGGACATCCAAATTATGTTCATAGATTTGAAATTGTAAAAGGGTGGAAGTTACATTCATATACAAATGGAGAATTTGAATTTGTAAAGGATGGTGATAAGTTATGAAAGATATTAAAATTGCAAAATTTGTAGAATTAATTACTAACAGTAAAACAGCAATTGAAGCAGCGAGAGAATCCGGTATATCACATTTACCAATGGGAGAAGTATTAAGGGAATTATCAAAAGAAGAATACATTTCTGATTGGGATAAATTAGCAAAATCATTAATAGGAGAAAGTAAAAATGGATAATGACAATGTATACCTAATCACTCATTCTTATGGAGAAGTAATAGATGGAATTACATATGATGAAGAATCAGCAAAATATTTTGTTGATAAAATGAATGAGAAATATAAATTATCTATGAAGTGCTTTGAGTGTCGAAAAGATTGGTTTGAAACAGGTAAAGAAACTTGCGATAACGCAGAAATTCATTTCAATAGTGATGGTCATGGTAGTAGATGCACAGTATTTTGTGTAAATGATGTAAATGATAAATTGAATAAAAATTATATCGAATCACCAAATGAATATCATTACCAGAAGATTGATGTGTTAGATGTGAAGAAAATATTAGGAGAATAAGATTTATGATTAATGCAGAAACAGATGGAGAATTAGTGAAAAACGCCGTAAGGTATGAAGACACATTAAAAAAACATCTTAATAATATAAATAAAGAAATCATCGAAGCTTCAACAAATGGCAAAAATTCAATTAATGATACTGTGTGTGAAAACTTTCATCTAATTCCTTTATTAAATGATTTAATTGGAATTTTATGTATTGACAAAAATTATCATGTCTCATGTTTTGACACATCAGAGAAGAGTGAGACATTGATAATTTCTTGGTAGATGGAGAATAAATAAATGAACATTAAAGTAACTGGTAAAATTGAAAAACCTGTTGAGATTAATCCATTAGATGTAATCAGAGAGTTAAAGCTGGAATTTGTAAAAGCATTAAATGTTCTTACAAATAAATTATCATAAAGGAGAAATTAGAATAATGAAAAATACAATAACTACAGGATATTTACATATGGAAAGTGTGTCATACGACATTCCATGTTTTTCATGTGTTAAATCTGACGTATGTAAGCATAGAAAAGAAGTTGAGGAAATTATTTCTAAGATTAATAGTGAATATTTATCTAAAAATGAAATTTTAAATGCTCAATTCGCTTGTCAGAAAGCAAAATTAAACAACAAAGAAATAACATATAGAGGATTTGCAAGTAATGATAACTCAGTTATGTTATGTAATAAAGTGGAGAATAAATAAAATGGCATGTGAGAAATATACAAACTGTGAATATTGCAGAAAAGATTATCATTGTCCATATGATCATATGGGAGATGGAAGTCCTTGGTGCGGAGAATTTCAATGTACAGTGGACAATTGTAAAAGATATGAGTGTATCTCATATGAAGAAGAACTATTTGAGATGAGAGGATATTGAAAGGAGAACGAATACATATGAAGCATAGTGTCAATATTACAATTCAAAATTTCATAGAACAGTTGATTGATGTATTGAAATACGAGAATACATATAAAGAACCAAATGGTAAAAAGCTGGATATCCCGTTTTTGGTATCTGTGCTATGGCAAGATTTAACGAATAATTATGAATGTTGTAATAAATTTTGTTCTGATTTAAGAGATTGTGATAATTATGATATTGTAATTGGAGATGATAATTATTGTATCTGTAAGGTAAATGTATTTCTTTACAATGAAACTGAAAATAATAATTGGAAATGTGCAGAAGAATCAGATTTTAGATATGAAATTACATTCAGTTACGATGAACGTAATTGGGGAGATTGTCAATGTAGTCTTGGTGATCCAGATTATAGAGAAGATAAACATTGTTGTGGACATGGATGTGATTGGGAAGCTCCAAGTGTCGAAGTTAGAAAAAGTTTTCTTGTATCGAATCACTCATGGAGTGGAGATGAACATGATTATTGGGAGTTTGAAGATAAATTTTATGCGAATGATAAAGAAGAAAATGAAAAGAAACTTCTAGCAGAAAGAGAATATAAGATTAGAGATCTTAAAGAAACTATTGAAAATGCTCAGAAAGAGTTAAAAAAGTTAGAGAATTTATAAATAAAACTTTCGTTTCAGATAGATAGGATGTGAGAAAATGAAACCGATTATTAGCCCTTTGGTGATTTATTTCGCTAGTAGAGTAGATTCTTTGAAAATTCTTGCTGGATGTATTTTAGTATGTTGCATAATTGCGATATTTATAGCATTCATTGAGGGTGACATAGAATATGGATCTGTATTAACTCATAAAAATTTTATGAAAAAATGCGTAATAACATCTATTATCAGTGCAGTTGTTTTAGTTATTACTCCAAGCACTGAAACAATATATACAATGATGGTAGCAAATGAAATTACACCAGATAATATTCAAACAATTGGCAAAACTGGTAAGAATGTAGTTGATTATATTACAGATCAGATTGACAAGATTGTGAATGAGGATGATGAAAAGGAGAATAAATGATTAATGTAGTAGAAGACATTGTTAAAATTATGAAATATGACAAATCACATAATTTTAAAGTTGTAGTTGAACCAAATGGAATTACAGTATCGCTTAGTGAAGGAAGCTTTGATGAGGTCTTTGATATTCCAATAAAATATGATTGTTCAGACGGAATATATATTGATAATGAAAAGCAAAAGGGAGTAATTGGTATTTGCGACATTAATATTGTTAAAGATATTATGGAATATCTTGAAAAACATATGAATGAACTTGATGAGTTATGTACTCAATGTGATTGGTCAGGTAGACAGGAAGAAAATTAAAATCCAAATTTCATCGGAGAATATAAAATATGAATGACAATTATAAAAAATGGAATGAAACGATTTGTCAAATGATTGACAGGAATTATAATGTAGAATGCACTGGATGTCGAGATGATGTTAAGTTTAATCATAATTTTATTAATTCAACAAGAGACATAATGTTTTATAAAAGATATAGAAATGTAAAATTAATAAATATTATGGGATTGTTTGAACAGTTCCATTTTCAAACAGAAGATGGTGAGTTATTAATACTTCCAGGACGATACATTATTTCAATTTTACCAGTTAAAAAATAAAGAGAAATAAATCTTATAGATTCAATCGAATCGAATTTTCCAAATAAATTGAAACTGAATAGAGAAATAAAAAAATGGGTGGTTAGCAGCATACCCTTGGGATTTTATACCCATAAATCACTGTTGACATAGAATTTTATCATAGATTTAATTCCATGTTACTACACTCAAATATGAGTGTGTTCACATAAATGTTATTACATATTAAAAACAAAGAATAAAAATCACAGGAGGATTTAAGACTATGGCTTTTAAAGTACAAAAAGCAGTAAGAGAAAAAATTTATACAAAGGTGGCACTTATGGCTCCGTCAGGTGGTGGGAAAACATATTCTGCATTAAGATTAGCCACTGGAATGCGTGAAGAACTCGAAAAAATCACTGGAAAACCTTGTAGAATTTTACTTGCTAATACAGAGGGCGCAAGAGGTAGATACTATGCAAATGAATTTGATTATGACATTGTTGATCTTGTAGAACCTTTTAATCCAGAACAGTTTTCTGATGTAATTGATTTTGCAGTCGAAGAAAAATATGACATCTTAATTATGGACAGCACATCCCCTGAATGGGATGGTAAAGGCGGTTGTCTTGAATTACAGCAAAAAGCTGGTGGGACATATCAAGCATGGGCGAAAGTAACTCCAAGACACGATGCATTTATCAATAAACTTGCCACAAGTCCAATTCATTTAATCGCAACTATGCGAGGAAAAGATCAGTACGAAATTGAAAAAGATGATAGAGGTAAAACAAGTGTTAAAAAACTTGGGGTAGGAGCGAAACAGAGAGATGGGTTTGAATACGAATTTACTTGTACGTTTACAGTAGATCAGAAAACTCATATGGCTGAACCTCAGAAAGATAATACTCATATTTTTGAGAATGATAATGCAACATTACTTACAGAATCTCATGGACAGAAAATTATCAAGTGGGCTAATACATCGGATATTGAACCAACAAGACCTAAATTTACAGCATCTACAGCTCAAAATGTAGAAGATGATATTATTTCCATCAAAAAAGAAATTATCTCTTTTTGCACGAAACTTGGTGGCACAAAAAATGCAGAATTAATGAATGCTCTGAAAGAATATGTTCCAAGTGGCAACCCAAATGCAATTAAAGATTTAGAAGCAGCAAAAGAATGTTTAGCAAAAGTAAAAGAAATCAAACCAGTACAGGCGTAATTATAGGAGGAAAATATAATGAATAAAGTAATGTTAATGGGAAGAATGACAAGAGATGCAGAAGTAAGATATACACAGGGAGAAAATTCATCCGCAGTTGCGAGATTTACTCTGGCTGTAGATCGAAGGTTCAAAAGACAAGGTGATGAACAGACTGCCGATTTCATTAGCTGTGTGGCTTTTGGGAAAACCGCAGAATTTATTGAAAAATATGGACATCAGGGTACGAAGTTTGTTGTAGAAGGACGTATTCAAACTGGAAGTTATACAAACAAAGATGGAATTAAAGTTTATACAACTGATGTCATTGTAGAACAGGTAGAATTTGCAGAAAGCAAAAATTCTTCTGAAAACTCTACAAGTAATGTTAATAAAACACCTGCTCCTGGAAGTGATAAATTCATGAGTATTCCAGATGGTATTGAGGAAGAACTTCCATTTAACTAAAAGAGGTAGATATGGCAGGTAAAAAAGAAAAAGAATATATCTGCGCATATAAATATTGTTTACACCACGGGGACAGAATTAAAGACTCTGAATCCGTGGTTATTAATAGGAAACATTATCATTGGGATTGTGCAGGTATGAAACAAGAGATTACTGATTGTGTCAATACATACATGAGCTATATAGAAGATAAGACAAAATATCCTATTGCTTATAGAGCAATAAACACAATGGTTTTTAAAAATAGAGTCCCTATAGAATACATTAGGAAAAATATTGAGTCGTCAAAATTGTATTATTCTCAAAAGCCAGTGCAAGTTTTGTATGGCATCAGAAAGTTATTTTATGAGCAAGAATTTAAAGTATAGGTGGTGAGCAGATGCTAATTGATAAAAAAGACATTGAAAAAGCGAAAGAAAAGCTAGGTGACAAAAACGCTTTTTTAATAGCAGAATTGCTTGAACTGGATAATTTTGATGAAAAAAATTTAAAGGCATGTTGTCCATATCATAATGAAGATACTGCAAGCTTTATTTACAATAAAAAGAATTATACTTTCCATTGTTTCGGGTGTAATAAAACAGTTGATATCATTGATGTTTTAATGGAAAAAGGAAATACATTTTTAGAAGCGGCAAAATATTTATTTGATAAAGCAAATGTTGAATATAGCTTTGGAGAAAAAGATGTAAAAACTAGAAGAAACTATAGATATCCACACGAAGAACCGTTAAATGGTAAAACAAATGTCCTTGAATATTGGGGCAAACGAGGAATTTCAAAAAATGTAATTGATTATCTTGACATCAGAGAAGACTTACATGGAAATGGAGTATTTAATTTCTATGACACAAATGATGTTCTAACAATGGTCAAATATAGACCTGCAAGAACAATAGAAAAACATTCGGGGCAACCGAAAACATGGTGCCAAAAAGACTCTGATACATCAGCTTTATTATTCAACATGAATAGAGTCAATACATCAAAACCATTATTGATTACAGAAGGGGAAACGGATTGTGCAAGTGCTATTGAGGCAGGATATATTAACACTGTAAGTGTTCCTCTTGGTGCAGGAAATCTTCATTGGATTGAAGAAAATTGGGATTGGTTAAACAATTTTGATTCAATTATTATCTGGTCTGACAATGATGAAGCAGGTATTAAAATGAGGAAAGAGTGTATTTACCGTTTAGGAACATGGAGAACAAAATATATAACAGCACCAGAATATTTTGAAAAAGAGAATGGTAAAAAAGTTCCAATAAAAGATATTAATGATTGCTTACAAATAGGTGGGAAAAATTTTGTGATGAATCTCATTTCAGATGCAAAAGATGTTCCAGTAAAAAGTGTTGTTGATTATTCTGAAATTGAGGAACTTGATATTTCTCAAATGGATGGAGTTAAGACAGGAATCAAACCATTGGATGAAGAATTATTGAAAATTTTCTATGGAACATTAACTGTTCTATCTGGAAGACCTGGTAGTGGAAAAACTTCAATTATAGATCAGACAATTGCAAGAACAATAGATGATGGTAACCCTGTATTTTTGTTTTCAAAAGAAATGCCTGAAAGAATGTCTGCTAATTGGTTCAATACAATTATAGCAGGTAGAAGAAATATGGTTGAAAAAACAAGTAGAGACAATCGAAAATATTACATAGTACCTCAATCTATTCAAAAAAAGATGCAAACGTATTACAACAAAAAATTGTTTATCTATAGAGATGATGAACCTAATGATGTTGATTCAGTTTTAAAATCCGCAGAAGAATGTGTAAGAAAGTTTGGATGTAAATTAATTGTGCTTGATAACCTTATGATGATTGACCTGAATTGTGCAGAGAGTGATAAAAATACGGCTCAAACAAATTTGATTAATTCTTTGATTAAGTTTGCTGCAAAATTTAATGTAGCAGTAGTTTTGATTGCTCATCCAAGAAAAACACAAGATACAAATTCTGACATTGAAATGTACGACATATCTGGAACTTCTAATATTATTAATCTTGCTATGAGATCAATAGGTCTAAGACGAGTTTCCAAAAAAGAAAAAGCTGATGCAAAATCAAAATGGTATAACTTTGATGTAGTACTTACGGTGATCAAAGATAGATTATTAGGAAAAGCAGATTTCCAAATGGGTTTATGGTATGACTTAACTTCTCGAAGATTTTATACGGACTATGAAGAATATGATGCTCAATTTGCTTGGGATAGTGACATATACACAGATAAATTACCATATATAGATAGGTCTGTAGATAATACATTTCCAGACCATTAAGGAGACTTATTATTATGATGGATGAAGAACTGGATTTTTTGCTTGGAACAATGCAATGGTCATTTTCAAGATTAAACTCATATTATAATTGCCCGTATGAATGGAAATTACATTATCTCGAATGTAATAAATCTGAAAATGGATTTTTTGGTGAATATGGTTCACTTGTTCATAAAATCCTTGAAAAGTATGAGAAAGGGGAACTTTCATTATTTGAATTAAATGAATATTATGAGGAACATTTTAATCAAGACGTTCCTCATAATGCTCCACCAAATAAATTCGTAGACATTAGGCAGTCTTATTATGATAAAGGTATTGATTATTTCGATAATATTGATTTAGATTTGGAGAATTATGAGATTCTTGGTGTCGAAGAAAAAGTTGAATTTACTATTAATGGCAAGGATTTTATAGGATATATAGATTTACTTGTTAAAGATAAAAAAACGAATGAGATTATTATTATAGATCATAAATCGGCAAGTTTAAAAATTTTAAAAAACGGTAAAATTAGCAAATCTGATCAACAACATTTTTTAGAATTTAAACGACAACTCTATTTATATTCAATCCCAGTGATAAAAAAATATGGTTCAGTATCAAAACTGAAATGGAATATGTTCAAAGATCAAAAATGGATAGAGATTCCTTGGGTTAAGGAAGAATATGACGAAGCTATTCAATGGGCGAAAGATACGCTTAGTCTCATTGAAAAAGAAAGCGAATGGAATCCAAATCCAGATTATTATTATTGCCATTATTTGTGCGGTCAACGTAATCATGCTTGCGAATATAAGCCAAAACCTACTGGTAAAAAACAACAAGAAGATAATAGACAATATAACCCAGAAACGGACACATATGAGTAGGAGATACTATGCAAAATTATCATAAACACACATCTTATAGTAATGTTTTAATTACTGATTGTGCTGCATCATATGAGGAATATATACAAAGAGCAGTAGAATTAGGGCAAAATGTAATATCAAGCGTAGAACATGGCTATCAAGGAAATTATTACGTCCCATACGAATTGGTTCAAAAGCATAATGATAAGCTTTTAAAAGATGTAGAATCTGGATTATTAACACAAGAACAGTTTGAAAAGAAGAAACTTAAATTTGTGTTTGGAGCAGAAGCATATTGGGTAAAAGACAGATTAGCGGAATATCCCAAAATAGATAAAAAAACAGGCAAAGAAATTCCGAATGAATTTGTCAAAGACAGAACTAATTGCCATATAATTTTATTAGCTAAAAATGAAGAGGGACGTAGAGATATTAATGAAATTCTTTCTGTTGCAAGTATAGATGGGTTTTATGGACAACCAAGAATTGACATCAATCTTTTATTAAATGTAAAACCTGAAAATATCATGGTAACAACTGCTTGTTTGAAATATTGGGCTTACAACGATATTGATGAGATTACAGAAAAATTATATAGACATTTTAAAGATAATTTCTTTTTGGAGATTCAGTATCATAATACTGATATTCAAAAGAAAATAAATAAAAGAATAATTGATTTGCATGATGAATTTGGAATCAAATTAATCCTTGGTTGTGATAGTCATTATATATATCCAGATCAATATAAGGAAAGAGATAATTATTTAGAAGCAAGAGGTATCGCATATGATGAAGATGAACAAGGATGGTATATGGATTATCCTGATGAGCAAGAAGCTCGTAGAAGATTAAAAAAACAAGGTATTTTAACCAATGAACAAATTGATGAATGTATTAAAAATACAGATATTCTTTTAGATTTTGACGATATTGTTTTAAATAAAAACATAAAGCTTCCTAAAAATTATCTTTTTAATGGTGAATGGGTAGGAGATAAATCACAAGAATGGAGAGATACAACATTACATAATTTGGTGTATTCAAAATGGAATGAAATTAAAAATACTGTATCACCAGAGAGATTTAAAGAATATAAAGATGGAATTGAGTATGAATTAAATGCAATTATTGATACAAAAATGGCTGATTATTTCCTCATAGATTATGAGCTTGTTAAAACTGGCGTTGAGAATGGGGGAATAATTACAAAAACAGGAAGAGGAAGTGGAGTATCTTATTATGTTAATTCATTATTAGGTTTCAGTAACATTGATAGATTTATTTCACCTGTAAAGTTATATCCAGATAGATTTATTTCAAAAACGAGAATTTTAAAAACAAAAAGTTTACCGGATTTAGACTTGAATTTAGGTACTCCTGAGATTTTTGCGGATGCACAAATTAAGGTAATGGGTGAAGGTCATGCATATCCAATGATATCATATAAGCCGTTACAGGTATCATCAGCATTCAAGTTATATGCAAAATCTCAAGGATTAGATTTTGAAATTTCTAATGAAATTACAAGTCAGATTAAAGAATATGAAAAAGCTTTAAAGAATGCAGAAGATGATATGAAAGATTCTATTGACTTGTATACCTTTGTAGATAAAAAATATAAAAGTTATATAGATGAAAGCAAAAAATATAGAGGAATTATCAATTCAAAATCTCAAGCCCCATGTGGCTATTTGATTTATGATGGAGATATTAAGCGAGAAGTGGGTTTAATTAGGTGTAAATCCGAAGCGACAAAAAAAGAAGTAATAACCACTGTTATTGATGGAATGGTTGCAGAAAACTATAAGTTTGTTAAGAATGATTTACTAAAAGTAGATATTTGGCTTACAATCAATAATATTTTCAAAGAAGCTGGGATTAAAACTCCTACAGTTCCAGAAATGACAAAACTTATAGAGGACGATGAAAAAACATGGGACGTATATTCTAGTGGTTATACTCTTGGAATTAATCAGTGTGAATCTTCATTTGGTGTGCAATGTTGCAAAAAATATAAACCACAAAATATGATGGAATTAACATCTTTAGTTGCTGCTTTAAGACCAGGATTTAAAACACAGCTTAATAATTTTTTAAATAGACTACCATATACAACAGGTGTTACAGAGCTAGATAACCTTTTAAAAGATTCTTTTCACTATATGATGTACCAGGAATCTATTATGACTTATCTTGGATGGCTTGGAATTGAACAAACAGAGACATATGCTATTATCAAGAAAATAAGTAAAAAGAAATTTAAGGAAAAAGAATTAGCAGAATTAAAGGCTAAGTTGCTTAAAGGATGGGTTAAAAATGTTGGTAGTGAAAATGGTTTTGAAAAGACTTGGGAGATCATAGAAGCCGCATCAAAATATTCTTTCAATGCCTCTCATGCTTTGAGCTACGGTTTCGACTCTGTATATGGAGCATATTGTAAAGCTCATTACCCATATGAATTTTATGCCGTAATGATGCAACATTATTCAGATAAAGGTGATAAGGATAAAGTTTCCGCATATAAAAAAGAAATGTTTGAATATGCAAAAATACGAGTTGGATCATATAAATTTGGATTAGATAACCGAAAATTTTCCATTGATAAGAATAATGGATGTATAAATCCATCTCTATCGTCTATTAAAAATTTCTCAACAGCAATTGCAAATACATTATATGAGCTAGGTAAAGGCAGTTATTCTAACTTATCTGATTTATTTGTATGTCTTAAAACAAATGGCATTGCCGATAGCAGAATAAAAGATCTTATTAATATTGATTATTTTTCAGACTATGGTGATATTAAATATCTTCTAAACTATTTTGATGTTTTCATGAAATTTTATAAGAATAAGAAATATCTATCACAATTTAAAAAAGATAAAGCGTTTGAATTTGGAATTGATTTTGATGTTCTTAGAAAGCATTGTGGTTCAGAAACAGTGAAGACTTTTATGAGAATTGATTCAAAGGCTATTATAGATGAATTAGCTGGAAATTTTGACGAAAAAGTTTCTTTAAAAGAGAAGTTATTATCAAGATACGAAGTTTTGGGTTATATGGATATAGTCGATAAAAAATATGCAGGTTATTGCTTTGTAGAAGACTTAAATGTTGATTATTCTCCAAAGGTAAAACTTTATGCTCTTGCCAATGGAAATACAATTCCAGTAAAAATTAGTAAGAAAATTTTCAAACAAAATCCTATTAAACGTGGAGATATTGTAAAAGTTACAAATCAACATAAAGAACCAAAAAAGAAAAAGATTGATGGACAATGGCAAAAGATAGATGAACAAGAATGGTGGGTTACTGAATACCAAATTTGTTAGGAGTTTAAATGAAACAATATTATACAGATAAAAAATATAAAGAATTATTATCACATATGATAATTTTGGTTGATTCTAGGGAACAGAATAATAAAAGTGTTACAGAATGGTTTGACCGAAATAAAATTCGGTGGAAATCAAAAGCATTGAAAACAGGTGATTATGGATTAATGATTGAGAGTTGCCCGGAATTGGGCTTCTCAATTGACACATATTTTAGTGATGAATTATGTATTGAAAGAAAAAATTCTGTAAGTGAGTTAGCTGGGAATATCGCAAACGTATCGAAAGATGATGATAGGATCTTCAAAGAGTTTAATCGCATGATTAATGTAGAGAAAAATTATCTTCTGATAGAGAATGATAATATAGAAGACATTTTTACAGAAAATTATAAATCAAAACTAAATCCAACATCTTTTTTAAGAACCTTATTGACATGGCAAAATCGTAATAAAATGCACATTTATTTTATTAAAAGAGAATATATGGGCAGGATAATTTATGAATTATGTAAGAATTGTTTAGATTCAAAAATATTAAAGTAGATGACTAAATGAAAATCATAACACGACTACTAACAAAGAATCTTACAAAAACACCTCTCCTATGGATCACATTTAATATGCAGAAATTCAAAAAATATGGGGCAAATGGCTCATGTATGTGTAATATTCATCCTGTATTAAAAGATGATGAACATATTATTTCAGTTATGAATGATTTATGTGATTACATAAGAGAGAATTACGATATGGAGGATATCATATGAGAACAAAACAATATTATAAAGATGCACCTAAAACCATTCATAGTTACTATGTTCCACATGAGAAGAATCCATGTGGTTGTGGATCAAATGTTTATCATTATGAATATGATGGAAAAGATGTTTATGGTGTATGTAACGCTTGTGAAAGAGATATCTATATTTTGGATAAAGATGAAGCGCAAGAAAAATTAAAATCAGGAATATGGAAATAAAATGAAAGCAGAATTTCATGTCAGAAACAATACTATATATAGTGTATTAAATTAAAATAAATACTATATATAGTATGTAAGAAAAGAGGTGAACAACTATTATTCCAGAAAAATGTAATAAATGTGGTTGTGAAGAATTTTACACAAAAGAAAGTGGCACACAGACAGGACTGTATTGTAAGAAATGCAACAAATGGATTAAATGGTTAAGTAAGAAAGAAGTAACTAACTTTAATAAACTGAGTGTTTCTGATGTACAGATTGATACAAATGGTGACATTCATGGCAACTTAGTTTCTTCAATTGAAGAGCGTTTGTGGAGATTTGTAGAATTTCTTGATAAGAAAATTGATGAAGAATTAGAAAGAGAACCATTATCTCAATCTGATTCTATTGCAAAGTGTTCATATTCACTTGCATTAGAAAGAGATAAAAATGCACTCATTAATATTCTTAACGGTAGAGAATTTCATGATATGGGAGAATAAATATGTTATACAAAATTGCAAGCATCAAACATAGTAAAGGAACATTAAAAGGGTTAGATAGGCAGGACGATAGATACCCTATGCGGATTGGAAGAATTATCAGCCTTGATATTAATGATATTTTAATTGGCTTTCCATTAATTATTAAATATGTAAGAGATTCCGATGGTACACCAATGAGATACTTAGTATTAAGAACAAGTTTTGTAAAGTCTTTTGAATATATTAAAGATAAGAATGGAGAAATTACTTGTATAAATGTCGAAACAGAAAATTCTATTTATAAATTTAAGAAAGTGAATGATGAATAATGAATTACTATATCTCAGATGTGCATTTATTCCATAAGAATGTAACAGATGAAGGTTCTAATTTTGATAATAGACCATTTAAAACACTTGAAGAAATGCACAAAACGATTAAAGCAAATTGGAATAATGTAATTACTAATGCTGATCATGTTTATATCCTTGGTGATTTAGCGTGGAAAGAGAATGAAGATGTAATCTCATTTGTAAGCAAACTGAAAGGTAACAAACATTTAATCGTTGGCAATCACGATAGAGTGAAAGACCAAAGATATAAGCAACTATTTGTAGAAGTTTGTGATTATAAGGAAGTAAAAGATAATATCAATGGTAAAGAATATAATGTAGTTCTTTCACACTATCCATTAGCTTTCTGGAATCATCAACATCATTATAGAAGAGATGGAGAAGAATATAAGGTATGGAGCATTCAGTTATATGGTCACGTTCATAATTCAAATGAAGAAACCATCTTTCAAGACTTTATAGAATCGCTGAATGAGAAACATAATATCAAATGTATTGCTAAAAATGTTGGTTGTATGATAAATTACATGGATTATACACCGAGAACATTAGCAGAAATTATTGGAAAGGAAGATATTAAATGCCAGTAAGTAATGATAAGTTTTATAAACCAGAAGAAGCTCTGCACGAATTGCAAGTACAAGAAACTATTCTTAAAACAGCAATTGATGTACAAGTTGTATTGAGAATTTTAGTTGATAAAGAGATAGTAACCCGTGAAGAAGTGCAGAAATATAGAGAAGAAGTAAGTAATAGTCCTAAATATAAAATCGTACTTGATGATATTAAAAGACAAAAAGTAGGATTCCAAGCAGCAAAGGACAACCCACAAGATTATTTAAAAGCGTTATTTAAAGCAAAAATGAATGGAGATATTAAATAAGAAAAATATGAATTTAACTATTTTTGAACGTTATAAATCTTATTTGTTGGGCGATATTGAGCGTATTTTGCTTAAAAATCAATATAAAGAGATTACATTTCTTTGCACTATTAGTCATTATTACAGCTATTCAGGTGATAGGAGTATTAGCTGGATATTATAATGCATTAGCAGAATTTATATATGTATGAAAGAGCTGTTTCATGGAGGTCAAAATGAGAGACAAGAATAGAATACCAGAATTTACTAAAGAGTTAGAAAGAGTATGGATGCAATGTTATCCGGACTTACGATTTGGTCAGTTGATGATAAACTTTCTAAATTATGTTGCACTTGAGCATAAACGAAATCCATTCTTTCCAGAAGAATCAGAGATGTTAAAGTATCTGAAAGAATATGCAAAGAAAAGTCCATATTATAAGGAGAATAAATGAGTAAGAAGAATTATAAATATGTTCCTTGTGTGAAATATGGTGATAATAGCGGATGGATGGGAGATAAATTCACCACTATGCAACAAGCATGGGATTATCTCATGGAACATAAAAAGAAATATGATACAAGTAACGATGTTGTATTTATAGGTGTCATCAAATGTAAGAAAGATGAGAACCCATTTACACGAATTGTTGACATTGGAATAAGGAGTTATAACGTATGGGAATAAAAAGTAGATATGAACGTATTGAAAAGATGAAAAGTTTGATTGAAGAACTAAATAATGCTTCTATTGCATATTACACAAGTACACCAATTATGTCTGATTATGACTGGGATAAAAAATATGAAGAATTACAGATGTTGGAAAATCAAGAAAACATCATCTTTCCAAACAGTCCTACTCAAAACGTTGGATATACCGTATCAGATAAATTGAATGAAGTTAAACTTGATCATTTGATGTTATCGCTCGACAAGACAAAATCTATTAACGATTTGAAACAATTTGCAGGAAATAAACAGTGTATTGTATCTGTGAAATGTGATGGTCTTAGTACGACATTAAAGTATATTCATGGAGAATTAGTAAGTGCTGTTACTAGAGGTAATGGTTATGAAGGTACAGATGTTCTCCAAAATGTATTAACAATCAAAAATATTCCAAAGAAAATCCCATATTATGATGAGTTAATTGTTGATGGAGAAACGATTATTGGATGGGACACATTCAATAAAATTAATGAAAACATTAAAGATACAGATAAAAAATATAAACATCCAAGAAATCTAGTATCTGGCTCATTACTTTTATTAGATAGTAACGAAGCTGCACAAAGAAATATGAGATTTATTGCTTGGCGTGTTATTAAAGGATTTGAACATAAATCTGTTTATGAAGATTTGCTAAATGCAGAAAAGTGTGGATTTGAAAGAGTTCCAATGATTCCATATATAGGATGCGAAAATACCCAAACTGTATTAGATACAATTAAAGATGTTGCTGATGAGAACAATATTCCATATGACGGTGCAGTAATGACATATGATGATTACGATTATGGAGAATCATTAGGCAAGACTGATAAATTCTTTAGACATTCCATTGCATATAAATATGAAGATCAATTATATGAAACTGTACTAAAAGATATTGAATGGAATACTTCTAAGACAGGATTGATTAACCCAGTAGCAATATTTGAACCTATTGATTTAGATGGTGCAATTACTACCAGAGCTACATTACATAACATTTCTTATATCAAGAAATTATCTCTTGGTATCGGTGACAGAATCAGAGTATATCGCTCAAATAAAGTTATCCCCAAAGTACATGATAGTATTGATAAATCTAATAATTTTACAATTCCAGATAAATGTCCTATTTGTGGTGGAGAAACTAAAATTGTAAAAGAAAATGATTCAGAAGTTCTCATGTGTATGAATGATGATTGTCAAGGTAAATTATTAGGTAAACTTGTTCATGCAGTAAGTAGGAATGCACTGAATATTGACGGATTGTCAGAAGCTACACTTGAGAAATTTATTTCTCTTGAATGGTTAGATTCCATTAAGAGTATTTATCATCTATCCGATTATAAAGGGAAAATGTATGGTCTTGATGGATTTGGTAAAAAATCAGTAGATAAGTTGTTAGAATCTATTGAAAAGAGCAAAGAAACTACACTTAACAGATTTATTTATGCACTTTCCGTACCCATGATTGGCAAAAGTGCAAGTAAAGATATTGCTAAACATTTTAAATATAACTTTGATGAATTTTATCATTGTTTCTCTTGTGGATATGGATATTTTTGGAATCTTAAAGTAGATGGTATCGGTGTAGTTGCAAGTAATAATATTCAAAAATTTGCCATAACACACATGAATAAAGTTTTTGAATTGAGTAAAGAATTTACATTTAAAATTCCTAGTGAGTCTAATAATGCTCAAAATACCTTACAAGGAAAAACATTCGTTATTACAGGATCATTAGAGAAATACAGTAATAGAGATGAACTGAAATCTATTATTGAATCAAATGGCGGTAAAGTATCTGGTTCTGTATCGGCTAAGACATTTGCGTTGATTAATAATGATATTGAATCTTCTTCCAGTAAGAACAAGAAAGCAAAATCATTGGGAGTGCAAATTATCAATGAAGAACAATTTATGCAACTATTAAATTAACATTATAATAAGAAAGGATTTTATAAAATGAAGTGCAAAGTCAAATTAAACACAATCAATGACGCAGGATTGTTTGTAGCAAAATGTGGAGAATATAAAGATGTGGATATCGACTATGTATATTCTAGGTACACGATTGATGCCAAATCTATTATGGGGATTCTAAGCACAAGTCTTAATAAAGCGTGTGTTGTAAATTTCTTATCGGATGATGAAAAATTATGTAATCAATTCAAAGAAGATATTAGATTATGGATTGTGGAGGAATAAAGAATGGGAACAATTACAATTTTGTCAGAAACAACTAAAACACCAATTACACTTATTGGTAATAGAGCAGGTATTTGTTGGGGAGCAGATGTGACAAACGCTGAAAAAAACTATAAACGTGGTGTTGACTGTATTAAATCTGGTCATGGACGTACATTTGAATTTCCTGATGTTCATATGGTTATTGATGGATTTAGTGCAAGAGTAATGAGAGAATACGAAAGACATGTAGGTGGATTATCCCCTTGGTTACAAGCGTCTACAAGATATATCAATTACAATGACTTTGATATTATCGTTCCTAAATCTATTAAATCAAATGGAGATGCAACAATTACATATAATCAAGCTGTGAAAAACATTAGAAAAGCATTGTCAGAATTAAATGACTTAGGTATTCCAAGAGAAGATCTTGCGAATTTGCTTCCATTAGGAATGACAACGAAAATTGTTGAAAAAAGAAATCTTCGTAATCTCATTGATATGAGTCATGTAAGAAAATGTACAAGAGCATATTGGGAATTTAGAGAATTATTTTCCACTATTGAAAATGTTTTAAGAGAATATTCAGATGAATGGGCGTGGATTGTTGATAATATGTTTAAACCCAAATGTGAATTAACTGGATATTGTGATGAGACTAAATCTTGCGGTCGTAAGCCAAGAAAGGAAGCGTGATTATTATACATACAGTATATTGTGTATTAGGAAGAACAGGATCAGGCAAATCAACTGTGACAAAAGAAGCTGCAAAGCAATTGAATATGAATATCTTGCGCTCATATTCAACTAGACAATATCTACGACAAGGTGAAACAAAAGAAAATTCAGACCATATATTAATTTTACCAGATGAAATAGAGAAATATCGTAATGATATGATTGCCTATACTGATAGAGTAGGATATTGCAATTTCGCAACAAAACAACAACTCTTAGATAATGACTTCTACATTATCAATCCCACAGGATATTACGAATTAAAACTTAAAACAAAAGATATGGATATTGAATTAGTAACCATTATGGTGAATGTTCCATACAATGATTTACGACAAAGAGCAAGAAAACGTGGAGATTATGACGCTTGGCAAGCTAATTACATCAAGGAAAGTGCAGAATTTTCCAACTTTGAGAAATCCAATCTTATTGATTACTTTGTATTGAATGATAGAAGTCTGGAAGAATCTGTTGCGAAAATGGTACGTGTAATCAATAAAGACAGAGCAAAACGAGGTATCACAGATGAGAAATGATATTAAAACATTATATGTTGATTTTGATGGAACGTTAGTCGCCACCATAGATGCGATTGTTGATTTATATAATGAAGATTTTCAATATTACAAGAAATTCCATTATGTAAATTGGTGGACTGTTGATACTTGGGGATTTGAAGAATGTAATTGTGCTCCACCTGGATATATTGATTTGTACTTTAATCAGCCAAGATTCTTTGAGAGATTACATTTTATGCCTTGGGCTGAACGTGCAATCAATGAACTATTTGAATACTATTCTATTAAAATTGTGTCACATGGATATTCACCTAATCTTAAACAAAAAGAGGAATGGATTAAGAAAAGATTTCCAAATATAGAATTTATTGGCGTAAATCTCAAAGAACATTCCGATAAGTCACACATTGATATGAGTGACGGATTATTCATTGATGATAGTACAAAAAATCTTGCAACTTCCAATGCAAAAGAAAATATTTGTTTTGGTAGAACATATAGTTGGAATAAAGATTGGACAGGTAAAAGATTACAGAATTGGGCTGAAATTAGACAATATCTGCTAGGAATTGGGAAAGAGGTGACTTTGGAGAAGTGATTATTAGTAGCGGAGAGCTAGTACGGGAATTAAAACGCATTGGGGATAATTTCATTACTGTTGAAGTTGAGAATAGAGAATATGTAATTGATATGATTGCACACAAACCAAACTGTGCTGACTCATTATGCACACATCTTGTTTTGAAATGTAAAGATGGTGGCAACGGTGAAATCAAAAGAATTTGTTCATAAGAGTGGAGATATTGGTTGATAGGTTACATCTTGTAGATAAAGATAATGTGCTAAATATAAATCTGATATTACTATTTTCAGAAAACATTCTAATTATGACTATTAACAATTTATATAAATATCTCCACTACGGATATTATAACACGAAAAAAGAGAAAATAAATATATACGAGAAAAATAGTAAAGGAAGATAAGAAAATGACCGAAAACGAGAAGAAATTACTTATAGAACTTATTTGCAATGAACAAACTCATATGATTATCAAAGATTATACCAGATATGATACTGATAAATATAAAGAATTAGAAGCACTTAAAATTAAGATCAAAGATATGTGAGAGGGGTGGTTATTATGAATGTAGTTGTTATCGGAGTTGGAACTTTTATCATTGCGTGTTTACTGGTAATTGCGTATATGTGCTTGTGTTTGGCAGTTTCAACAAAAGATAGAGAGAAGATTGAGAAGAAAATATTTAATAAGAGATTTGGTAAAGGAGATAATGAATGACAGTACAGGAATGGTTAGGAACAGAGAATCAATTAGGACAAGATATTTGGGAAAGAAAATACAGATATGAAAATGAAACTTTTGATGAGTGGATTAATCGTGTATCTGGTGGAAATTCAGAAATTGCTAATTTAATTAAAGAGAAAAAGTTTTTATTCGGTGGCCGTATTCTTGCCAATAGAGGTCTTGAGAATAAAGGACGTAAAATTAGTCTCAGTAATTGCTATGTAATTGAACAACCAGAAGACAATATTGAAAGTATCTTTGACTGCGCTAAAAAACTTGCTCGTACATATAGCTATGGTGGTGGATGTGGAGTTGATATTAGTAAATTATCTCCAAGAGGTGCAAAGGTCAATAATGCCGCTAAAGAAACAACTGGCTCTGTATCGTTTATGGATTTATATTCTATGGTTACTGGATTAATCGGGCAAGCGGGACGTAGAGGAGCTTTAATGCTTAGTCTTTCATGTGAGCATCCAGACTTAGAAGAATTTATTGGTATTAAATCAGATCTTGATAGAGTCACAAAAGCTAATATCTCTATTAGAATTACAGACAAGTTTATGGCTGCGGTAAAGAATAAAACTCCATTTACTCTATCATTTACTAGGTTAGAAACAGGAGAAACCATCACTAAAGAAATTGATGCATATGAAATGTTTCATAAAATGTGTGAAATGAACTGGGATTATGCTGAACCTGGAATGCTTTTCTGGGACAGAATCAATAATTGGAATCTACTTAGTTGTGATGATGAGTTTGAATATGCAGGAACAAATCCATGCGCAGAAGAACCTTTGCCAGCGGGAGGTTCATGCCTTCTTGGTAGCATTAACCTAGCTGAATTTGCATGTGATACAGGATTTGATTTTGAGAGTTTTAAGCATTGTGTCAAATCGTCTGTTATTGCATTAAATGAAGTATTAGATGAAGGACTTCCACTCCATCCATTAAAAGAACAAAGAGAATCTGTATATGATTGGAGACAGATTGGACTTGGAATCTTTGGTCTTGCCGATTTGCTTATTAAACTGGGAATTAAATATGGTAGTCCAGAAGCCATTGATTTATGTGACATGATTGGACATACTATGGCAGATATGGCGATTAAAACATCTGCTGTGTTAGCAAAAGAATATGGTGTATATCCTAAATATAAACCAGAAGCGGTAGAACAATCAGCGTTTTATAGTAAAAATGCATTAGGAGAAACAAAAGAATTAGTAGAATCATTTGGACTTAGGAACTCTCAGTTACTTACAATTGCACCAACTGGATCTCTTTCAACTATGATTGGTGTATCTGGTGGTATTGAACCTATTTTTGCAAACTACTATACAAGAAAAACAGAGTCTCTTAAAGGTCATGATGAATATTATAAAGTCTATACTCCAATTGTAAAAGAATATATGGAAAAACATGGATTAAAAGATGATTCTGAATTACCAGATTACTTTGTAACAGCTCAGACACTTGATTATAAGAACAGAATTTATATGCAAAGTATTTGGCAGTCGCACATTGATGCATCTATCAGTTCTACTGTTAATGTTCCAAATGATTTTACGGTTGAACAGGTGGAAGGATTATACATGACTGCATGGGATGCTGGATTAAAAGGTGTGACTATCTTTAGAGATGGATGTAAACGTGCAGGTATTTTGACAACTTCATCAACAAAAGAAAATGATGCAATAGAAGAAACCAAACCACTTCCAAGAGGATATATTGTTGTTGCGGATGACAATGTAATTGGGCTAAAACGTAAGATTATGTCTGGTTGCGGAAGTTTACATGTTGTAGCAATGTTTGATCCTATTAGTGGAGAATTGCTTGAAACTTATATTTCAAAAGGTTCTACAGGTGGTTGTCAATCAAACTTAGCTGCTGTATCTCGACTTATTTCATTAAGTGCTAGAGCAGGTGTTGACGTATATACGATTGCAGATCAATTAAAAAGTTGTCCTGCTTGCCCTTCTTATGTAGGTAGAACAATGACAAAACATGATACAAGTAAAGGTAAGTGTTGTCCAGATGCGGTAGCTAATGCATTAATTGAAATGTACAAAGAAATGCAAGAGAGTATTTCCGATGGTGATAAAGATATCTCTGTGAAGTCACAGACAATTAAGAAAAACATTGAAAGCAAAGAACTTACAGTTAATGTTGACATTAAAAATCCTTGTCCTGTGTGTGGGGAAGAACTTACGTTTGAAGGTGGATGTAATGTCTGCAAAAACTGTGGATGGAGTAAATGTGATTAAATAAAAATAACTATGGGAGTCTTAATTGACTCCCGTACAAAAGGAGAAAATCTTATGGTAGAACCAAAAACATATCGTGTAAAACAATCAGTCAAAGATAGAGATTTTGTATCTAATAATTTCAGAGTAACCACAACTCAGTATATACTGAACAAACCATTGTATACAGAAGAAATTATTCTTAATCTTACCGTAGATAAAGAAGATTACTTCGTATCAACAAATGTACGATATGCAAATGGAACATTATTCGCACCATTCTATAATCCAGATGATAGAGGTAATAATAAACTCTACAAAAAAGTAGTAAAAGCGTATAACAAATTCATGAGTAATATGAAAGATATTTTTGAGGAAGTATCAGAGAATGAAGACTATTAATAAGGGAGATACCGTATATTATACACGAGTATTTCCAGAAACAGGTACATACGATTTGTGCGATTTAGTGATAAGAACTGTTATGGATAATTGGTTCTGCGGTGTAGACAAGAAAGACAAACGTGCATATTTACTAGGGTTCAATGAGATAGATGAAAATGTCTTTGATAATCGTTCAATTGCTCTTAAAAGAATACACAATGCAGAACAAAAATATCCGCAAATAAACGGAGAAACATATTATGAGGAATATTAAAAATAACGTTGATTTAGAATGGAATGTATTTGTGTCTGATATAAATAAAAGACAAATGAAAGTATTTAATATCTTTAATCATATAAGTTACAAACAAGAAATTCTTGAATTATTGAATCACAAAGATAATTATACACAAGAAGGATTTAGAGAAAATAGTAAAATCATCAACTATGCATTGCTATTGGTGTAAATGCGAGTGGGAGATTTTAATAGCTCCTTTGATTGGTGATTTTGATAAGGAATCTGTAAAAATAGACGTGTATATGCAGTTAGAAATGAATTGGAATCACTACATAAAATATTTATGGGAGATATAAATGAAGAAATTAACTTACGTTACTGAAAAAGGGGATATATTGTTTCACCCAGACGGTTATCCATCTGATAAAGGACTTACAATTAAGCAGCTTGCCAAAAATAAAAAATGGAAAACTCTTAATAAAATTGCTCGCCAATTAGCAAATTATGAACAATCTGACAATATTAAACAATCAATAAAATTAAGTAATGATATAACACTTTATTATATTGATTTTAGATGGTCGAAATGTCATAAAGGGATAGAACACGATGGATATAGTGATGAATGTAACCATTGTAACGACTATGGTTGTAGTAGTAAAAAAGAATACTATATAGACACAATTAACCTTATTGATCATTTGGATTATATTTCTAAAAAGGATATTGGTAAAAAATACTTTTTTACATATGAAGAAGCTCAATCTAAGCTAAAGGAGTTGTAAAATGCTTAAGTATTATAAATCAAGAACAGAAGTTTTCATTAATAAAATACGTCCATTTCTTATCAAGTTATATAAAGATGAAATATCAGAAATAATTCCAGATACACCATCCATCAAAGCCGATTGGGATAATATATTGAATATATACGAGAAACTAGGTTTATATTTACCATATGGACTTCGTAAAACAAGAAAAGGATTAAAGTTTTATTATCATGATTATTTCTCAATTAAGCAATGGAAAGAAGAATTAAACATAGAAATTAAAACCACATGGACAGAATACAAACCTACAATTAATGAACTTTTAAACTTTCGTGATGGTGATAAAGCTATTCAATATCTCGTTGAGCGTGGGCTTAACACACATTATTAATAAAATAATTATAACAAATTACATACACAAAGGAGATTAGCAATATGGCAAAGAGAGTTGCAAAATTTGAGAAAGTTACATACGGACAGTTTGAAAAAGATTGGCTTGATACATTTGATATTCCTGAATTAGATACATCAACCAGACGTGAGATTGAGAGTATTTACGGAGCAATTACACTACCCAAAAGAGCAACAAAAGGTAGCGCAGGATATGACTTTGTAAGTCCTCTGACATTCACTTTAAAGCCTGGTGAAACCATTAAAATTCCTACTGGAATCAGATGTGGAATGAATACTGATTGGGTGTTAATGCTGTATCCTAGAAGTGGATTAGGATTCAAATTTAAAGTTAGACTTTGTAACACCGTTGGAGTTGTGGATAGCGATTTTTATTATAGTGATAATGAAGGTCATATCTTTGTTAAACTCTCAAATGAAGGAAATAAAGAGATTAAAATTCTTAGGGGAAATTCATTTTGTCAAGGCTTATTCATGGAATATGGAATCACAGAAGATGATAAAGTAGAAACTTCTCGTAATGGTGGATTTGGCAGTACGGACAAGAATAAAGGGTGATGTAATATAGAAGCAAAAGAATCAAATAATATAATCAGTGATGAAAATGGTGCATTGATTATTATAAATATCTTATATGAACAAGGCATTATTAATAAAAGAACTTATGATAATATTTTGAAAAAGTATAAGATTACATAATATAGAAAAATACTGTTGAAAATAAGGCTTATTTTATATATAATAGTATATAAAATAGGCTTTATTTTTGAAAGGAGATAACATGGATAATTATATAACGTCCCTCGATAGAAATAGACCAAGAAATATTGCTTTTTATGGACGTGTTTCAACTGAACATGAAGCACAATTATCAGCATTACAAAACCAAATGCAATGGTATGACGATCAATTAAAGTTCCACCCCAATTGGAATTTAGTTGAAAAGTATATTGATGAAGGAATAACAGGTACTCAAGCAAAGAAACGTCCAGGATTTTTAAGGATGATTGAAGACTCTAAAAAAGGGAAATTTGATTTAATAGTAACAAGAGAGGTATGTAGATTTGCTAGAAATACAGTAGACACTTTGGTATATACCAGAGAACTCAAAAGCAAATATAATATAGAAGTATATTTTGTAGATGATAATATTTGGACTATGGATGGTGATGGGGAATTACGACTTACATTGATGGCTACATTAGCACAAGAAGAAAGCCGAAAGACTTCTGATCGTGTTAAAGCAGGACAAAAAATCAGTAGAGAAAATGGCTCATTGTATGGTAATGGAAATATCTTAGGATATGATCGTGTTGGAATTACCTATGTAATTAACGAAGAACAGGCTGAAACAGTTAGAATGATTTATGATATGTATTTAGATGGTCTTGGATCAATGAAAATCGCTAAGTCATTATCTGTTCAGCAACGTAAGAATGCAAGTGGAGATATAAAATGGTCTGCTGAACGTGTAATGAGAATATTAAAAAAATCAACATATACAGGTGTGCTTGCTTATGGTCAATCACATAGTAATAACTATCTTGAGCAAAAGAGAATTAATAATCTTGATAGAGACAGTTATATGTATCAGAAAGTAAACATTCCTGTTATTATACCACAAAATAAATGGGATGATGTGCAAAAAATAATCGCTAGACGTACAAAATCTGTAGGCGATAAATTATCTGGTAAAAAAGACGTAAAAGAATTTTGGAGTAAAAAACTTCTATGTAATTGTGGTAGTTCTTTTAGAAGGAATAAATGGAGAACCAATAAGACTGGTGAAGCAGTATATGGATATCAATGCCAAAGACAGCTTAATTATGGAAGTAAACAATTTCGTGAAAAGAACGGATTAGATACGGATGGATATTGTGGAATTAGAATGGTTGCAGATTGGAAACTTGATATGATGGCAAAAATGGTTATAGAACATATTTGGAAGAATAAAGGTGAATCTGTTATATTAGCATTAAAAATGATATCTGAAAACTATGAAGAAGATGTAAAACCAAATAAAAAGAATATCAAGGAAACAGAATTAAAAATAGAAAAACTACAAAAACGATTACAGAACTTAATAGAAATGAGAGCAGATGGTGAAATATCAAAAGAAGAGTTTGCTGAATCAAAAAATACGATCACTGAACAGATTTCTATATTAAATTCTGAATTAACAATTGACGAAGTTGAATCAGATGAACCAGAATCAATTGAAAAAAAGATAGAAGTTATAAAACAAGCCATGAATGAGGTTATAGATTTTTCACAACCTAAGTTGCCAAAATATATCATTGATAAATTCATTTCAAGAGTTCTTGTTCTTGATAACAATAAATTTAGATGGTATATTAGTTTAGGAAATGATTATGATAAGAACTCAGACATATATTTAGACACACAAGTAGAAGGACGCAAAAATAATTATTCTGCTCAGATATTAAGTAATGATGATAGCCTATCTTCTGTCCATAGCAGCACAGGCAGCTATCGCAGAAACAAAGGCGAAATAATTAACTTAAATTTCGTTATTACTTATAAAATGGCACAAGATTACAGAAAGTCTATTGGTAAATACTTACGTAAGAATCAATGGTCTGACGCAATCATTGATGTCGCAGTAGAACTATAAAGAGTTCTATTAATGTCCAAACGATATATAATACCTCATGGTGTGAGAAATCATACCGTGGGGTATTATTTTATTTACAATTTACAGACGTAAAAAATAGGACAGAAGAGTATCATTACTCAACTGTCCTAAATTATTTTTATTCTCTTGACTTGCAGAACAAATGTTTGTATAATGTAAGCATGGAGGTAAGATGCTATGAACACAAATCAATTAAAATATGAAAATAATAATACAAAAAATCTTATTAATGAAGTTTATCGTATAAATCCAAATATAAAGTTTACTACATTTGGGAACGTGATATCTGAAAAAGAAGCCATGATGTTATATCGTGCCGTTTTAAAAAATTGTAACAATAAGAATACAAATCTTGTTTATATTCCAGTAATCAGTATGTAAGCGTAAAAAATAGGGTAACCAGAAATTAATCTGATTACCCTATAATTATTTATTCTTCTAATTTATCGTGATCAAACCCAACACTCATTAATTTTTTATATTTATCATTTACAAATTCCATAGAAGATGTTACTCGACCATTCTCCATATGATTTTCTTCAAGTATCTGTTCATACTTAACATATGTATCAATAACATGATCATACTGTTCTTTGCTGCATCTACGATGATTCATAATCGCACTTGCAAAATCTAACATTTCCCAACGCATATCATCAATTTCTTTATTGATAAATAGTTGTTTTAATTCTGCCATTTGTTTACTCAAATTCTCTTGATTCTCTTGAAGATTATTACGAATTTCAATACTTTGTCCATGATACGTTTCTTGATTATCAAGAAATGTTGTCTTGACTTTTTCTAATTCGCTTTCTAATGTGTCTAGTCGTTCATTTACGGCGTTTTCTCTTAATTCCTTACCAGACTTCAAGTCAAGTGATTCAAGCGTTCCTTTCCATAATTTAGTACCTTCTACGATCAATAGAAGAACTAATACTACACAGAGGATAATTGTAAATATCCCCTGTGAATTTATCTCATTTAATGTACTAATCATCTCATATCCCTCAATCCTTTCCGCAAAAAGCTAAAATTATTTCTTCTTAATGTACTGAGCAGATACATAACCTGTGTACTTACCTGCAATTCTAACTTGATACCATTTATTTCCAGATGTATCTTTTTTGGCTTTTAACACATCTACTAAGTTCCCTCTTTTAAGAATTGGATAAGATGATAATTTACCATAATTTGTTCCTGCGCCAGTACGCACATTTAACTCAGATGCGGTTACTTCTCCGACAAATGGATATTTAGGTTTACTTGTAGAAGCACTAGGTTTTGTAACAACTGCATTAGGATCTTTGATGTTGGTTTTTTCAACATATCCTACAAATTTATCTGCAATTTTCACTTGATAACGTGTTCCAGACACACCAATTACATCTACTAAATTATCTTTATTTAGCTTTGGATATGTAGATAATTTTGATGTTCCTGTAGGATTTGCAAATACATCTGTGCCATCTTTTGTGGCTGCACCTACCCATTTTTTGTAGGTTGATGTGGATGGTTTTGAAGTAGAAGATGAGTTCATAATTGATTTAACGATAGAGTAATCTGGACGACAGAATTTAGTGCCTGGAAGATTTGAATTATTATAACTTTTGGAACATACCGATCCTCCATTGGCTATTATCGTGCTTCCATTATTTGTATTTCCTTCAATTGTGTAGAACTTATCACCCTCAACTTTAGTAACAATACCAGTATGAGCAAATGTTCCATTGCGATAGAAGATTACAATGTCTCCACGCTGAGGATTAGCATATTTTGTAAATCTTGCGCCAAGAGTAGGGCAATAAACATATGGGAAATCATTCTCATGTTTAAGTAATTTTTTCGCAGTTTCAAGTCCAAAAGTCTTATACATACACCACGATACCCATACAGCACACCAAGCAGATCCATTCCATGACGGCTTTAAATCTCTCCAATATTTTGTATAGTTACCATCCCCAACATTTGCTGTTTTATCATCAAGTTGTGCATTAGATTTCTTTTCCATATATCCAATTTCCGCCTGAGCAGTAGCAATAAGAGCATTAATTGCTTTTTCTGTTGTCATATTATCACTTCCTTGTAGGGTATTATTTGAGTTGTTATTAGATATGTTTTTGTTACTGATTTTTTCTTTTAGCCAACCATATACTTTTTGTTGTCTTGTCTTATAAGCACCAACTTGATTACCTGTATCAGTTTTGCAAGCTGCATATAAATGATCTAATGTATATGGCTTTTGCGTTTTCTTTAAGATACGTGTACAAGCAGATTGACCACCTTGATGAATAAAGTTTGCACACATAAAAAGAGCATCCACATCAGATACACCTTGTTTCTGAGCGAATGCGATATGAGATTCCATTTGTTTTTGAATGCGATTATTCTGCACTTTAATTCCATCAGGAGAACTGATAATTGCTTGAATTGCTTTAGCTTTTGCAGAACCTCTAGCAGGACTATAACCTGTCCATGATGCACGTTGTAAATCTGATTCAATTCCTGCATTATCGTACTTTCTGAAAGTTGTTGGATAAGTATTTAAAATTTCTTGTAATAATCCTTTTGCTAAACTTCCATACTCTTGAAAAGCACCAATTGTACATGATGTTTCATTAGAACAATTAGCATAAGCAGGAGTATAATCATCATATCTAGCTTGACCATATATTTGACCACCAGTTTCTACAGCGGCGATAATTTTAATTAAAATATTCATTTGTGACTGTGTATATTTAGCCATAAAATCACCTCATTTTCATAAAAATAGAGAGCCTTGCTATAACACAAGACTCCCTCTAAATTTGAGCATAAAAATAAGAGGTATCTCACCTCTTCGACAAAAGTTTATACATTCTTTTTATTCATGCTTCAACAATTACATCATCATAACCATCTGTAATGAGAATAGTATCTACATCTTCCTTCCAGTTCTTATACAGTTTAGTTTTCACAAAATACGCTCTGTATTTCTTCTGACCTGCTTCAATACTTTTGTCTGCTTCTTTCATAATCATACGTGCAATAAATGTTGTCATATCTTTCATATCCTTTCTATGTCCTTTCTATTAATAGAGTTATATAATTACGCACCCATAAGGGTAGGTAATACATCAGTTAAGATACTATCTACAGTAGTAGACAGTTCTGCATTCATTGCTTCAAGTTCTGCAATACGTTCTTTGTCAGTCTTTTCAACTGCTTTTTCATAATTGAGATATTTTTCTGGATTGGCTTTGATATCATCAATATCCAGAACACCAATATCTTCAATGATTTCATTGTAGTCATATTCATACATAGTTATAGAAACAGATTCTCTATCATTAACATGATTTTCTGTAACTTCTGTTTCATTTAGACAGACGTATGCGTATACCTTATCTTTTTCAACAACCTTAACAGAAGGCTGCTTTTCCATAAAGCGAGATTTTGTCATATTCTTTCACCACTTTCTTAGAGATTTTCATAATATCTTTTACATGATATTTTTGAATTACTTTTACTGAGTTACTATTTTTTAACAATCCCCAGTAGGAGATTATTTTTCTTGCATGAGATTCTAAAACTTTTTGATGAGTCTTTATTCGTTTCCATATTCGTATAGCTATTCTGCGAATTCTTTTAAATACTCGTCTACGAATAGTAATATGAGTTCTATAAATACGGAATCCCATCATATCAATAAATGATCCATCACATTTTCTATCAACAAATGACATTTTCTGTACAAACCATGATTCTTTTATTTTTAGACCAAGAGATTTGCAATATTTAATAACTTCCTTGACTGCTTTATGCATGTCTTTAGCTGATGTTCCAATCATTAATATGTCGTCCATATAGAACAATCTATGATATACAAGACAAATAGAAGACTTAGTTCCATCTTTATGTCTTCTTACTTTGTGTAGATGTCCTATAAAGTGATATATTTGGGATAGATACAGATTACAGAGGTATTGAGAAAGAAAAGAGCCAATAGATAAGCCTTGTTCAAAGCTATTAACAAGTTCTTTGATAAGCCACATTAACATATCGTTTTTAATATGTTTTTCTAAGAATTGAATTAACTTATCCTGTGGAATGGATGGATAACATTTACGAATGTCCAGTTTAGCAAAATATTTAAGAGATTTATTACGCATCCATCTTTGTATTATACGAGAGCCTTTTAAGCATCCTCTATCTTTGATAGAAGCATATTGATGAACGCCTATGCGACATAATAATGGTTTAAGTCCTTCAATTGCAATATAATCATATATTTGTTGTTTTACATGTTGGATTCCTATATTACGGATTTTATGAGAAGAAGGATCAATCTTTTCTTTGTACCAGATTGGTGGAAATGATATAGATTTGCTGATAAGTTCTGAACGAATTACAGTTATTAGAATTTCAACAAATGGTCTTATTGCTTTTCTACCGTACCGATAATAGATGTTGTATATTTGACATTTTCTTAATCCAGAAATATCGGATAATAATTCCAGTGTATCGTTACGTTTATATTTGTCTGCTAGACAACGATATGTTGCATTTGAAATTAAATCACGATTTGTAATGTCGATATTTTTACAGTATTTCTTCGTGCATAATACCTCCTGTTTTATTTTTTTGTATATAAAATAAATATTAGATAGTATATTTTATCAATCCATATATCGTATACACGATTATATTTAAAAGGCTTTTCGTCAATACTACTAAGCCCAACTATATTAGAATATAGTTCCTCCTATGTTAGCGAGGTTGGTTTATGAAAATAATTTTAACCATCAGGTTACGTTAATCTTTCGATTAAATACTTTTTTACAAGTACGAAACACACTACTAAAGAATAAATATTTTAAATATATTCCGCACCGAGATTGTACCAATTATCCCAAGAAATCCTGCTCCTGGCATTGAGGTATGCAGTACCAGCATTAGACCTATCCCTAAGATTACCGCCCGTAGTGTAAGACCGTTTAATACTTATTTTACATACTTAAAGCTTCTTCAATAGATTTACCTCTATTCAATCTGGCTTCTAAAGTTTTTGTTTTCAAATTATATAAACTAGCCCATTCTGGAAGAGTCATGGTCTTACCATCATATGTATACGATTTTGATTGATTTTTTCTTATGTACTCTTTCTTTGTCATCCATATACAATTATCTGGATTAAATCCTTTATCTAATTCTATACGACATAAAAATAAATTATCTTCATATCCATGAGACATCGCCCAATCATAGAAATTCATAAAGTTTTGTTTCCATTCATTGCAAACATTCTCCCTAGCAATAAGAGATAACCATTTATTATGAATTTTTGTGCCAGTCATTCCATGAATAGTACTATCTTGTTTTGCTTTTTCTTTTCTATAGCAACCGCATGACTGTGTATAACATCTATTGAGATTATGTGTACTCACGCTAACTAATTCTGGATTACCGCAACTACATTGACATAACCATCTAACTTCTTTATTAATTGAGAAATCCCTACCAATGACAGTAAGCCGACCAAATTGTTTACCAGTCAAATCTTCTGGTGGGGCAGTATTCCCAAATGTGCCACCATTCTGAATATTATATCCATAGTTAGAATTTTGCGTTTTAAAAGTTTGAATTAATATTTTTTCAATTCTATCAGCACTTTCCTTAGAAAGATCTTCGAATAAAATCTCATGCTCAAAATTATCCCATTCATATTTCTGAATAGCATTCCAAAAATATGCACATGCATGATACCGACATCCATCCTTACCAGATCTGATTTTTAATGTATGACAAGTTTGACCAATGTATTTTTATTATTTATTTTGTTGGTATGACAATAAACAATATATTTTGCTTCATTATGTTCTTCCAAATGGTTTCCTCCTAAATTTGTACAATAAAATAAGAGTGCTTTCACACTCTTGATTAATTCTCTGTTTAAGGTTTTAATAATGCGTTTGTTGCAATCTCATCTGCTAATTCGTTGTATGTTATTCCACAATGGGATTTTACCTTTACAAAACCTATTTGAATTTGTTTTGAGTATAGTAACATAGTGTTTACATAATCCTTAGTATATTCTTGATTTGCATTCCATTCTCTTGTGAGCCATTTAAGTATTCCTTCATAATCATAAAATATAGTGATTTTTTGAAGATTTTTTTCGATAGCTTTCTTAACAACAAATTTTACAGCTTCACATTCAGCACCGACATTATGAAGTTTTATGATTTGTTGGTGAGATTGTGTTTTCCAACGAAATACTTTATCATAAGTTTCTTTATTGTCTTGAGTAAATAAAACAATGCCATATCCACCTTTATTTTTATTTTGCGAATATGCACCGTCTGTAAATGCAATAGCTTGATATTGATTCAAACCATTAATCATTTTATCTACAGAATCGTTAAATATATTTACTCGTTCTTGTGACCATATTTCTTTGATAAGTAGTTACCTTCTTTCTTTTTTATTAAGAGGGGAGAAGTCCCCTCTTTTTTCTCTTCACTTGCTTCGCAAGTTCGTTCAAAAATTCACCCCTTGGACAACCTGTTTTTAATCGGCACCGAGAACGAACCAATCAACCCAAGAAATCCAGCCCCTGGCATGGAGGAAAGCAGAACCAGCATTAGACCAAACCCCAAGAGTACCGCCCATCAGATATTCTCTTGTGCCAGAAGTGCTTGTACCACCTGCGTATAACATATCAGCCCAACCTTGGGAATTTGAAGAACCTTTTGCAGATGGGAACCATCCACCAGTATTAACATCAACTGAAATGTCACCAATCCAATAATCAGATCCTTTTCCATCTGAATTAGCAGGAATTGTACCAATGCATGTATATTTACTTCTAATTGTTGCGTCAGAAGAACTATGAGCAAGACTTTTTGGAGCAATATATACTTTCTTGCTATAATCGCTTTGGAAATCCATAACTGTATCAGATGCAACCATATATCCACCTACAGCATACTCACGACCCTGTACTCTATATGGATGTTTTCCATCAGTGTTAGAAACATAACTTCCATCATGTCTACCAATAACTTTATCCGTAGTTCCAGACCACCAATGCATAGATGAGAGAGTAATGGATGCATTTACCGTATCGGATAACTTAACAGGAGTAGTATTAAATCCTGTTTCAATGTCAAGATATACAGCTTTATTATTCTCATCAAGTGTTTCAATACGCAACACTTTTACATCATCGGCATATTTGTGCATATTCTTTACTCCACGATCAATATTTACTGTATTAGTATCAGTTTTTAATTCTCCATATCCAACTGATACATAAGAACCAACAAGAATATTTTGTGCCTGTGCATTTGTAACAGGGAAGTATGTATGTGCATCCGCAGATTGAATAGAAGCAGAGTATTGGAAATTATATGATGTACAACCTTGGAATAGACTCTGACTATTTTTTGTAGCACCTTTAATAATGTTAAAAAGAATCTGGAATGTATTTCTTTCTGCACCAGCTCCCCAATGTCCTTTACCTTTCTTCTGATAATTTGTAATCATATTATTATGACATTGCCATTTCTCAGGTTTTAGTCCAGGTTGACTTCTAAGTAATCCATCAAAAGCAACACCCGATACATAAGCAGAACCGATACAATATGGAAGAACTGTACCATCAGTACGTTTACATTCTGTCCACGGTTTTAATCCATACTTCTCATTTGGCATATCAGAAATAGTAACAAGATCATACTCTGGATTAGACGCATCCCAGTTCCAGTAGAAGCTCATCTGCATAGCACCTACATCAACTGCACCTGTAGTAGCATAGTTATCATCATATTCTGTAGCAACAGGATAAGCAGTACCATCATCATTACGCTTGTAATTACAATGCACCCACTCAAACATAGGATGATTACCATTGAGATAGTCGTCTTTTCCTTCTGTGGTGTCTGTAGATGGAACAAATTCAAGTCCTGCATTGTCTAGGAGTTTTTCACCTGTAGAAGTAGGATTAGTATCAAATTTCCAAATTTTTGTCTGATAAACTTTACCTGTACGCTGTAAATTATAGTAATTTTTTACTGTATCAATATGTGGTGTTTTCTGCTTAACATCAACAAAAGTTTGCACAGAGATATAAGTGGATAAATCCTCACCTGCTTTACGAATATCTTCAAGAGCTTTTTCACGCTCTGTTTTGATATAATCATTCCATTCTTTTTCAGTTCCGCTAAAAGTTCCTAATCTAACGGCAGTCTGATAAGCAGATTCTCCAATTAATCCTGCAATTGGATTAAATTGTTTTGTTTTTGGATCACGAATCTTAGCTGATCCTAAATTCATTTTTATCATTTATAAATACCTCCTAAATTGCGGTAATTAAAATTTTCAATATTTTAGTTGTAAAATTAAAAATAGATGCTAAAATAGCATCCAAATATTTCCATATTTACCAAATTTTTTACAATGAAATGTGCCTTTCAATTAGGTATAATTTCCCTATCCAGAAAGGAGGTGGTAAATATGGCATTATATGAGATTAAAGATTACATTAAGTTACTCTGTATAAGGATTGATCACATCGAAAGTTATGTGGTAGACGAGTTAAATACATCTGATGAACAAAAGATTAATGAGTTCATCAAAATGTATAAACATCGAAAAGGTCTAAAGATTCTTATATTCGAGATGACAGATGAAGCCCACATGATTACATATGAACAAATGCAAAGTTTCATCCATACGTTGCATGTGTTTGATTACATCAGGCAAATCATTGAAAATGAAACAAATAAACTTGTAGTTGTTAATGACAATGAGAGTCCTGATGCGTTGCAAACAGACTCATATTTGCATAGGTTGTTAGACTTGGGTAAGTAAGAGAGTAGGGCAGGAGAACTTTCTTCTGCCCGTTTTGTTAATTAACTGTTGTTGTCAACATACACATTTGGAACATCATTATTATTGATGTCCAACATATAGATATTATTGGCTCTTATATTCAAATCACCAGTATTGCCTTTGATAGTTACATTCTTTGCCATTTTTGTTAAAGGACTACCAGACGAATTAATATACATACTAGATGTATCTAATACTGGGAACGCATCTATAAACATTTCATCAGAATCTACACTACAACTAAGCATATTATCGAGAATACTGATATTCATACAATTATATCGTTGTTTATCAGAAATACCGTTAAACGTTGCCCAGGTAGCAGTATTACCCCATCTTACACTTCCACATTTTATTATTCCATCAATTATTTCCGTCTCCTGTTTGAAAATATTCCCCTTTACTGATACATTTCTTGCACAAGAAACTTCTATCGCCCGTCCTAAAACATTGTGGAAAATGTTGTTTTCGATTTTTATATTATCGTACCAGTCAACCACATTATTAATCAAAGTTCCACCAAAATGTATTCCTACTGGTCTGTATAAATAACAATTATCTTTGCCACTTGATTCAAACACGCAATCTTTTATAACAACATTTTTTGTACACTCGTTATGCCCGTTTTCGGTGCAAATAGATAAATTAATTCCACTTGCTAGGTCTATTTGTATCATTTCAAAGTTTCCGTCCCTATTCGGTTTTTGTGATGGATTAAAAAATGTACCTCTGAATGTACATCCTTGTATTAATATATTTTTTGTTCCTGATATATCAAATAGGTGATTACTCTGCATTAATTCGTCAAAAGTAGCATTTATAATAGTCACGCCACCCATTTTTGTTAATTGAAAACCTGTGCTTATACTGTTTCCGGAAACATCAAAATGTCTTGTAGTTGTCCAATGACCGCCGATTATTTTGAATGTACCTAAAGAATAAGGTGGAATATCCGCCCCGGATATGTTAAATGTTGTATAAACCGGACTGGAATTAATAATCATTTCTACACCATCTGCACATCTAAAAGTCACATTTCCTTTTTTATGATTGATAGTATTAGAAAAGAGATACTTTCCTTTTGGGAAATAAATCTCAACATCGTCCGCTTCCAATTTATTTATAAGCATTTGCACATCCCTAGACACGTCTGTATTCCCGGTATTGTCAACAAGCATTGAATGTATATTTTTTTGTGTAAACCCATCAATAGCACTTAATATTGTTAAACTCATTTTTTTTATATAACATACATCCGTCGATTTTTCCGTATACATACGAAGATATGCATATTTTACCCCAAAATCAGGATATTCAACTGTAGAATAATGATTCTTAACCACAACAGTAATACCCTGTACAGCAACCTTGCTTTCGTCACATAAATAGGTTTGATACGAGCCATCTGATAGTGTCGGAAAATAAAACAACATTGTGTCACGTTTGCTATATAAATTAAGTGGGATGAACCAAGCATTCTTTTCATAATACAATTCGGTTTTGACAGTCTCAAGCGTCTTTAAAAAATTGTCACCATATATTGTTTCTGTTACATAACCTATATCTTCCTTTAACGAAGCAACATCATCATTAATTTTCTTTGCAGTCTCAAGACTCGCAAATTTCTTTTCAGTTTTAACATCTGCCATTATTTATCACCTCCAAATACATATGCTTTTTCTTCATCCTCTGTTGGAATATATTTTGAAATAGCTTGTAACTCGTCATAGATCTTTTGGGAACTCCATGTATCAATAGTGTTAACCACATTATCCTTTAACTCTGGAATACTTACTGATTGTTCATCATCAGGATTTACCCACAGTCCTGTACGCTCATTTGTTGGAGTAATAGTAGAAATCTCAACATCATACAATTTTTGCATAGCATTATAGATTGTATCTATTGCTTTTTTATTTGTATCAACATTTGTAGCCTTATTAGTTACATCTTTCTGTAATGCTTTGTATTCATCTGTAACATCACCATCGTTAAGATCAAATAATTTTAACCACTTTGCATCGGTGATTGCTGTACCTTTTGGAATGTCAGTAGTAGCGATATATCCACTACTGATTTTCCCAACTTTATTTGTTACAATATCTAATTTTGTATAACTCAAAGTTTTATCCCATTGACCTTTTGGAGTCATAAAAACTTTTCCGAGATTTTTTGTAGCCATTAATATCCATCCTCCTTTACTTCGTTTTGTAATAAATATCCGTTTTGTATGTAATACAATGGGCTATATGTTTCCAATGTGCCTGTTGCGAAATTAATCCAAATATCTTCAACATCTGGAAGTTCTTCTTCCTCTAATTCAATGATATCCATAACATTTCCATCTTCATCTTGAATACATTCAAAAGACATTGTGATTTCCACAGGAGAATCCTCTGACGAAAAATTCAATTCTAATTCACGTTTTGGATAACATTTGTATACAGTTAATCGCATACCAACATCATCACCATCTTCGTTTTTATTAGTGGTTATCATTTGAATAAAATAAGCAGAAGAGTAATTACGATTATTAAATGCTATACGTTTTACACCGTTTGTTTTGTTTTCAAGATATCCGACATAATAGGTTTTACCTGTTTTAATATCCGAAGTAGTATTAGCAGTAAAGACATCATCTGACACAGAGCCTTGAACTTCTTGTCCTGTAAAATCATTATCTGTATACACAAAAACACTCCCCATAATAGGAGAGTGCTTTAATATAATTTTCCCATCTTGCGAAGCTACAATATTTTCATGCCTTGAAATAACTGCATCGGATAGAATTTCGCCACCATTTAATAAAGAATATACTTGAAATGGATGGACTTGAAATGTAATATCAAGATTACCTTCAAGAGGTGCATCAAACCTTATATATTTTACACCATTTCTTTTTGCCCATACTGAATCAGAAGTAAATCCATATGTATTTGTATTACAATAATCAACACGCATTACAGGAGCTTTTGTATAATAATCTCGGATGTCTAAATCGCAACACATACGATTTGCCATATTTTTGTCCATGATTATTTACCTCATTACTTTCCTGTATCTGATATATCTTTTTCATTTTGTTTAATAATATCCCTCAATGTTGGGAGTGCGTTATCAATCTGTTCATCAATCCATTTAACAAGTTCCTCTTGATTTACAACTTTTGCAAGAATAGGATATTCCTTATAAATCTCACTGATTACTTCACTACGCTTGATACTTCCTGCCTTTTCCCATTCAGCATAATCTTTCTCTGCTTGAGTAATCAGTTTTAAGATATTTTCGGAAATCTGTTTCTTAGCAATTTCAATTTTCTTGTTTGTGGAGAGTTTTGAATATGATTCAATTTTCTTCCATAAAGCTAAAGCCAAACCAACGATAACTAAGATAGTAGTCCAATTATCATTGATTAAAGATAAGAAGTTTTTGATACCATTTAAAATATCCATATGCATCCTCCTTGTGTTATTTATTATCCAACAGCACTATCACTGTCAGTGTCAGTTTGTTCATCAACGGTGGAAGAGTAGTCCTCATTTAATGACATTTCAAATTGACCACGTTTATGCTCATTATCACTCATTTTGAAATAACCTAGTGCAGTAGGTATGAGAGTAGTAGCTACTCCAATAAGTGCATACATAAAACTTGTGTCCTCAGTTTTTAATGCCATATATTCAGAGAAAAATAAAATCTCTAAACAAATCACAATGATTGTCCAGAGAACTTTTTTACTCGTCCGTATTTTTTTGAATTTGAATCTACTCTTTTTCATCCGATGAAGTTTCCGTTTCATCGTAATATTTTTATTACGTTCTTTTATTTTTGCTTCTTTCTGTTTATATTCTTGTTCTGTCATTCTGTTTTATCCTCGTCTTTACAACATAAGAAGTCCATTAAGGCAAACATATCCTTTGGAGTTAATACATCATATTTTGAATCATCATAGTCAAATGTAGACTCATCAATGTAAAATCTTCCTACTTCAACCTCAAGAGAGAGTAAGTCATTGATTTCCTCATACATCTTATTGGTAACATCTTTATCATCAAGTTCTGGAATGCCAGATTTATTTACAACAACTTGCCCCTCTTTATCTTTCTTAAAGTGGTCTGAATAAGATTCATATGTCTTTTGCAGAACATCGGTATAATCCTTATATTCCTTGTTGAAGTAATTTTGATTCTTAATGATAGCGAAGCTAATTTTTGCAGGTAATTTCATATCTCCAAATTTATTTAGAAAGGTAATTACATTAATAATTTCAATATTTCTATATTTCATATTTTCTTCTCCTTGATTCTGTGCATAATAAAAGAGAGGTAGAATAATCTACCTCTCTTGAAAGTTTACTTGTTAAAATCTTACATATTTTTGATTTTTACCAATACGTGACTTATTAATCAATCGTTTATATGTACTATACTTGGATTTGGGTATATATATTTTGCTTGTATTATTCGGGTAAAAGGCATATCTGCCAACTGACTTTAACCTTGTGCCTGTTACCTTAATGTATTTCAAGCGTTGCATATTATAAAATGCATGATCACCAATAAACTCTATATTACTTCCGATATAAACAGAAGTAATAGTGGTATTTTTATAAAATGCTTTCGGTGTAATGGAAGTAACATTAAATTTTACATCATATACTTTGATATAACTCGGAATTACAATTTTTGAAATCCTTCTATTTTTAACAATACCAATTACTTGTGCGGTATTATTTTGATTAATTCTATAGTTTATATTACTTACACAAATTTTAGAAGTTGATGATAATTTAGATATTGATTCTTTCTTATGATTATGACAATAATCACAAGTATACTCATAAACTCCATTTGAATTAAAAGTTGGTTTTTTAACAACCTTACCTTTATTCCATTTATGTTGTATACAAGGTATATCTTCATTATAAGTTTCTCCGCAAATTTTACAAGTAAATACTTTCTTTCCACATTCTGTGCAAGTTGGATTTTTAATAATATTTCCTTCATCATATTCATGTGAATGTGATGAAAAACAAAATGAATAAATCCCAGAAAAATTACGTTGTGATACGTTAAAATAGTATTTACCAATTTCCAAAGAGATATTACGTGAAATTTTTATCTCCTTATTAGGATTGTGACCAGATGAATAATTCCATACGACATTGCCTGAAATATCATAAAGAGTATAATCTACCCATTGCATATTTGCATCTGCATTTAAAGTGTATATTCCAGATTTTTGAATATCAATTCTATAAACATCAGATGAGTCGTTTTGAGCTATTTGACCTCTGTAGGATATTCCAATTGAAATAGGTACTGCTGAATATATAGAATTATTCAAACCATTCCCATTTTCCGTAAAGCTTTCCATAGCATCTGTAAATCTTAAATTTATAGAATACTTCCCGCTAGAATTTTGAAAAACTAAATAATATTTTCCCTTTGTCAAATCAACATCATAAACATAACTGATTGACTGTGAAAATTCATTCCATACTGTGCTAAATCCACAAAGATATTTCTGTGAACTATCATATATAGTACCATTTAGATTTTCTATATTTCCATTGATTTCAATTTTTACATGACCAGAATTAGGTAATATAAAGCTATAAAATTGTGATTTTCCATTTGAAATATTATTATAAATATTATCAAATTGAATTTGACTTACCGATTCAAATGAGCTACCAAATACATTTGTACATTGGAATCCTATACAAAGTAATATTGTTACGATTAACCATTTTAATTTTTTCATACGAAAATCCTCCTTATGAATAACATTATATGTTAAATATAAATGTTATTCAATAAGAAGAATTATACATTATTTATTGGTTATTTTTGGTAATTTTTATTTATTATTCGGCATTTAAAATATCATATACAGTATCTTCAAAAGATTTAAAATCTGCCAGAACAGTGTCTTTATTAACACTGAATAAATCTCGATTCTGAATAGACTTATTGATATTTACAACACTATCGCCCTCTTGAATGTTTGCATTCATATAGGCAACCTGTTGTTGTACTGTTTCACCAGTTTCGTTTACAGTGTCTACTAACACCTGTCCTATAATATTTGTCGATTTACTAATTTTTAACATAATTTTCCTCCAATTTTTGTTTTATAATTGCAATTTCTCCTTGTAATGAGAGAATAGTGTTTTTAAGTTTTTGGTTTTCTTCTGTGAGAGAGTCTATACGGTGATGGGCTTTTTGAGTCATGTGAGTGTTGAGAGCAATAAATTCGCCATATCTTAATGCGTATTCAACAATATTACCTGCTTTATTTGGTTTGAGTAAAATGTCTTTACAAATTAATCCATAATCACTTGTATCTAAATTATTATCATTAAATATTTTTTCAGTTTCTCTTGCTCCAAATCCAAAATGAAATCTATCATGATCTTCTTCTGAATCAAAATTTTTATATTTATATTTTATTGGATTTAATTTCATATAAATAGATTCTATATTTGGAATATCGTTAATTTTTGACATTTGTGTTTTTAACTCTTCATCAGAGCCTGTTATATTTCCATTTTTTCCCCAAATATTTTTCCATTTACAATTTGCGTCTCCTAAATTCAAACCTTGATCATAATTACAACCAAAATATCTTGCTGCGTTAGTTGTAACTTCTACATATAACGAAGTATCCGAACTATGATATATTTTTTTTACATATAAATCATTATAATCAACAGAAATAGTAGCTCCAGAAATAGAAATACCTGATCCAGCAGAATAAGTTGTTCCCCCACCACCAGAACTTGTTGGTAATTGTACAGAGCTTAATTGAGAACCATTATTGTTATATAAGCATAAATATCCATTAGAAACATCTATTTTACTTCCAAATTCCCTTTTAACCCAACTTGTAGTAGCAGCTCCAATACTACTTGCCGTTATATTTACAGATGCATCTGATGCACCTTTCCATGAACTTATCTGAGGAGTTCCATCTAGTTTAATAGTTAATCCACCTGTAATAGAAGAACCTCCACCAGAAGATGAAATTGTTTTCCAACCTATATTCCCGTTACCATCATCTACAAGATATTTTGACGCAGATGTATAATTTGGCAAATATGGAATCTTAACAATTGTGTTGCTGTTGCCTAATTGTATAGATGAGCCACGTAATATGGTATCATAATCTTTTTCACTTATTATTACTTCATTACTACCATTACAGTAAATTCCTGTAACTTCTTTATTATCTGTATTAACAAGATCCCATCCACAACCATTAGACATATGAAGTGTTCCATCAATAGGATTTCTGACATATCTATAATTATCTTTAGAAGTCCCAGTTAAACTAATTTGATTGTTTACAATTTTAATACCAACGCCAGCAGTATATCCACCACCACTTGTATCAATAGCATCAATAGCAGCTTTAATAGCAGCTTGCGTCATAGTACCATCAGTATTAGATCCTGTACTAGAATACAATTTCATAATACCAGCAGTAGAACTCGTAGCCTGATTTACAGTTGGTGATGTGTTTAATGTATAAATTGTTCCATCTTCTAGTGTAATTTTATATGATCCAGTTCCTCCACCAGAATAAGTATATCTCCATAATTGATTTATATTGTCTCCATAACTACCATGTGAACTTTCTGGATAATTACTACCTGATAATTCTGTTACGGAATAACTTGGGAAAGAATCTGATGTTGTAGAAAGAGAAGGAGACGATACATTTGCTGGTGTAATAGAATCAATTGAGAATCCATAAAAAGAATCGTTTGAAGAATCTGTTCTCCAATATAACCAAAATGTTGTGGACGGAATACTAACAGTAGTCCCACCAAATGAACCACCTAATTTTGAAAGAGCTATTTTTCTTCCATTCGATTCATAGAAAATTTGAACCCAGTCATAGGTTGTGGATTCTGTTTGACAATTACTATTAAAAGTAATTTTAAGTCCATTCGCAGATGTTCCACCAGAAGTGATAGAAGCTATTCCTCGTCCAGATGATCCGCCAGTGGTAAACTGTTTCCCGTTTAGCCATAGTTCACTTGCATATATTTTATTCCAAGGAGCAGATGTACTTCCTAAATTACAAGTTCCACCAGCACTTACCATATAATTATCAATATTGGTATATGATGTAACATTATAAGGAGTGAATGCAGGAACACTATCATTACTAATGGCAACACACATATTTTTATCACTATTAATAAGAACCGTGTGGCAATGACCAAATCCTTTATATCCCAATATAGTACTCCAATTAATGTCAGAACTTGAATGGGAATGTGATCGTGCAGCGATCCCTAAATTAGATAATGTATTATTTCCACTTACTAAAGTGTGTCCATTAATTTGTGGTTTGTTAGTGAGAGAACCATAACTAGATGCATTGCCACCTTCGGTATTATTGCCATCTCTGTACCCAACATTTCCGTTGTCATCAATAACAAGATATCTAGTTGAAGATTTTGCGGATATTCCAGAGAATCTAACTGTATCTCCGTTTGCATACAAATTTTTAGTCCAAACTTGCATCCATTTATGACTTTTTGTTCCAAGTTTAATTGTTTCATCGTAAGTCAATGCACTATCATTTACATCTCCTGGAATAAAACATAATCCGCTATCATTAGCAATTTGTAGTCTAACAGATGCTGGCATATCATTCCTTATTGTTGTAAACTCAATATATGTTGTATCTTGGTCAGTAACACAATTTACAGAAGAGTAATTATTTTGGCGATTGCTTGTATTAAAATACTGAGAAGCCATAATAGATTTTCGGATAAATTTATAATTACTATATGATGAATCTAAAAATTCCATCCATGCTTTGCCATCATGCCCCATATATAAATCAGCATATCCTGCACTTGGATTCCATTCATATTCATTCGTATCACACCATATTACCTTTGATGCTTTATTTTTCCCATCAACATATATATTATATGTATCTTTTGCATAAATTGAAGTAGCATTAATATCACCTGTAATAGTTGCACCATTCGCACTTAACTTTCCACTTGAATCAACAGAAAAATTGCTTCCATATGATAAAGATGATGGGCTGATTGTTGCAAAACTACTTGACAATATATTATCTGCAAGTGTAAATCCACCAATTTTACCACTCTGAATATCTACGTCAGTAAAAATACCAGAAGTAGCAGTAATATTACCAGTAATTTCCGCACCTGTAGCTTTTAACTTTCCATCTGGTGTAATTTCAGCAGAATATTGACTTCCATTCTGAGTAATCATTAAATGTCCACCTTTGATATTTGGCGAAATTACCCACTCACTGTTAATCTGAGTATAACCTACATTATTCTTAAATTCATTTAACGCTGAATTGTCTGTATAGCTATTTTTCTTTTGCCAATCATCAATACTAAATGAAGTTCCATCAGCTTTGGGATTTATACAAGTAAGAATTTCATTCCTATATTCATTTGGATGTTCTGCATCAATATATATACCATTTTCACCAACAAACCATAAATCCCCTTTGTTATAAGGTGTTTTTGGGGTATCAGTAAATATCTGTGCTTTTTTATCAATAGTATTCCAAACTTCATCTGGTATATTCCCTGAAACAGCATCCCATTTTGAACCAGTATACATGAATGTTTCATTTGTAGAAGTGTTATACCATAAATCACCAATATGTTTAGTCTTATCTGCATCAGTCCATGAAAGAGAAGGATCTTCACTTTGTCTATATGTTTCGATTTTCCCATCTATCTGATTTTGGATATTTCCAATATCTGTTTTATATGTGTTATTTAAAAATGTAGATAAGCTAGAATCATCTGTATATTTATTTCTCTTTTCCCATTCAGTAGAATCGAAATTTCCAGTGGCTCTTGCTTTTATACAAGTCATAATATCTGATGTTTCATTGTTAAACCATAAATCACCAACATTATAAGGAGGGATAGGTTGCACAATAAATATCTGTGCTTTCCCATCAATTTTATCAAACACATCATCTGGTGGATTAGTTTTAGTTTCTTCCCATCCATTTACACCATAAATATAGGTTTTCTGATTTTGGGTATCATACCATAAGTCACCTTGGTGTCCTTTTTTATCAGCAGTCGTTTTCCAATCAACTGATGGATCAGTTCCTTGATACCATGTCTCTGCTTTCTTATCATTTTGCTTTTCAAGATCAACAATTTTATCTGAAAATTCTTTTTGTAAAGTACTCATAAGAGTATCAAGAGTATCTTTTACAACAACATTTTCTGTTCCTGTGACACTATCCCATGCGATAGAAGCGTTTCCTGCTAATCTGATATTTCCATTATCATCAATGTATAACTGTCTTTCGTAAGTTACGTTACCTTCATCATCTGTAATTTCCTTACGAATTGTAAATACATTTTTGTTCATTGTATTAGTAGTTACAATGATTCCATCTTTAGCCATTTCAATAGACTTTTCTTCATTGTAAATACCCACTTCACTTGTAAGGATTAAATTACTTACAAGAGTATCAGCAATAACACCATAAGACTCCTTATATGTCTTATCCTTTGGATCGTAATAAATGAAATTACCAATACCAGCTCTTGCAGTCTTCCAATTATCGTCAGTGATATAAATTCCATGATTAATAATTTTTAACTGTGAATCTGTATAATCAGAAATAATATCATCATACTCACGACATAATAATCCATGCTCATCCCATGTGATATCCTGGTTATCTGCATTACTAACGATTTTTGTATTTGTCATACTTAAACCTTTAGCAATCATTTCATTCATTTTATTCTTGAAATCAGTATTGATAGTAGATTGTCTAACTACACCACTATAAGATGTAGCCATTTTTGAAGAATTTGCAAGAATACTTTCCAAATCAGTCATTCCGTCTGGCGTAGAAATAACATCAGAAAATGTTACACTGATATTTTGTGTATCAGAAAAATCAATTTCATATTCGACAATTCTTAATTGATATACTTTATCGTCAATTCCAACACAAATCCAATTGCCGTTTTTAAAGTTATTTGTCACAGGTTCAAATTCTTTCATTCGTAAGAAATTCTTAATTGTTCCTGTGATAGAATGTTGGAGAGTAGCAGATTTAAATAATTCTTTTGTAGCAACTGTAATAAACTCAATTGCGTTTTTCAGTAAGTCTGTATTGTTGAGTCCATCGGAAATGTAATTATCGTTAGAAAACTTATCCATACGAATAAATGAACTAAATTCTTTATATAAATCAATTCCAATGTAGTTTTTAAAATTCAGCGCATCTTGTACTTCTGTGATAATTCTTTCAATTTCAATTTGAATACCATCTTGCACAAGTTGATTTTGATTATTATATTTTCCTTCAACAGTATACAATTCATCTTCACGTACTTTAATCTCATCTTGAATTGCGTTCATCTTATTGTAATAAGGAACATATACATTCTCATACAGGACTTTTGTATTTATTCCATATATACTTGATGTACTGTTTGAAGAAACTCCTTGTTGTACCATCATATCAATACAAGATTGACAGCATTTTTGAAATATTTGTAATGTATTTAAACAATACTTTTTCAACTGTGATTTAAACACAGTCATATCTTGTTTGAATAATCCTACGATATCATAGTAATTTTCATCTGAACGAGCAAGAATAGAATCTATACGTTGTTTTACATAAGATTCGTAATTTTCATTAATGCTGATTGATACGAATTGAGAAGTAAATTTATCATCTTTATCAGTATAATTCTCTAAGTTAAACTTACCCTTCCATACATTATTAGACAATGTAGTATTTGTAACTGTAACTTTGAAAACACCTTTGACAATAGATTGTGCCAACATAACCATAATATTATCAGCAGTAGACACAGAAAGATTTTTAAGAGAAGTAGTAGAAGCAGAAGATGGGAGATTAGCCATCAAATATTCGCCCTGTGATTTTGCATTATTATCTGGCTTATCAACTGGTGGCATTAACTTATTTCTTAAAAGTTGCACCATATCAATCGTATCAAAATAAATACGCATCAATTTTGGATATCCAACAATAGGATTTTTAATCTCTGTATCTTTTAAATCTTCTTCATAAGTTTTATATTTATTTACAAGCGCATTATAATTTGTCACAAAAGAATCATTTATAGTAAAGTTATAATCAGACTGATACTTTTCATATAAGGCATCATAAGACTTTAATTTTTCTTGCAATTCTGGTGACATTTCTTCTCTTGTTTCATCTGGGAAGTAGTAGATATAATCTGTTCCATTAGGATTACATGATCGAATAGCAGCGGTCATTAAATCATCACCTGCTTCAAGTTTCATGCAGTTCTTTACAGAATCAGTGTCAACTGAATATGTAATCTCATCAGCAAGATTATCTCTTGAAATAAATACATTTGTATATTCTCCATATCCTAATATGATATTTGTGCTTCCACATTTAGGGCATTTATGAACAAACGTATCTCTATGCCCACAATCTACACAATTTGCTTCCAAATCATATACAGAAATTGTTCTTTCTGGTTTTCCATTCTCATCAGAACCACACCCAAATATAAATAAACAATCAAGTTCTTCTGAAACTTCTTGAAGTGCATCATAAATTGATGTATCATCAAAAGTAAAAGTTCTTTGTAAGTTCATCAAACTTTTATCAATATGCTTGACTTTATAATGTGGTGCTTTATCGGTAAGCAATCTATCCATTAATGAAGCTTCTGGATGATCTGGATTATAAAATGTTGTAGGAATTTTGTAGTCTTCTCTAGCGATATCTGTTTCAGTATTAATCTCGATTCCATATAACATAATTTGAGATAATTCGGCTTCACCTAAAGTCTTACCAGAAATATTCTTAATATTTTCATCTTCTTCATTTACTTCTACGGTAATTTCATACCACATATCCCACTCAGGAATCCAAACTAATTTAAAATCTTTGATATCATTCCAACATTTAATGATGTTGTCATTCATTTTCTTATGTGCAGCAAATGTAATATCTGACGCTTCTTTCATGGAATGTTTTGCAACAATATTATCTACGTTTACAATATTGCCAAGTTTATCTCCATTTTTCTTAGCGAGAACAAAACTAATATCCTCTACGTTGCCAGAGGTGTCCATTCTTAATTTATGTACGTTCATTCTTAAAGTCCAACTCCTTTCGCAACAGGATAGTATTTAATTGCAATTTCACATGGGATATTTACAGAAATGATATTTTGATTATTCTCATAAGAGTTTGCAATTCTAAAGAATACAAAATTAAAATCATTATATAATTTATGAGATGAGAGAGAAGTAGATATGTTTAAATTCTCATCAACAGAAATAACCTCATTTGTAGAACAATTCTTAATTATTGTTGTACGGTTTTCGATAGAATTTGTAATTTTTAAATCACCACTTGAAAGACATTTAATTTGTATATCAGGATAAATATATCCTATATCATCTGATTCATCTATGATAGGGAATTGTTCATTTGCATTAAATGTATGTGTGATTGTTTTACAATCCTGTGTCGCAAATGGTTTACCCATTGTAAATGTCAATTCAAAGCCAATTACTTGTCCACAAAATTCAATTGTTTCAATATTAAAACTTCCTTTAAATAGCATAGTTTGATTTTCAGATGTGATTATTTTTAAAATGTGAAACCCATCGTTTCTATTAAGCCATCTATACACAAAACGTTGTTCATCAGTGGTGAAATATTTGTTTCCCCGATTTAATTGCATATAAGGATCTTTACAAATTTGAAAAGTAAATTCACCTGCTTCATCATATCCAGAATTAACCAAGACAAATTCTTTTCCATTTCTCATAGATGTTACGTCAAAATTTATCTTAGAACCATAATCTACTGTTTCATCATCGCTTGAATCAAATGAACAAACTACAATTCCTTTGCTTGAAGCTAAAGTTCCATCATATTCAAAATCTAATACTTTCATACTTCACCACCTTTACCATTTATTTTCTATTTATCTAACAAGCCATCTGGCAAGTTTATATTTCCATGTATCACCTTTATTAATCGCAAGTGTAATTTCTTTCATCAGTTTTACATCTTGAATAAGTAGTTCATACTGTGTTTTAACTTTTACAGTTTCAATAAAAAGTTCATTCCACTGATGTTTCAAATCTTTAAGATATTTTTTATCCATATCAGATATTTGAGCAGATTCATTCTGCTCTATATCTTTTACTTTTTCCTGCAATTTTTGAATCTTATTTTGTTGTTGTTTTGCAACATCTTGTTTTATACTTTTATCAAGTAAATCTTGTACAGTTTTATCTGACATTTAATTACCTCTTTCCATATAAAAAGAGACTACCAATCATAGATAGTCTCTTAATTGTAAAATTTATCGAATTATAATTGACACAAATATATTCATTTTATATAATATACTGTAAGACAGATTCCACGTTCTAATTCTAAAGGCTAGTTGGGATGGTTGTTAGCGGTCTGAGTCACGTCAGAACAGTGATGTTCTGTTTATATAGATATCCTCATGACTTCATGTTGGAAATAACTTACAAAGGAGGATATAGTGTGATTCTTGATACTATGTATAAAATAGGAATCCAAATCATAAGCGGTGTTATTGCTGGTTGTGTACTGGATTTTCTAAGATATTATAGATGCAAAAACGACCGCCATAATCCAAATAGCGATCGTTAATGCGTTGAATAATTAAATTTATTTAGCCTTTAACCTTCCAAAGTTTGGCTCAAACCGTCTAACGGAATCTGTCTTTTTCTTATATTCGTTATCTTACAACAAATTTAAATCGTTGTAAAGAGTTTCTGGTCAATTTCTTATATTATATATTTATATGTCAATTTTTAATGAGAACTACTCCGATGAAAGAGTAGTTCCCTAAAATTAAACTCTATACTTATATTTGGCTAATGAACTTCCACCTCTGATTCGATCAATCGTCATTGCTTTAATAGCTTTCTCAATGTCCTTGTTTGTTGTGAGTTCATGTAATAAATCATTTGCATTTTGTACGTTAGGCATATTACACTGAATTGTAACACCACCAACATCAACACTACTAGAATTATCAATATTCTTCACACCAAACTTCTCACCATCACTATAATCGCTCAAGAATGAACCAGGATTACCCATGAAGTCCCATAAGTTCTTAGTCATATCTGCGTTCAGTACAGACACATCTCTACTTAATGGAGTCAGAATACTACCATCATTTCTAACAATAGCTTCTTCACCTTGTTCCTGCGTCCAAGCTAACTGGTCATTCGGAACTCTCATGATGCCAGAAGCATAGCCTTTCAACTGATTGAGTTTTACCCAACCAAGTTCAGTACCATCCGTAGCATCAATAGCATATGGATATTTAGAACCTTTATTGATTCGTGTAATCTTAACTTTCTTGCCAAGATAATAATTACCGCTACCATGACCACCATCAGAATCACCATAATATCTACCAGAAACATAAGTAACTTTATCGCCTACTTCGGCTTTATTGTTGCCTGTCTTGTCTTTATTTGGCTTTTTCTTTGGTGGATCTGGTTCATCAGGATCAACCAGCACCGCATCTCTAATGGATTCATCACCACTAACTTTTGGTGGATCTGGTGTTGGATTTCCTTCTGCAACGTTATCTTTATCTGGTTTTTGTTCTACTTCTTCAAGAACTCCTTCTGTTTTAGTAGGTTGCTGTAACATCTGATCTGCTTTAGCAATCCATTTTTCAGCCATAGCATTGATAGCATCAATCATATCTTTCTGTCGATTATAGACATTTTCAATAGCAGAATTAACACCTGTTAATTTACTAGAGAAGTCATCACCGTACTGAGAGATAATACCACTCTGACTTGACCAGATGGTCTGCATCTCACCAGATAATGTGTATCCAACATTCTTAGATTCTGTCTGTAATGTCTGAGAAATATTAGATGAATTACTATTGATACTTGCGATAGCATCAGAAATCAGTACGTCAACATTATCCATTCTGTCATCAAGAGCTTTCTTGTAGTCCTGCTTGAGTTCATCAAGAAGTTTCTTCTGGTCAGAAATATATTTGTCATACTGAGTTTCTTCCATATCATCCTGTGCAGATTTCAAATCCTCTTTGAGTTTTTGAAGTTTGGCTTTGTTCTCTTCGGAATTATCACCTTGCAGAGAAGATAACTGTTTCTGTAGAGAAGCAATCTTTTCAGATTGTTCACCAATTTTCTTTCTGTACTCATATAAATCTTTTTCACTGTCTAAGCAATCAAGATACTTGTCAATCAAGTCATCCAGAGCATCCAACTGTTTATCAATACCGTCCTGAATCAAATCCTTGATAGAATCTTTTTCATCCTCGGCAGATAAGATGGCTTGTTGCTGTGCGTCAATCAGTTCATTCTTACGATCAATGAGTTTCTGATTGTTAGGATCATTCGCAAGTTCCTCGCTGATTTTCAACATTTCTTCCTTATATTTATCTGCTTGCGCCATATAAGTATTATAGTTGACACCATGCAATCCCATAGTAGCAAGACCTTGTTCTGTCATATTGCCATCTTTGTCATACATATCCTTATGGCTCATAAGGTCAATAAGAAAATCTGACTCACTGGTAATACGACCGATGGCTTCCTGCAACTGGTCAAACTGTTCCCATTTAAGGTCACGAATAGATGCTTGGAACTCAACCACTTTGTTTTGTGCTTCTTTAAGACTAATCGCAACTTGGTCAATCTCATTCTGCATCTCATAGTATTCTTCCGTACCTTCTTTGATTCCGCTATTTGGATCTGCTACTAAATTCGCAAAATTACGTTTCATTGCGATATACTTCTGAGACAAATTGTCAACAATTTTCTGTTGCTGTCCAATCTCTGCTTCGTAGAATTTCGTACTCAGATTGTAACCCTGTGTCTGCATCCTATCCATGTATGCTTCATACATAGAGTTCCTATTTTCCCATTGAGAAGTAAAGGAATCGTAATAGTTTGCAATATTCTCAAGTTTCTTCTTTGCATTCTCTACGATAGACTGTGCGTATTCTGCCTGAGATTGTGCCGCTTCGCTTGTTGCTTTATCCAAAGCTTCCTGTTCAATACGAAGTTTCTTGCTTAAATCCGCAGATTTCTTGACTTTTTCATTATAGTCTTGAATCCATTTCAGCACTTTAGCATCAGTGATACCTTTTGTGCTTACTGTTTTACCTGCCTTTAATGCCTTTTGTTGAGTTTTATTCAACTTAGACATGACAGTTTTATTGTTCAGAAGTTTATTCTGAGATTTCGTTTTATCAGCATCAGCAGCATCATAGTTGCTTTTTACTTTCATATAGCTATCACGAGTCTCTTTTAAAGCTTTCTGACGATGTTTGTTCTGTTCCTTGAGATTCTTAGTTTCCTGTGTAAGAAGCATATTCTGGTATACATATGATTTCTTACCTTTTGTTGTCGCAAGAATCTGTTGTTCCTTAGTAGAACCTGAATATAACTTATCTTTGTTTTTCTGAGCCTTAGTCAGATCATCAAGGGCTTTTTCGTCTGCTTTCTTAGCATTGTCATATACTTTCTGTGCAGAAGCCTTCTCTTTTGCATCAGCGTTATATGCCTGCGCCGTAGACTTCAATATATTTGACATTCCAGAAGTCTTAACAGTTTTACCTGCCTTAACCTTGGAAGCAATAGTATTACCTTGTTTTAAAGAACTGTTATATGATTTCGCATATTTTAGTGCAGAACCTTTCAGTCCCTTTGTATTAACTGCTTTGCCTTCACGAATTGCCTGTGCAATTGCATTATAAGTAGCCTTCTTTGTCCTAGACTTTGCGGCACTTTTCAGTTTCTTGCCTATGGATTTTGTCTGTTTCTCACTTTCCTTGATAAGCGTATTTCCTGTAGACTCTGCATCAGCCGTAGCAGATTTTAAAGTCTTACTTGCTTTAGCACGAGTTTTCTTGGTTGCATTTCTAGCAGTTTCAGCTTTATCAAGCTTCTTCTGTGCATTGTCAAGACCAGGATTGTCAACTTTAATCTGATTTTGCATTGCTGCGATTGCAGATCCACCCAATGAAACAGTATCAGAAACAGCATTGAGAGATTCAAGTTTAGTCTTTAATCTGTCAATCTTTTTCTCTGCCTTTTCTGTAGGCATATTTACGATTGTTTCATATAATTCCAGAAGTTTGTTGTTTAACTCCTGTACTGTGTCTTTACACTCTTGCGCTGAGGTATAATAGGTCTGGAAGTTCTTAATATCTTTTGCTAACTGTTTACCAGAGTCAGAAGATGTATCAATTTCCTCAATTGAGAATGCACCATTGATTACCTTATTCTTATAGTCGTCACTAATATCAATAGAATTAGCTTTATTCATATAAGCAGTATAACCCTGTTCATTCGCCTTGAGTTGTTTTTCTACTGCTTTGACTTGTCTCTTGAGAAGTACAGTTTTGAAAGTAGAAGATATGTAGTCCGTGATCTGGTTGGAAATACGTTCTACAGATTTTGCAAATTTATCAAGTTTAGTTTTTACCCAGTCAAATGCTTCGGTAGAATCTTTTGCAGATTTGGTATTATCTTCTGTAGCGGATGTATCTTTTTGAACAGCATCCGTATGTTGCTGAGTAGCAGAGCTATCAGATGAACTAGATGATCCAGATGAAACCGATGTTTTATTGGATAATCCACCACCGAATCCACCCCATCCAGAGCCACCATCAAAAGCATGAGTAAGAGAAATATCACTAAGACTTCCTTGTGCGTATGCTCTAGCATGACCTGGTGTTGCACCACGTTTCAATAAATCCTCTGTCTGAGAAGCAGAAAATATGATGTCACCTTTCTTGAGGTTTTCAAGATGTGCACCACCAGGAATCAAACTCCATTGTCCGTCACGTACAATAGATTCTGTTCCTACTTCATTTACAAGCGCTTTTTCATCTCTTGGTAATGAAACATGACCACCTGCATAAGCAGATAAATCAGTAAGACTACCTTGCGCATATGCTCTGGATTGACCAAATGTACCAGCGGCTTTGCCTGGTTTAGCAACATTTCCTAATGTATAGTTAATTACACCAGTAGCAACCATACCAGTAGGAGTAGCGACATTACCTAAATTATAGTTAATGATACCTGTTGAGACAGTTCCATCTGCCTTTTCGACATCACCTTTTTTATAATTGATAATGCCTTGGGAAGTAGTACCATCGGCTTTCTCAACATTACCTTTTTTATAATTAATAACTCCTTGGGAAGTTGCGTTTGGCTTATTCGTTACTTTTGCACTTACACTAACTTCTTTCTGTGATGGTTGTACATCAACTTTTACAGGTTTAGCAGTAACTTCAACTTCTTTTGGATCAGGCGTAACCTTTACAGTAGTATCTTTTGCTTTAACTTCTACTTCACTATCACTATCTGGTTTAATATGAGCATTAAGTGTAATATCCTTGCCACCTGCATTAAGGCTATCAACTTTACTTTGAATATTATCTAAGTCTTGCTGATTATTAACCGTAACATCAACAGTAGTAGGAGTATTATCTGGGATTTGCTCAAGACCACTTTCGAGAGATTCTACTTCACTTTCCCCACTGACCGTAGCAGTAATAGTAGTAGTCATACCTTGCTGAATAGAAGAACATTGGTCAACAAAAGATGCAACACTATCTTCGCCAGAAACATCTGCATTAATAGAAACTGTACTGTCACCTAAATTATCATAGGTTTGTTTTGTTTTTTCTGCATCTGTTTTAGCTTGTTTAACCTCAGAATCATCTACTTCTGGTTTGATAATTCCCATAGACTCAAGAACTTGTCCAAGCAATCCTGCTTCTTCACTCGTAAGACCAAGAGATTGACAGATGTTATCTAACGCTTGTTCCGCAGGTTTTAATTCATCACTGTCATAAGCACCATCCAATAAGTCGATACCTTTGATTTGTTCTGAATTATATTGCTGTAATGTTTTGATAGAATCTGATAATGTCTGGTTATTATCTTTATTTGCCTGTTGTACTTTATCGACTGCACTAGCATAAGCATCAGCAGAAGCAGTATCTTCACCAAAATCAGGTGTAACAGGATTTTCAATAGTCGCATTTTGTAATGCATCGGAGTATGCTTTTGCAGCTTGTTCTGCTTGTTGTTGAAGGGCAGAAGAATCAAGACCATAATTCTGACCTAGCTGGTCAATCTGTGACTGCATATAATCAGCAACCGCTTGAGTATTATCGCCGTATTCGTTACTTTTTAAAATACGTTCACGTTCATCTGCAAGTGTTTTCATCTGATTTTTAGCAGTTTCAAGTTCACGATTATAATTCTCTGCTGTATGTGAAGCGACTTCTTTCAGGTTTGTACCAAGTTCATCAATATCTTGCTTATATCCAGAAACTTCCTTCTCTGCTTGCTCAATAGCGGTAGTATTAGTAGGATCGTTTTTCTTTAAATCTTCAAGTCTGGCTTCTGACTCTGCGAGATTGGAATAAGCATCTGATAATTTTAAAACACCATCTTCTGCATCAGAAATGACATTATTATGGAATCCATAATCTTCAAGCCTACCAAACATATTGGACATGAAGTCTTTACCCATACCCATTTGTTTAGCGGCTTCTGCCATATCTTTTACGTTATATGACCATTGCTGAGATTCTTCATTGAAATCCGCAAGACCTTTAGAAGATAAGTCATTTAAGAATGCCTTTACGCCAGATTCATCTTCTGTAAGATAACGGGCTGCTTTTGCATAGTTTTCGGCAAAGTTTACATCATCTGTTGCACCAGATGGAGAGATAAGTTTTGCAAATGATTTAAAATCATCTGTTCCAATAAGTCCTTTGTCCCACGCTTCTTTAGCCGTTTTAAGACCAGAAACCATATTGTTGTACTTATCACCCGCATTAGCGGTAGATTGTGCTTGTTGCCACTGACCATAATCAGAGAAGAGTTCTTGTTGTTGTTTATAAAGAGCGTGATACTGTGACTGTGCTTGTTGTAATGCAGACAAATCCGCAAACATAGATTTTAATTTATCTTGTTCTGTCTTATATGCATCTGTGCCTTTAGTTTGAGCTTGCACAACATCGTTTTGCTCTGCAATAGCTTTAGTCTGTTCTTCTATAGAACGTGTAAAGTCATTTGCTTTAATATCATGCTGAACTGCTAAAAGACTTGATAATGCTTTAGTATTTAATTTCACTCCACTTGCAGTGTTTTTAAATAATGCAGCACTATCAAAATTATCAATGTCAGAGAACATACCGCCCATAGAGGTAATTGTATCAGCAGTTAATCCCGTAGCAGATGAAGCTTCACTTGTTGCAGATTGTAATGTAGATAAATTTGCTGTAGTATCAGCAACTACTTGTTTCATTGCATCAAGGGAAAGGTCTTTTTCTGAAAGAGTTTGCTTTGTCTCTGCAATACGTTTCTGTAATTCATCAAATGTATTAAATGCTTCGCCATCATCTATTACAAGATTATATGCAATATCCCTATCGCCATTTGTTAATGTTCCGAGATCAAGCTTTGTAATTTTTGACTTTGCATCTTTGAATTTATTTGATAATGTTTCTATTTGATTATTATTGTCATCAATAATATCTTGAAGTCCAAAATTCTTTTTCCATTGGTCTTGAAGTTTTTTGTCATTGGGAAAAATCTTCTCAAATGCACTATTGACTTGATTTGCATATTTACTTGCCGTAGATTTTGCTTCGTCAATATTTAATACATCAGATATTGCTTGCTGTTGATCTTTTGACAAGTTAGATAGTGGCATAATAAATTTATCATACATAAACTGTAAGGCATCACCATCATATTCTTTTGATAAAGATTCAATATCAAGATTTTTAAGATTTTTTAGTAAATTAGTTTTCAAATTAGAATCAAGTTTATCAAAAGAATCCGTTGTCTGTAAATATTGACCAAGAGAATCTGTCATCCCTTTCCATTGATCTTGAATTAATGCAGTCGTAGATGCAGATTTTGATTCCATTTCTGATGCTTTGGCAGAAAATTTATTTGAAAGATCATCAGAAAAAGATGCGATTTCTTTTCCAACTTGTTGAAGTTGTTCTTTTGTGACATCTGGATCTGATATATATAAATCTGATGTGCTATATGGATTTCCATTCTTATCTGTTAAGCTTGGATCGCTACTAATTATATCATAAGAGATTTTGTTTTTATCAAAGATATCAGAAATACGATCCATATAATCGCCATATTTATCTCCAAGTTCTCTTGAATCAAGATGTATAGATTGATTTTCAATAAAATCATTTAATTTTGAATCAGTTAAGACAAAATCATAAGCACTTGATGATTTTTTTCTGTATTCTTTAGCCTTTTCATCATATTCATCGACTTGTTTCTGATATTTATCAACCTGTGTCGAAACGCCTTTAAATGCTTGTTGTAATTCATCTCCAATTTTAACATTAGCAGACAACATAGAAGATGAGTATAGATCTTGGATACTTTTTGCTGCATTTTTAGCATTAGTCCCAAGATTAAGCATAGCATTTCCTTGAGCGTCTGTTCCAGATTGAAGCTGTGGATATAGCGTTGCTAATTGACTTGATATGTCAAGATATGTTTGATAATCTTCATCTGATAGTCCAATATTAGCGTTTGTCTTTTTATCAACACCCTTTGACAACTCTGTATATTTAGTTGCAACAGATTGAATAGCATCACCTGTACTTGTAATTTGCTGATTGGTCGAAGCAAATGATTGACCTAATGTATTGAGGGTTGTTTTGCCTTTGGAAAATTCATTAAATGTGTCTGAAATTGTTTGTTGTGATTTCTTTCCATTATCAATGGCAATTTGGTCACGATTAACCCAGTCACTAATTCCACCTATAACCCATTCTAATCCTTTTGAAACAACAAAATTTAAAGCCATGTTTCCAGCCATACTTAAAGCAGTACTACCAACAGACTTTAATCCACCAATAAGTTTTTGAGTAAGAGTTGTGTCTTGTACAGCGGCTTCACCGTTTTGAATTATTATTCGGTTCAAATCTTCTAAACTTGCTTTTGCATCACCACCTGCATCCGCAACACCATTCATATGTTTTGTAAGTTTCTTTAAGTTTGATCCGTATGCAGCTCTTACGCTATCTGGCATCTGAACATTATCCCAAAAACCTTCTTGTATTTTTCCACCACTAGCATAAATCTGATTCATGGAAGATAATACGCCTTTTAATGCATTTACATTACTTTTTTGAGTTCTATAACCTTTTATTCCGTTTATTATCTACGATGTAATACATATTTTGTTATTGGGAATTTTTAACAAAATACTGTGGAAATTATTACTCAAATATGATAAAATATTACATTAAAGGAGATATTACATATATGAAAAGAAAGTTTACAATAGGAATTTTAATTGGCACAGTGATATTATCAGGATGCGGATTGTCAAATGATCAAATAAATATAGCAGAATGGATGTTTTCAGATAATCTTAATCCATATGAATGTGAAAATACTTTAGGTAAGGCAGAAAAAGAAGATGGTAATGATTATACACGATTTTTCTGGAATAACTATAATATTTGTGATAAATACGATGGAACATTATCATTACTTTATTTTGACAAACAAGACGAATGGTCTTTAAATCCAGATAGGAACGCCTATTATTTTCAATGGAATACACAATGTGGTAATGATGAATATGAACACATTATAAATGATTTGAAAAATTATAAATATTTACAAAAATATACATCACTTCCTCCAAATGGGACTGATGAATCAAAGGAACAATATAAAAAGGAAAACGGAGAATGCTTTAATTTTACTACTGATTTTAATGATAAAAGCTATGATTCTTCTGATTCTGACAATAATAAAAAAGCATATTTTATCATTTCATCAAATTATAAAGATGGTATTTTAAAATTACAATGGGGCGTCAATCGTTCTTTTTCATTTTCTTAAATTCCAATAAAAGAGTAGGAGTTTATCATAATGGTTCAAGTTATAGTCTGTTTACTCATATTCGCATTTTTAGCTTTCTCTGCATATACACGAGGTGAATACGTTGGATGTTTAGCACCATTTTTAACTCTTATTGCTGCGATATTAGCATTTACAACCATAGTAGTAATACATTTTGGAATATTAAAAATATCAGGTGATAGTAAAATCTTAAAATGTATATTGTATATTGTTTTTGCAGCAATATGTGTTTGGCTTCAATTGAAATTCGGTGATAAAAAATAATTGTGGATATAAATGGTAATTATATTACAATCAATTTTACTAAAATTCAATACTATAAATTATAAATATATGCTAAAACACATGTTTCGTATTTTATATAATATACACAAATGGTAAAATATTCCTATATTAATAACATAGGAGGAATGTACTATGAGTGTAGTATTATGTGCAATTAACAAAGGAACTGCTACAATTATGTCAGATGGGAAAATAACCAATACGTATTGTGCTTATAATCAAGAAAATAAATGTAAATTTCAACATTTAACAAATGATGTAATTATAGGATATACTGGAGAATTAAATCCATGCGAAGAGGCTATATCATGGTTTAAAAATCATTTGTTAAATAATCCATTTGCAGATGTTTATAATTTTCAAAAATATTTAATTGATTTAAACGATAAACACGAAAGAACTTTCTTGATGGTCGGGAAATATAATAATAAAATTCATTTATTAACATTTGGAAGTGAAAGTAAATATCAATTTGTTGTAAATCAAATTTTGGGAAAAGAAGATTTCTATTATACAGCTATTGGCACATCTTCAATAAATTCCATTAATTTAGACACATACATGCTTATGTCATTACCATTGGAAACCAAAATGAAAATGTGCATTGAATCAATAGCCAATTATGACCAATCAGTAAATAAAACTATATTCACTGATACAATTAGTCTTTGATAGAATCATTCATGCCTAACATATAACCATCACTACAATACGGCTTTTCAGGAACACATCCCATCAGCCATATAAGACGATCATATTCTGTTTTACCCGTATACGGATATCTTTTTTGATACTCTGCAAATCTCATAAAAGTATCAATTTTGCTATAAGAATTTGTTACATACATATTATTTTTTACTCCCATCTTCACTTATATAAGGAAGCTATTTACCATTAATAGCTTCCTTATATAATATAATGCATGTTTATATAATTACAATCCTCCAATGAGATTTATCTTTATATTGTTCATTAATATTATCTAAAGATACCCTATCAAAATATCCATCATTATGTATCTGTACATATACACCAGAAATATCCAATATCACCACATGGATTAAATTATCTGCAATTTCTATAATCATATCAAGCTACCTCCAAATATCCATATTTACGAAGCAACTTTGTAATATATGAGATTCCGTCTGGATAAATTCTTGTCTGTAAATGAGCAGATCCATCAGGAGCAATAGCAGGAATAGCAGTAAACTTACCTTTATGTACAGGTTTCTCATATGGAACATTGTCATTATTTTCATTCTTAAATAAAATTCCAACATTTCTTAAATAGGAGAATAGTTTATATTCACCAATACCTATGAAATGTGCAATCTCATTCACGCTGAATGTTCCTTTTGAGTCCATGAGTAATTTCCAATCCTGTTCAGTAACCTCTAAGTCAATAATTCTCTTTTTCTGGTTAGCAATAATTTCATCCTTATGTTTGATTGTTTCATTTGCAATCTGAACAGCTCTGGCTAAAAATAATTCATTCGGCTCATCTTCTTTAATAGGAATGTAACCACCTGTTTTACGAATCTGAGGAAGAACTTCTTTTGTCACCCATAATCTGAATTGTCTTGCATTCTTTGCTTTGGATTCTAATATTAAATCATAAAGAGCATCTTCTGTAATCCTAACATTATTGAAATCAGTATCTAAAGTAATTGGTGAAAAGTTGTCACCAAGTGACAACCCTTGAATATCAAGGCTTTCACAAATATTTACGATTTTATCCTTGCGTAAATATTTCTTTCCTTTTGCTGTCTTAGTATATCCTAAATGCATACATACTTCATTTAAAAAGAATAGTATGGTATTATCAGATCCTACCTCAACTGTTAAGTTACCAAATTCGCTGTTGCTAAAAATTTTTAAATCATTCATAATTTACTTCTCCTATCTTGATTTTTTACAAGACATAGAGTAAAATGAATATGTCCGTTTTTAACGGGTATGTATGAGAATCGCTGTGATCTTGCCGGATGCTGCGGTTCTCATTGCTTATTCTCTTTCTAATATTTTATCTGTTATGAGTTTCAATCCTTCTCTGGTTAATTCAGCTTTAGATTTATTTGTTATCTCACAACATTTTACCAATAAATCATGTTCTTCATCAGTAAGACGAATAAACATTTTATGATTTCTTGGGTTATCAGAAAGAGGTCGTCCCATTTTTGAAGACATATAACACCAACTTTCTGTCTATCAATAAGTTACAAGTACATGATACTTTATGATAGACAAAAAGTCAATAGTAAATTTGAATAATAAAAAAGAAGATTAGTATATAAACTAATCTTCTTGTCATTTCCTTTTCAAATTAGATTTAATTTTCTCTATTGCATCTCGATTAAACAAATAACTACCTTTTGATGTTCCTCTAAAATCACTCTCAGGTAATTGTAACGATTTAGCAAGTCTAACCAAATATGCAGGAGTTATATCTAATTCTTTGGAAACTTCGGCTGTGATAAACACATCTCTTACGTCTGACATCTATATACCTCCTGTTGTTTACAGGTTTAAGTATATTACATCATAGATTGGATGTCAATACTTAAAACAAAACATTAATGTCTGAACTATATATAATTATTCATCATTATGTTGATTAAGTTGATAATAATAAAAATCTTTTGGATAACCTAAATCATCTAACATATCATCAATTATTTTATAAAGTTCTTGTAACTCTGGTGTAGATGCAGGTTCTTTTTTGAAAAGATTTAAAAGTCGCTTTATAGGATTTGAATTTAACATAATATCACCTACTTTCGTACAAGAGTTAGAATATAACAAAAGAAAAGTACAATAATTGTGATATAAGTGGGAACCGTGATTATAAATATTTTATAGAATATTCACCTGTTATTTTATCGTATTCAATATCAAACATAGGATAACCCAAATTTTCTCTTCTGGATTTAACTATTTTTTGAATTTCAAATATTTGAAAATAAACTTTTTTGAGATCATATCTTATAGCTGGCAGATTCATCATATATGACACCACCTTTCTGTGAGGATAAATTTATGAATTAAGCAAAATTTGATTGATCACTATAATCATAATCTTCATACTCACCTGTTTCTGAGTAAAATGTTTTGCCAAGCCAGTAGAGTAGACTTTCGATGATATAACATATGACATAAATAAGAAAATTACAAACATGTCCAACTATTGACCAAAATAATTTGCTTATTTTATTTTGGCTATTCAAGCGTTTATCACACAACCAAAATGCAATATTAGTTGAAATTTCTTCTATAACATTTGGATAAAAAATTGTGGCAATATAATGATACAATTTATAAAACTTTTTAAACATGCAATCACCTCGGAGATAAATTATGACATATAATGTTTAAATTTTTCATCATACTGTTTGTATTCACTAGTTTCAAGATAGAACTTTTTGCCAATCCAATATAATAGTTTTTCGCTACAAAATTGTTCAATATCTGAGAGAATCCAATATGTATGAAAAATAATAAACCAAAATAATTTACACAGTTTATTTTGGCTATCACAATATCTGTCACCAAACCAAAAAGCAATATCACAAACTTTTTGATCTACTACATCAGGATAGAAAGTTTCTGCTACATAATGGTACAATTTATAAAATCTTTTTGACAATATATCACCACCTTGAGGATAAAATAAATGTTTTCCATTCTTCAAAATTATAGAAAACAAAGTAATGATTTTGATACTTTAATAATACAAAAGAGACTACCGTTATGATAGTCTCTTTTGTATTTACCTATTTAAAGGTTCTTATTTTATTTGCTCATTTAAGAGTCCTTTTATATAAAAAAATCATAATTGAGATTATGCCATCTCAGGCTATTGTGATCATAAGTCTTCGAGCATGGAAGGCTATATAAAATGAAAGAGCCTAGCCAAATCTACTAGACTCTTTCGCAATTAAGTTTTGTTGCCAATTATCTTTAAAGATCAATTAAGTCTGTGCAAAATGTAGTAAAGCCCATCTCAATTAAGAGTGGGCTTTTTGCATGTAGTTATATTTAATAGCATTCGCTAAAAATATTAAAAAAGATTTATTGAGGTAAGTGTAAGAATAATTTCTTACAGATTATAAATAAAAGATAGATTTTACACATCGTTAAAAACTAGAAATCTATGAATAATATTTTAACGTCCCCTCAATTGTCAGCAAATACTAATAAGTAAATGCTGACTGGGGTGAATACTTCTATTTACAGTCAACTCTCTCCGAATAAAGAGCAATCGCTTACTTACCCAAAGTTATGTACACATCCCAGCCTGATCTGGCTTAGGGTGTTGTTCTAGGATGCTACGCTTAAAGAAAACAAATATTTTGTCGTTAATATTTCATACGGGGATTATTCGGAACCCAACCCCATTGCTGTTCTTTCTTATAAGTAAAGGTTTCTATTCGACATGTTAAGACTTCTTTACTTCCAATAAATCTTCTAATTCTTTAATTTTTTCTTCTAACATTGTAATTTGTCGTGTTTGATTATTTATTAAAGATTCAAATTCTTTACATCGTGTTAAATACATTCTAAGTTGTAACCATATCCAAGGCATAGATACTCTTAATAGATGTTTTTCAATTAAATGAAATGTATCTATACTAATGCAACCCATATTTTTCTCAATTGCATCAACTGATACAAATTGTGCATCATCAATCATTAATATACAATCTTTAGCAAAACCTTCTTTAGTTAATCCTCTTCGACATCGTTTTTTGCCATTTGGATTCTCTGTTGGATGATATGCTTCCTCGAAATCTTTTTTCATTTTTTTAGTACGATCATCAAAACCAGATCGCATTGGAATAACAAAACATTTCTTACCATAAGGGGTTATACATAAACCTGGATGACGATTAGATATTGTATTTCCATCACCTAATGTATAATTAACCATATATACACATCCACTATTTTGTGCTCCAATCTTATCTTCATCCTGTATTTCTCCATATTGTGAATGTCGCATTAAAAAGGATAATCCATATATAAAATTAGAAACATCATATCTTGAACCTGTTTTAACAAATTCATGAAGATTATCAATTAATTCATTCATTGCTTTTTCAAGATCAGGTTCTTTATTTGCACCATTCCTGTTTTGATGATTTCCATAATTACCTAGAAATGATTCAATGCTATCAATAGTATCCCATTTCATCTTGTTGGTTATTTTCATAAATATTTCCCTCTTTCGTATAATTATTTGGTAAAATTTACCATAACACTATTATACGACAGAGTACGACACTATACAATTCAGAACGTATATTCTAAATCTACGATTATGTCAATAATTTAGCTGATTATGCAATTTAAAAATGTTTTCACCATTCATATGATATAATATTTCCTATAATTAATAGGAGAGTGATATAAGTATGTATGAGAAAATATGCAAAATTTTAATTTATATATGTATGATTATTGCGTTACTTTGTTTAATTGGAATGACGTATCTTACATATAAGTATTGATTTTAATTAAATTGTATCATTAATTCTATATTTGCAATATTTATATATGTCGATACAACCATATATAAATAATTCCCAACTGCTGATGGAAGAGTAGTATATAGAAACTATCCCTGAATTTATCGGGCATCCATCTTCCCTATCGCTAGAGTGCATTTTTATGATTCTATATAGAACCATACTTTCGTTACGCTCGTTGAGGTCGGCATCCATTATAATGAAGCCCTACCTGCGGATTACTTCGTAGTTTGGATTGTTACTATACCGCATCCTTTCGGATTTGCCACTCATACCTATTAAATATAAGTTTAGTACCAAACTCATGTGACATAGCCTTTTGAACTATGAAAGTTTCCCGTTCTGAAATTCAATACAGAAGAGTAGCGCGTTACCGCTCACTCCATTTTAGAAAGTCACCAGAGAGTCCTTGCTTATAAATAAGCTCGTACACATTACTGCTAAACTCTCAAGCGGCATAAGTCATTTTGAAAAATGCATGGGGCGAATCCCATGTACTCTTACCGCTGTTGTTTTTACCTTGGAAAATACCTGCTCCAACTGCTACAGTACCCATGACACCCAAAGAATTAGTTAATTTATCAATTAATCCTAAAACCTCTGTGCCACCACTTACAAAACCTTTTAATGCATCAGAATCTAATACAGTACTAGACAATGATTCAAATGTACTTTTAAGTCCTTCAAGTTTACCTTCAAGAGAATCTGTATAGGCACTGTATTTTTCCATTGATGTACCAGAAGCATCATCCGCAATTTGCATATACTCTTGTGCTTTAGAGTACTGTTGCATTAACACCATAAAATCATTCATATGGTTGGTTCCTGAGAAAGCCTGTGCAACTGCCCTCTGCTGGACTGTGCCAAATTCAGACCATCGACCAGCAGTTTCGTCTAATACATCACCAAAATTTCTAAATTCTCCATCTGTATCTCTAAGTGAAATTCCAACACCTCTCAATACAGTTTCTACATTAGATAAATCTTCTCCACCATTTTGATAATCTTTTAAACGTGAAAGTTTAATATTACCCATACGAGAAAAGATAGCATTAAGAGATGTACCAACAGAAGACATACCCTCCTGAGTTGTTTCACCAATTACAGCAGCATAGGAGAGAAGTTGTTTTGTACTAATTCCTGCTTGATTGGCATTGGCTGCAACTTCATTAAAAGCATCTGCAAGACCGCCAACATCAGTAGCAGAAGCCATATCAATTGCAGAAATCTGATCAACAAAATCCATAACTTGAGACTCATTCAAATCATATGATTTCATAGCAGCGGTAATGGTTCTTGTAGCATCATCGGAAGACAAATTACCAATCTTGGATAAAACAATAGAATCTTGTGCAAGTTTGTTTGATTCTTCAATTGTTTTACCTTGTTTCATCCATTCTGTAGCAGAAGTAGCAACATCGACACCAGTAACTTTTAATTGCTTACCCATGTCTGAATAAGTATTCATCAGTTCTTGCGCTTGGGTATTTGAAATACCTGTTGCCATCTGCATATTAGTCATAGCAGCATCATAATCTTTTACTGCCGTAATTGCTTTGTATGGTATTTGCATTACAGTATTTTGCAACATACCATATACACCAGCAAATTGCGCAATCTGTCCTGTGGCACGTTTTAATTCGCCAAACCATGAATTTCCTGATAGTCCTTCTGCACTAATTCTTGATTTTAAATTTGCAAAAACCTTGTCATAGTTTGCCTTTTCTTCAATAGTTGTCATTGAGCGGTATTGTTGTTCAAGTGTTTTTAGACTTGCGCCATATTTCTTAACCGCCCTTGAGTTAGCGTTCATATACTCAACAACTTTATTTCCAGATGCACTAGCAACTGTCGGAGATAATGCTTTTGACGATTCGTCTCTAATTTGAGACAAAGTATTCTTAAAAGTATCTCCTGCTTTAGTTATATCTTGAAAAGTTTGTTGTAACTGTTTTTTACCTAAAACATTAGATCCATTGTAATGATTTTGAAGTTTATCTAAAGCCTGATTATATGAAGCTAGAGCCGCTGTAGCCTTTTGAATATTTGCAGTATCTTGAGTTCCATATGCCCCTAATTGTTTGCTCATTCTGGATGATGCGGCTGCATATTTTCCTGTGTCAATATTATATTTTAATTTTGAAGAATTTATCTGGCGTTGAAAATTTTGCGCATACTGTCGTGCTGCATTCTGTGCAGAACGTGCCATATTGTTATTATTGAGATTAAGGTTTATTCCTTGTCTCTGAACATTTTGGAGTTGTTGTATAATATTGTTAATTTGATTTTGACCTTGAACATTGAATTTAATATCAACAGATTTATTTTGCATTTTGCTTAACTTTTGTTCAAGCTCATTAACTTTTTCTGCACCATGAGTAACAACATTTACGTCAACTTGAAATTGCGCTCCCATAGTAATTTATTCTCCTTTCTTACAAAAAAATAAAACTCTCCGAAAGAAAGGAGAGTGAACTACGATATTATTTATTGAATTGTCTAAATTTCTGCGATATAATTAAAAAGAATCGAAGCTACGTGCTGAGAAGTGTAACTTGTAAACACCTTTGCTTATTAAGAAAGGTATAACATCTCATGAAAATCTTTATAAGTTCTGTGAGTTCTTCACAATTTATTTTCCTGAATGTTGTAGTCTAACAGAAAGGAGGTAAATCGTGATTGATCTTATACTTGATTATGCACTGAAATTTGCAGGTCTTTGTGTTGTATGTTTTAGTATCAACCATATTTTCGCAAAGAGAGTAAAAAATTTTCATTTTCATATCGGACTTGTGGATATAGATATTAATTGCTCGTTCTACAAAGATTAAGTGCTGAAAAATAGGAGAAGAGAGATCATATGAAAATTTCATGACGTAGAAAGAGAAGTTACCATATCGCATAGTAGCTTCTTTTCTTTTATATATCTATCAGTAGCGATTTTATTGTTGTGTTGATTGTTCATTTGCGATATAATCATAAAGAATCAAAGTCATCTTTGAAGTGTAACTTATTAACCAAGCTTTCTGCTAAGACAGAGAAAGTGAGTACCTCTTTATGGAAATATCCAATCTACGTGGGTTCTCCACGAATCATTTCCCCGAAGTTGATAATAACAGAAGGGAGGTGAAACATGGTTGACCTAATACTGTCACATGGTTTTGACTTTGGGTTACTTGGGTTAGGATACTTTGCCATCCATCGTATTCTTTCCAAGAAAGCAAGAGAATTGCAATTCAGTTTTAGTTTACAAAACGGAATAAAATTTTCTTGCAAATTCTACAAAGAATAATCCAAAGTCTATCAGGAGATGAGAAGAGGAAACAAGTGTATATAGGTCGTAAAGAGAGGGAGAGGGAAGTTACTATGTTTTTCATAGTGACTTCTTTTCTTTTTGCATTATATCGCACGATGAAATTTAGGATTCATGTTGTTTAATTGTTACATTATTTTATTTCTTTCTTATAGATTTTTGATAGCTATACCTCTTAGCTAAAATTAGCTTTTACGGCTTCTATAATATCCTGTACAGCATCATCCCACGTACCAGGTGTACCCAAAACCCCACTACCGTTGTTTTGTATATCACTCATGATCTGCAAACCACTATGTTTGCCGTAAGGATATTCTGCTACATTCAAATGAATATCATAATGATAATTTCCATTACCACCAGATACACCAGATGAACGGGGTGAACTTTCATATGTTCCAGTTCTGATATATTTTACAGGTGATCCACTTGAATAAAAATTGTGAATATCTGTTTGAGTCATTTGAAAGCCTTCTTGTTCAGCAGCTTCAACTCTTGGTCTAATAATTTGTGCATCAATTGCATCCATAATTATTCCCATAACAATTTCCTCCGTATAAGATAGGAGAGTAGTACCCTCCGTTAAACAAACGTTCTGTATTGAACTACATAATATAATCTGGTAAAATATGACATGAGCCAACATCCTTATATGCCACAGGGAATGCTATCAGGTTTACGATGTAAACTATTAAGCGCATATAATCGAGAGATAACAACTATATGATTATGCCTACATTTCACAACTCAGGCATTAGCCTTTCACATAGATATAAAATACAAGGAGGTACATATATGTATATCCCACTCGACTGTGGTAGCGTGTGCATGTTAGTGACTGCCATTTGTGACATCATTGGCATTGCATTTATAATATACGATCACGTTGTACGCAAATAGCATTTGTTATTTTATAAGGGTGTTGGTTCTTGTATAAGTTTATTTCTTTTTTCTGTTATTTGTCTTTCCACCAGAAACATTATCTTCGTTTACTACATTGAATTTCTCTTTCTTTAGTTCCTTATTTTCTTCCTGTAATTTCTTAATCTGTTCATTCTTAGCATCAATAATATCCTGGCTAGCTTTGTCAATATTAAATGCCGCAGCATCTTTTACAATCTTAGTAAGATTCTCTGCATTAATTTCAAAACCAGATTCTTTCAGTTTTTCCATAAAAGATACTCCATCTTTAACCATTTCTGGCGTGAGAGCAGTAAGGTCAAGATTAGCAAAATTCTTAAATGCGTCAATAAATACATTAACACCTTCTACAATTCTATCCATATCTGGATTTGCATGAATGATATTCTGCTTAGTCCATTCAAGTTTGTCATGAACCATCTTGTCTACAAAATCCATGACCTTAATGTATTCTTTTACAGATTCACATCTTGACTCATAGTCTGGATTAATAAATGTATCAATAAGACTCTTTAAATCATCATCTGATGAATATAGTTTAAAAATATTTTCACCATCTTCAAGTGTATATCCCTCAATGAAATATTTTCCAACTGCGATAACTCGTGCAGGTTCTTCCATCCAAGGTATATATTCACCTGTTTCATCATCCCAAAAAGCATTCAGAATAAGATCAATTGCATTGAGTTTATCTTCAAATGTGATTGTATTTTTTACTTTGAGTAAGCTTTTCTTCATATTTTCTTCTCCTTTATAAAATGTGTTTATTTATAGATAAATGTGCAATATTATACACATTGTTCTAACCAGTAAATTTTATTGAATTTCCAAAGTAATCTGCATTTTCGTGCATTTACTTTCTTGCAATGTTTAGTTTTTGATTGAAAATTTAAAGCCAATTGTTCTGGATATAAAGCAGTAACATATCCTGTATGAGTTTCTCCACTTTTATATGTATAAGAAACTAAATCTCTATGCTTAATTCCTAGCACATTATCAGTTTTTGCCTTTGATTTCCTTCTCATTGGTTTAATAATCCACTCTTTAATATCACAAGTATCTGGGATGCCATCTGCAATACATATGGCATCATTACTATGAGATTTTACTATGTTCCACTCAATACGTTTATTAGCAGTTTCTCCACCATTTGTAAGATGTAATATTCCTAATTCAGAAATCTTTTCTCTCAAATAAGTTTTTCCCTGCATTACATGCATTGCATAATCAAATCTTTTTGGCTTAGATTTAATCATATTGAAATATCTTTCTTCAAAATCCTTTTCTCTACTTTCTGTTTTATCATGGCACTTTTTACATAAAGTAATTAAATTTCCAATGGTATTAGCTCCACCATATCTTCTTGCTCTAATATGATGTACTTCTAATATACAGTTAGATTTCCCACATTCTTGACATCTACATCCATCTCTCAGGATAGTTGCTTTTCTTAAATTTTCATCTAAGCGATTAGATTTCTGATATTGCCATCTATAAGGTTTATAATCATCTGTCATTGCACGAATATCTATACAAACATCTTCAAGGTAATATTCTTGAATATCTATCCAGCTATTTAATTGATATAATACTCTTAAAATAGCGTCTTTCTTTTGTTTGATGCTTGGTGCTAATCTACAAGTTCTTTTAGAAGATGAACGATTATTAAATCTTGCTTGTCTGTATCTTTTGTGGTAACGATGGTAACGTCTATATCCACGCCTTACATCCATAAGATGCTTTACATCCTGGCGTTGCTCAATCGTTCCTTTAAACACTACTTTATTTTTAGTAAGACATTTCTGAACAATAGCTAAACCAACATGTGTAGAACCGTCATCTATGCCACAAACCATATGACTTTCATCGTCTTCATCAGATTTAACTTCTTTTTCTAATTGTATCACCATAGGATATTTACTTTTTAATTTAGCTCTACCTTTTCTAATCAAATACCAACCTTTATTAATTTTTGTCGGAGCTAATGGTTTATTATTTTTATCAATAACAAAACAATATTCAATTTTATTTTCCATCTCTGGATACCTTCCTTTCGGAGTAATTTTCGTCTTGCCAATGTTGGAGAGGGTATATGTGTTTCTCTGTTATCTATGCAGGACATTAGCATAGTTTCTTGATTGGCACTCACAGAGCTTCCGACTGACGAGCACATCTGAAGGTGTGTTTTTAACCTTTTCTCTAACGTAGTTCATATCTGCAACATATCTTTCGATAGTAGCAGTCACTAAGGCTTGAAACCTATTGTTAAGTAAGTGTGAACAAGGAATGCAAAATACATTTGTCCACTTATTTACACTCTTGTCTATAAAATAGACTACTTAACAATTAGTCCTAACTACGATTTTAATAATTTACATCATTTAAAAATGATTCTAAATCATATCTATAATTTACTTTTAATTTCTCTTTATGAATTAAAATAGGACTTGCATACTCAAGCAAATCCTTTTCGTTAAAACTTTTCTTTTCTATATGTGAGATGAAATCATCCCATTGATTAATATTTAAAAAATATGTATTATCACTTGATCGAAAGTCTAATACTAATCCGCTTATAACACGATTATATTGTGCAAAATCTTTTAAACTCTTAATCTGATAATAATGCACAATTCCTTTTTCACTTTTATCACGTTCAAAACTACATGAACCTTGAAATGTTTTTAATTCAAGTGTAAGAAAAAGATTTCGTGATCCATCGAATACCATCAAATCGCATGGGCTGTGACGACTGAATCTTAGCTTATTACTTGATCCTACATCAAAACCTTGTGCTGAATCAGGGGGACGATAGGAGAGTGTATAGTTTGGTACACTTTTCTTAAAATTATCTTCAAATTGTTTACCTACACTTCTTGCCATTATTCATGTCCCTTTAAGATTATGCTTTCTTATGTTCTTTTTCTAATCTACGTTTTTGCCATGCTTCAAACGGCTTCTTTGTTTCCGCTTTCAAAAAATAAAAGGCTAGTTTTTCATTATTAACTTCTGATGGAATAGTCCATACAGGTTGAATATTATAGTTACTTAAATAAAAAATAATCTGTGGCATAAAAGTAATAGCTACAAGATTATCTTCTCCAAAAGCTTCAACTACTTCCTCGAAGCTATCAAATAATTGTTTTTTCATATCACGTTTTCTCCTGAAAATCGTAAAAAATAGGGACACAAGCCATTAATTCATAGCTAGCATCCCTACTAATTACTTATACTAACTACGATTAATTTATTCAGATTTATCCTTTGGTTCATCTGTTGCAACATCATCAGCTAACTCAACCTCCGTTACTTTCTTTTGCTTCTTTACTCTTGAAACAGGTTTAACCTTTACAGGTTTCTTTTCTTCTTCTAAATTACAAGTGATAGAATATCTATCATTTTCATACTTTACGAATACAGTATCTTTATCTGTGTGGTCAGACGGCATTTGAATTTCTTTTCCATCAAAATCAACAACCATAACACACTGATTGCGTAGTAATACTTTACATTCTTTTGTCATTGTGGTTATATTCTCCTTTATGATGCGTGAGATACAAATAGTTCTCCGTATACTTTATCTGGATATTTTTCTTTTAATTGATTGAATTGTTCTTGAGTAATGTATTCAAAATTCATATTATTGACATGATTACGTTTACCTGTACATACTGAACGAATATTTCTTGCACAGAGTTTCTTTCCTGTAAGAGATTGATAATATTCTACAAATTTTGTTGCGCTACGATGGTATGTATCTGTAGTGATACAGTGAATAGGACGATTATTAACAGGCATATCTTCACGTTGATACCGTAATTTTAAATCATCAAATTTCTCATATGTACACCAACCAAGTTTTGCACCCTTTTTAACCCAATTTCTTATAGTATCGTGGCATACATGAAATAATGGCGCAATTTCTTTCATCGTCATATCAGGATGTTCATTACGATAATCACATACTTGTTTAGCCATATTTGATGAAGCAAATTTATCACATTTATCAAAATTAATATTTTCTGGATTTATATTTAAGATTTTAAATAATTCAGAATTGATGATAGAATTTTTGATATGTTCTTTTGTGGATTCTCTGCAATCAATTGTAAAATAATAATCTATACCATTTTCCATAGCTAAATTATATTTCATTTTATCATTTTCTTGTTCTTCTTTAAGATTGCGTGATTTTTTATTAAGTGGATGATCTATATAATGTTGTATTCCATGCTGTTCAGTAATAATCTTTAAACCATTATATTCTATATAATCATCGTACATTCTTCCTTTAGACCAATCGAAAATTTTCTCAGTTTCAAAGTTCACACCTGATTGTTCTAAAACTGAATACATAAACTTATTTGGATAACTCCAACCATCTTGACATGGACATGAAAGATTATGATTCGCATATACTGTGGATATTTTATTCTTGTGATGTCTACCACAATCGGGGCAAACCATATCAACAATTTTACTTGAACCTCTGGTATATTTTTCTGCATCTTTTGGATTTTCAAAATATTTAATCATCCATCTTGCGGTAATAGTTAAATCATTTATACCACTAACAACTTTTGATGGAGAGTTGCAACATACGTTACATCCAATCTTTTGTTTTCCACATAATGCTTGCTCTATAGCCCAATCAGTATTTCCACACTTATAACATTTATATTTGTACCATTTTTCGTTTGATGTAAATGGTTTATCATTTTTATATTTTATCTTAGGTCTATATTCACGATCAATAATTTGAAGTTGTCTTTTATCAGAAACTAAGAATGCTCCAACTTCTAATTTGAATTTAGGCATTATTTTTTGATTACTCAATATTTAACTCCTTTTAATAAATATAGTAGGATGATATTGTATCATCCTACTATAAAAATAAAATTATTCCTCAGATGTAATCTCAATCATATCAAGAACATTTCCGTCATGATCTTCGAGTAGATCACAAGTTAGTGTTACGCTGGAAGGATCTCCATCAGATGCAAAAGAAATTTCAAAGTTTCTCTGTGGAGAAGCTTTATAAGCTGTTAATCTCATAGGTACTTGATCACCATTCTCATCTTTGTTAAGAGTAGACATTTGAATAAAGAAATCTTTTGGCAGTTTCTTGTTATTAAATGTAATTTTCTTAATGCCAGTAGTTTTGGATTCAAGGTAAGCTACTTCATATGTAGTATCTGCTACAATATCAGATGTGGTTTTCGCTGTAAATTTCTTGTCTGCAACTGTACCTTCAATTGTTTTACCTGTAGTTGGATCAATTGCAAATACACTTCCTGGTACAGGTGTCTTTGTAAGATTAAGTACTCCACTAGCTTCACCTGTTACACTTTCTCTACGTGCGATTACAGCAGAAGTTTCAATTTCACCATCAGAAAGCATTGCGTAAATTCTAAATGGAGATACCTGAAATTCCATAGTAATAGTACCTTCTAATGGATTATCGAATTTAATGCATTTAGCACCTTTCTTATTTGCATATACAGCATCCGCAGAAATGTTAGCAGTAGTAGTATTACAGAAATCTGCAAACATCCAAGGTGCTTTAGTTTTATAATCTCTAATATCAAGATCACAGCACTGACGATTCGCCATATTAAGATCTGTTGCAATATTTGCCATAATTTAATTCCTCCATTTTCTTAAAAATAAAATAAGCCACTGAAATCTCAGCGACTTTGTTTGAAAGTTTTCATTATTTAATTTTGTTCATATACTCCATAGGTTTATAATCCTTAGAGTTTTTGAATGAGAATGAATTAGCAGCCATCATATCATTTATATCTGCTTGTCTTCCCATCCTATATTCTAAAAACATCTTCATGAATTGATAATATGTCATATCCCAAACATTCAATATATTGATTCCAACTTTGTTGTGAGTACAATATTTCACAATCATGTTTGGTAATGTATAATCATCATCCGCAGATGTTTGTTTTTCTTTTTGTTCACTCTTATGTTTTGCTAATTTCTCAGCAATACGTTGAGCTAACTTATTTTTATATTTAGGTTTTTCAACTTCTTTCTCAGATTTAATTCCTAATATAACTTGCAGAAACGCACGAAATTCATCAAAATTGCTATTATCAATTTTCCCCGTTTCGTTAAAGATTTCCTTTCCATCATCGTCCTTCTCATAAGTGCCAATGAGAAAAGCATTCTGTTCTGGATTATACTGAAAATCATCCATAACAAAGAAACTAATCATGTAGGCAAGAAAATCTGCACGATTCATTCCGAATGTAAGTAAATTGTAAATAGTATTTTTATTTTTTTCTTCTTCGTCCAGGGAATTGAATTTTTCAGTAAGACCGAATGTTTCAAGAAATTGCTTCTGAGTAATAGAAATATAAGAGAGAAAAATATTGAATTGTCCATAAGTTATATGTCTTATATCCCTAAGAGTAGGGCATTTAACATGACCTATACCTTCATAAAAATAAGGTTCATCACAGAGATAGTCATACTCTGAAAATCCTTTCAAATATCACACCTCCTTGATTTTAAAATCAGGAATGCTATATTTGAGTTGTCGTCCATAATAACTGGACTGTGGAACAGTATAGCCAATGTCATCAAGACTTGGTTTTCCAATTCCTAAATCATCAGAATCACGTAGAAGTCTTTCTATAATATCTGTAAGAACATCTGCACGATTACCCATGTAACTTTTTACATTAGATTCCATTTGCATACAATTACGATGCACGAAAATCCAGATATACAAGTCCATAGATTTTACGGTACGATTTGTACCTCTACAAACTGTTTCTACACAAACAAAAGGCATAACTTCTTCCTGCGTTCCATCAACATAAGGATAATCAAATACTTGTTTATACTCCATGTCGTTTTTCTCATCATCAGTAAAATCTTCCTTACGCAACATTACTTTTGCAAATTCATCAGATTCTAATAGACGAGAAATTACTTTTGATTTGACAAAAGCCAAATCTCTGGCAACTGATTTTGCCATATAATATACCTCCGATTTATCCTACAATAGTAATAGTTGTTTCAGATAAAATGTTACTTTCATTGTCGAGAACTTGTAGCGTAAACATACAGTCGATTGCCTTATCATCTGTACATTTTAACTGTATTTTATTACCTGTGATATTTTGAGTGATTTTGAAGTCTGATTCGACATTCCATGTGAAATTTGGTTGATTTTCAGAATCAGAAAAAGTAACAGTCCATGTTTTTGCTCTGCCGTATCGGAGAGTATCGCCACCTGTGATTGTGACAGATGTAGTTGGATTGTCTGGTTCTGATGGTGGGAGAGTAGGAGTAGTGGGGGATTTGTAGTTGCAGATCCATAAATCTTGTCTATCTGTCACCTTATTAAGTTCATCTTTATCTGCAATGAAACTTAATATTCCACCATGATCTTTTCCGAAAAGATACAATACATCATCACTTCTTGTTATCTCAAATACTTTTGTTGGTAATTGTCCAGTCTTTACTCTGTCAATGAACACTCTACGTCCATCAAGAGTCGTTCCATCATCATCTTCTGGAATCCAAATTGTAAAGTTATTTGATGTAAGGATGATTGTAGACCCTAACGTTCTTCCGTTATCATACTTGCTGGCACTGGTGAAATTAGCCCAACGTCTTATAATCTTTCCGTCATCATCTTGCCATATTAATTCATATTGACATAATATAGCGGTAGCCTTTTCGCATACTCCATTATTACCAGGATAACCACTAATCAACCAATATTGATTCTCAAACTTTATATACATTCCTGCTTTTAATGTACCAATTACAGCAAAAACAGAACGTTCCATAGATTTAAGTTGCGTATTAGCCAAATTATCCATAATAATAACTCTGATTTCTCCAATTTCTGTCATATCAGAATTGCATAAAATAACTGTTTTAGCTATATCTGTAGAAAGAGCTTCCGCAAAAGCATCTTCTTTGTAATCTAAAAAAACATCATTCTCAAAACCACCTGTAATATTAGGTCTTGTTTCAGGTGTCATTAAATACCATTCTTGCATTTAGACACCTCCTAATCATAAGCAGAAGGAGTTTGCTTATATATCATTTCGTCTAATTCTTCTGATACTTTTTCAAGTTCATTCAATGTAGCGGTTTTGCTTCCGTTTGATCCATCAATAGACAGATCTTTAGAAACAATGCTGATACGTTTATTAACTTTTGATAACTCACGTTCTTGATAAAATTTCTTCATCATAAGACCAAGAGTATCTATTGTGTATCTTTTTAATTTAGAATCAAACTCATTTAATTCTTCATCAAAATTGATGGAGTCAATCTCAAAAGAATATTTTCCAACTGCTTTTAAAAACCATACTTTTTCAAGTCCTTCTGGTATTATAACTTTGTCTTGAAATGTACTATGGAAGCTATTTATGACTTCCGTATAAGTTGTGTTTTTCTCCATCAATTCACCATCCTTATACTTGTAATTTTGTATAATCCTCTACTGCACGTACTTTATTATAATCATTGAAGTTTCCTTTTCGGATAAATCCCATAATTGCATATTTTTCTGCTCTTGTAACAACCATAGAATGTAATGTAGATTCAAAATCTTTTATTGATCTGATAGCAAATAAATCATCAATACGTTCTTTATTAATTACATTCTGTTGAGAAGTTTCTGTTTCAAAATCCGCTTCAATTCTCGTAGGTTTATCTTCAATATAAAGAGTTGCATGAGAACCTTGACCGTCTATTCCTGTGAATAAAAGATTTCCATTCTGAACCTGTGAAATAATTTCACCTCTGGATAATCTTACTGTTCCGTTTGGTGGAATAGTAACATCTCCATTTGTTTCAATTCTTTGGAATCCTGTTGTCCATTCTGCAATACTTCTTACAGTAACTTTTTTTTCAAGATTAAAATCCTCTTCAACATCAACTGGGGTTTCTTCTACAACAATTTCTTCTGTTGGATTTACTTCTTCAACTTTTTTTGTAGTGGTAGTAGTTGTTCTTTTTGTTGGCATTTTAAATTCTCCTTATCGACTATATTTCTTTCTTAACGATTAAATTGTGTGAATTACTTTTCTATATAGATCAATTATTTTATCCATTCGTTCTGTTTTCTTAAATGTATAATAAGGCATACCGTTTTTCTGATTTATAAGTTTTTTCTCATAACGAATACCAAATGCCATGATGAAACAAGCAAGCCTTTTAGAATAGCAATGGAAATAATCTCTCATAATGTTGACTCCTTTTGACTAAGTAAAATAGAGCCACAAATAATGTGACTCTATTCACAATAAGACTATATAATATTACCTTTGATTAACAATTAATCTGCTAATGAATCAAGATTTGTATCATGCACCATGCCTACACGATATTCCTGACCAGGAACAACAAGACATCCTACCTCAAGGTCAAATCTTGAAATTAACTGACCAGTTGTAATGTCATTACCAGAGATGGATGTAAGACCACCACGAGTAACTGTATAAATTGGAGATTGTCCACCTGTAGGCATTACAAATCCAAGACCTGCTGGAAGCATTGTTTCAAAATTTGTTCCATCTGCTGTAAGAGTAGTCATATCATAAGCATTTGGGATTTCGCTCAGAGTTGTACCGTTATATACACCCATCAGACCAGTGTTATGAATCTCGTTCATAACTGCTTCGGAAATTCCATTTACAGTAGGTGTAACACCTTGGTATCCTGCAAATCCATTGAACTGAGAAATAAGTGCATAATCACCAGATACTGTTGGTTTACCAAAACGTCTTACTTTAGAAATAACTCCATCAACACCAGTCTTTGTAAGACCACTTCCTTCAAAGAAGTATTTTACACCAGTTGCGTTTTTGATTGCTTTGTATACAGTATCAACAACATATTTTGCTGCTTTATTTCTAATCTGAACACGTACTTGATCCTGTAATTCATTCTCGTCACTCATATCACCAAGAGCAGCTTTTCTATAATCTACAGCGTAACCGCCAGAAATAGTGGTTGTAGAAATTGGTACACGTTTCTTTCTGACTACAGGGAACTTAACGTCCTGACCAAGAGCTTGCTCATTTGCAGAAAGATTTGCAAACACTGGAATTTCAACTTCGCAAGATTCGTTGTAACCAATTGGTTTGTAATTACCGTAAATACCAAGTAATTTAATTTCTTGCAATAGAACTGGTTGCATAGAGAATCTACGAATCTCATTTAATTCGGAGATGGCAGATAAGTCATTGTTGCTTGCCTTCTCATTTAATTCCTTAATATATTTAGCAGCTACATCTGCTTTCTTGCCATAAGGTGCAAGATCTTTTCCATCTCTCATTGCAGAGAAAATTTCTACAATTGCAGATTTCCCATTAATTTTTCCGCTAACAAAATTAGCATCTTTTCTTTCATTATTTAATTCAAATGTATAAGACATTACTTTATTCCTCCTTTAATTAGGCAGTTACAACCTTGGCTTCAACACCAAGATGGTTTCCTACGATTGCAGTAACTTCTAGGTATGGAGCTGCGGTAGCACCTTTTACGAGTTTTCCAGTTGCATCAGATTCAAGTTTGTCACCTTTAGCAACATCTGCTGGAAGTTCATCACCATAAACTTCTACAATTTTTCCTTCTAATTTTGCAAGATCAAGAACTCTTACATGTTCACCTTTTACGATTTTATATGTAGGCATATATTCATCATCGCCACGTTCAACTTGCATGATAACTTTACCTTTTTTAGCTCCTACAGCAAAAGAACCAGAAGTTACTTCGCCATATGCTCCATTAAATGTGTCTGCGGAAGCAATAGCATCTTCAAATGGATACTCTCCATGCTCAATCTGTCCGATAGTATTAAATTTAATCATTTAATTATCCTCCTTAATTAAAAAATATTGAGGTCTTCTTCATCAGAAGTAGTAACCTCTGTACACATTTCTGAGAAAATATCCTCAGTTTCTACAGTTTCTTTTTTTGAATTTTGTTCTGCGATTTTTGCATCAGCCTCGGCTTTTTTCTGTTTTTCAACAATGCTCATACAGATTTTAGATTTGATAGAATTGATTTCAGAAGTAACGTTATTTAGTTCTTCTTTCTTTTTGCAAGCGTTAATATTTTCTTTTAATTTATCAATATCATCTTTTGCAACTTCTTTTTCTTCTGCGCTAAATTCTCCAAGAGCAGAGTCGACTTCACTAAGTTTTTCGGCTACTTTTGCTTTAGCAATTTCTTCCTCAAGGATTCTCATTTGATCCCAAGAAGATGATTGTTCTGCTCTAATGTCATCAAGAGCTTTCTGCATATCAGCGATTGAAGCATTAAGTTCAGAAATTTTAGAATCCTTTTCTGCTAATTCGGCATCTTTTGCTTCAATCTGAGAATTTAACTCAGAAATCTTTGTTTCATAAGATTCAGATTTCTCATTCATCTCAGAAATAGTAGCTTGGATTGTGCTTTTAATTTCATCCATATTAAATTCCATTTCTTTGTTTTCCTCCTTGTTTTCTTTCTTTTGAGCGACTTCTAATACAATGGCATCATCATCTGCTGGTGAAACACCAAGAATTGCTGAACCAGTAAAACAAAATGTTTTCGGAGTACGAAACTCTTCTTTTGGTTCATCTTCTTCATAAATAATTTGATTTTCGTTTTCTGGTGTTCCCATAATCTCAATAGATGTGTCTACTTTTCCAATTGCATAATTTTTTCTTACCCATTTGACAAATTTTGGATAACGCTGATTATATAAATATCCATCTGTAGCAAGAACTTCTATTTTGTTTCCGTTTTCATCTATAATAGTTTCAATAGAAACTGATTCACACGTTCCAACTACAACTGAGTTTTCAAAAACAGGTTGAGCATTTCCATTGGAGTCATACTCACTTCCTGTCAATCCATGACCAATTGGAACTTCTTTATCATCATCTGCAAATTCAGTGCATAATGGCATACCAATTACACTATCCATTGCATTTTGAACATATTCTTTTTTCCAATGAAGTCCATTTTTATTTGTACTTGTTGAATCATTATGGATTTTTAGAAGAGCAATCTTGATTGGTACACGACCATTTTTAGAAGCACGTTTAGAAATTTCGAGGATATTATTTAACATAATTTAATCCTCCTTGTTAAAAAGTTGTATAATAAAAAGAAACTTGATTATGCAAGTTTCTTAATATTATTAATATTTAATTTGTTACTTAGAATTTCATTTATCTTATCTTTATCCCAATACCAAATTTCCATTAGTTCAATATTATGAGATTTTGCATATTCTCGTTTACGTTTATCATGTTCTTGCTGAATTTTAAACTGTTCTTCTGGCGTAATTTTCTTGCGTTTTACAAAAGGCAGAACAACTGGTTTTTCATGTTGTTGCCCTTGATATTCAATAAGCAAATTATATTTTTCAAGATAAAAATCATAAGATAAAAGTCCATTATTAACGCCAAATAAATCATCAAATACTTTTTGTGGCTCAAACTCTATATTATTATCAGATAAAAAAGTATATATTTTTCTTTCACCTTGAGACATCGAACAAATTGGACATCCTGAACCACCATAGATGACATTATTAGGCGTTGATTTCCAAGTATGTCCACATATTTTACTCTTAAATGTTACTTTTGAATGCATTTTTTCAAACCCGTCTATATAAGCAACGGTTGGATTTTTCTTTTTTAAGTCTAATAAAAAATCATTCAAATTTTTTCGCTTTTTTAATCCCACAAGTTTTCGTGCACATTGTGGACACCCATGATTTTTCAACAAATGCGTAGGAATAGCTTTCCATTCATGTCCACAAATCAAACATTTAACTAAAATCGGCGTTCCGTCTGAACGATATTTTTCTAAAGGTAAAATATTTTTATTTATAGAGCTTAACTCTTCTACAAATTGTTCATTTGTTTTTGTTAAAGAACAATGTTTACACTTACATCCATTAACTAAAACTGATGGAAGAGTGTAATATATTTTTCCACAAAATTTACATCGTACTTGTATTTTATTTTTAGTACCATCATATTTTGATAATAATTCTAATGAATCATCTATATTGTCTTTGTATTTATTAATCCATTCATCATGAGTTAGTTTTCTTGCCATTTTATACCTCCAAATATTTTTACATAATAAAAGTGATCTGCTTATTTTGCAGACCACTCATTTAACAAATTATCAAGTTTTTCATCTTTTACATAAACCCAAAATAATTTCTTACTATTTGGATTTAATGCTGCTAATTTATATTTCACTCCATTGTTCCGTAAGTAATTGCGAAGAGGGAGAGAGTAGCATGTATAAAGTTTTACATCCATATATTTTTACCTCTTTTATTTATTATTAGATGGCTTAGGCATATCATTACTGTTATTCGTTTTTGATCTAATAGTATTTTCATTTGTAGGATTATCTATTTGTGGTCTTCCATTAGAATCTTCTTGATTTTTACTTAAAGTGTAACTTGTTTCATGGGGTTTGTAGCGGTCGTATATACCATCTTCAATTTCTTGGTCAAGAATATTAAAATACACATCAGGATCAATACCTGCGCTTGCTACCAAGAAAGTTAATGAACCGCTTGCTTCCGAATATAGTGTCTTCATTTGATCAAAGAATGTTTTTCTATTTACAAAAGAAGTAGGGAAGTAGTAGATTTCCACTTTATTTTTATCATCTTTAATGATATTTTTATTTATTACATAATTTAATTCTGTTTGCCATTCATAAACCCATGTATATAGTTGCGCAGTTATCATTTCCAAATTTGATTGTCCAGATGCAAAATTACCCGTTGACATTGCACCGATTAATGATGCACAAATACCTAAATCTAAAGATATATTATTATTTAAGTCTGATTCATTTTTAGAATCAAAAATATCTAAATCAATATCAATAGAATCTAATTTTGTACCTGCTGCGACAGAGAAGAAACTTGTTCCACCTTTACTATTTTTAGTCATAATAGCTTGTTTGACAGTGTTATGTTGATCTTCTTGCTGTTTTTTACTTAAAGCACAAGTACCTTTATCTTTACCTTCTGGAAATGTTTCGTAAATTATCTTATTATTGATTTCATCTAACACATTACGCTTAGTGTCAGTATAATAATCTTTATATAAAACATCTTCTAATGCAGCAATAATCAAACTTCGTCCCCAAGGCTCAGAGTCTTTACATTTGATTTTTCTACACATGGTCTTATCACTATCAAGAATTAACCAATCTTTAATTAATCCTTTACGTTTTTTGTTATATCCATCTGATATTTCTTTTGGATATTTCTTTAATTTTCTTTCCTGTGTATCACCAGTGAAATCATCAAAATATCTAAGATTAAAAGCTAGAACATAACGACCATTTTTCTTTCCAACAATTTTTGTATATTGCCAAGGAAGAGTAACAATCCTTGCATTGATTCCAAGTTCATTAATTTCAACGATGTTTTCTACATCATAATCAGACATAGATTGTTGAAAGTCGTTACTTGGTTTTCGTATATCAAAATAATAAAAAGCTATGCCTTCACGCATTTCTGTATGTAGTGCATCACGAATAAACAATTTATCATCAATGGTTTTCAATGTAGCTGACATTTTTTCTTTATTCTCTTTTATCTTTTTTACACTACGTTTACTTTTTATGGTAATCACTCTATCCAGACATGGGAGAGCAGTCATGTAATCTATAGAATTAGATACAATACCATTTTTTGTATATATTAAATCAGATAAACGAATGGCTTCATCATGATAAGTAACGGGATCTCTGATTACACAGTCAATTGTAGACTTTGAAAAATAATTATATAGTCCACATGAAAATAGAAGACTATCTAAATTCAGAGAACTTGTAGTAACACAACTACTAAATTCATAGTTATTATTTTGTACAGTTGAAGATTGCGATTTTGATTCTACAACCTGTTGCTCTATTGGTTTTTGTTTTGGAGGGCGACCCCTCTTGCGTTTTACTTCTTCTGGCATGTGTCGCCTCCTTTCAGTTTATTAAGGTACAATATTCATAATCACTATTGGCATATAAATCTCTACAAAATTCATTTATATACCAAAGTATATAAAGTGTAGCCATAGTTCTATCCTTATCAAGTTTATTTACAACTTTTTCAATAGTGACTCCACCATTATTCAAATGCTTTAATTTTAAGTTTGCAATTTCTTCAAAAAGCATATCTGTCTGTAAAAATGGTGCTACACAATTATCAAAATCATCATATTCCTTTTCGCTAAATTCAGACTGTTGACGTTGCTCAAGGATTCTAAATTTTCCACTGTCTACAACATCAATAAAGTTTGTAACGACTTTACTTTGTACTGATTGAGCTTTTAAATTATATAATATTTTTTCCGCAATATCGGGAATTTCTGGCTCGTTATCATCATTAATGGTGTCCCATACACCTAAAGACATTTTAGTAATTGGATCAAATGATTCTTTTAATAATTCATCTATTAAACCTGCACCGAGTCCATTTCCATCGACAACAACAGCTTTTGCATTATATAATTGTTTATATTTTTTAACCACACATGCCTGTGCAGTAAAATTCATAATATTTGGGATATTAATAAGATTGACTAAATCCATAGATACAATTCTGGATTTATCTTTAGACCTGTTTACTTTGACTACAGCTATAAATGATTGGTTATTATTTGTATTTTGACTTCTTGCAACGTCCACTCCTAAATAGTATTCATCAGATTCATTTTTTGATTGAAGAATAGGAGATGGGAGAGAACGACAATTCATTAATTTATTAATATTGACCAATGCTCCATTTGATGCACCTACCCATTTAGATTCATAGTTTTGTGCAAATGAAACCATTGTCATATCACGTTTCTTTTGAAAAATCTGACTTTTTGTACTACCTCTTCCATACCAACATGGAAGCCAAAAGCTAGAACCTAATATAATTTTACCACTTAAATTAATCATGTCCTTTGACATATCAACAGATCGTTGGTATTCATCAGAACCTTTGAATCCAGCAGTAGTAAAGAAATTTATTTGCTGATTTAATTCCTCTGGGTCAGTAATAGAATATTTACCAACACACACACGAGGAACTTCAACAATAGGAAGAAGTGCATCCAAGAATGTATCATTGTCAATAAGAGCAGATTCTTCCATATTCATTCGCTTACGTCTTTGTCCCTTGCTTGATTGTGCATTAGCCAGATTATCCAATCTTGCACCAGACTTAAATACTATCAAGGCATCACCTTTTGCAAAATTAGCTTTTTCTATTTCGTTTTTCAACATAGGATAAAAACGAATAATTTCATTATATTTATCTTTCAGTAAGTCCGCCGCATTTTCCTTGGTTTGAGCCGAAAGGGATATTGAAATTTCCGAAAAAAATACACAAACGAGCATAGATGCAAGAACTTCATCAAAAGTCTTTCCGTATCCTCTTGGAAACACCCCATAAAAAGAAGTAAAGCGCAACATAACTCTTAAATAAATGCGTTGATCTAAATGTAGATTAAGTCCACCCTTTTGCGGTTTTATCATATCTAAAAAGAGGTCAGGATACCAACGTGCGAAACTACAAAAATATTCCCAATTATCCACATTAAAAGAACTATTATTCATCGTTGGTCTTCCACCTCCAATCTATTCGCTATCATCAAATTCTTTTGGAACTGTAATGAATTTTTCTATAGTATCTCGATTACTTTCAGTTGTATCATTGGTAAATATTCCATAAGGATCTCCATAAGTATCGACATATTCTTTTTTCTTTTTATCGTAAAATTCATAAATATCTTTATATTCTACTTCTGGCATATTGTTTAGATTACGTTCATAATTTATATAACACCAAATAATAAAATCTGCGGCATCTTTTGGTTGATACTTAAATTCTGGGAAAATTTTAATTCGTTCCTTTGCTCCTTCAACGGCAGTAAATATATCACTAAAGTTTACAATACCACCTTGTAAATCTTCTTTTGAAAGCTGTTTTGCAGTCAATTTACCTTGCTCCGCTGCATTCTGAGCAGCCATGTACCATTTTGAGGCTTCCGCTACATCACCTTTTACAGTAGCCATCTCTTCTTTGACTTTAAAACGCACATATGTAACAAGAGCTTCTTTATGAATACTTGTCTGAATAACATAAGTTTGACTCATTTCTTTATATTTTTTAACCATCTTTTTATATTCAGAACGAGTATAACCTTCTCCAAACAAATCAACCATATCTTGAGTTACTTCAAAATCATTTTTATCAAGAAAAATTGCTTCGTCATCATCTTTTTTTGTTACCTGTGTTTTTACACCTTTGTCATTTGCACGTTCTTTATACATGTCCATATCAATATCATCAGCAGAAGCATCAGTATATTTTTTTACAATTCTATCAATTTCTTGACGTGGAGTATTACCATTTACGTGAATGAAATTGTCTTTTTCTGATTCTGCAAAACTTTTATTTTTATTTTGTCTAAGCATTGTATTTTTAAAATACAATCCAACAATATCTTTTCCATGTTTTGCAACTTCATCATCGGTAAAATAGCTATGTTCTCTACGATATTGAGCGTATGCAGATTCTAAATCATCCCAATAAAGAGGTTTATCTAATCTTTGTAGCATAGTTTTTAATTTTGGTTTATTGATACTTCCGTCTTCATTAGTTACATCTTCTTTAACACAAGAAATACAAATTGGAACACATCCATCTTCTTGATATAGTGGAGATGCACTTTTATAAAATCCTGATGAGATAGATTTTTCTTTCCCACAAATAGGACATTTTTTCTTTTTTGCATCTTTTTTTGTTGACAAAGTTTAAACTCACCTTTCTTTCTAAATAAATTAAGCACTAACTTCCGAAGAAGCAGTGCTTGTTAAATAATCTTCATAATACATCCATTTAAGTTTTGTACCATCAGGTAGTTTACCACAAGTCTTTGTAATTCCCTTACAACATCTACTTATATTAGCCATATGTGCATTTTCGTATTTTCTTGCGGCATCAGACATACTATCAAAGATTTCCAATGTAGTTAAACAAATTACTTTCTTAGAATTATATAAATCTTTTCCAGAACGTTTAATTTTAATTGGTTTGCACCATTCAAAATAATTATCGAAATCTTTTTGTGACATATTTTTATATTCATCCAACCAAAAATAATGATTACCATTCGCTGTAATTACACGTGACCTATGTCCATTTATAGTATAATCACGTTTATTACAACAATCAATTATCATTTGTGAAAGTATTCCTGTTTTATTTTCAACATCTACTGGACTATCGTATGTTTCTAATGTTTCGTAACAAATAACATTTCTACCAATTGGCAATTTCCCGTCAAACTTATCCAAGATTTCAATTGATTTACCAATCCATTCTTCAAATTGATCTTTGGTGTTATTACCTTGACCATAAATAGAATGGAAACTTGCGTGACAATTTTCGCATAATGTAATTGCATTTGTCTCATCAGTTCTTCCTTCTGTAAACCAATTATATCCATTAAGATGATGAACTTCTAAATTTGTACTAGAATGTCCGCAACATTTACACGTATAATGATCTCTTGCTAAAACTCTTTTGACAAAATCCTTATATTCTGGAAAATGTCTACCTGTAATTCTTTCTTTATCTGTTAGATTGGGATTCCATGAAGGATTATTTTCTCCACTATTATAAATAGCCATTGCGCATTTTTGACAATAATATTTGCCGTTTTTAAGATGATAATTATATCTTTGGTATGGCATATGTAAAACATTAGCACAATTTTCATTATCACATTGAACATCAACTAAATAATTTGTGAATTTTGGAACATCTTCAATTTTAACTATTATTTTAGTATTTCTTTTCACTCTCCAAGTACAACTATTTTTATTATAATATTTTGGAATTTCATATCCCAAATTCGCATAATGCTCTATATTTCTTGAATTTAATGTTACTTCAATTTCTTTTGTTAATAAACCCATAATTTCAATTTCTCGCTTTCCACTCGCAAACATCTTTAGTAAATAGAGTGAGAGAGTAGTGCGAGTATCTACTATACCTAAGATGATCAGTCAAAGGTTTCTCACTCTATTAAGATTCAACTACGTCCCACCGACAGGACAACAAACGCCAACCGTTTATAGTCAATATTTCTCCAAATTAATAGGAGAGCAGTGTAAACCACTCTCCATAAAAATCATAATATGAGTTCACAAAATTAAAAAGATAGTATTTCTGTGAACATAGAACTCCTATCATAGTATTTCTGTGAACAAGGTTTTCAAGTATACCAAGGGATTTTAGCATTTTCTCTTATAATCTAAATTAGTGTTAATTCTATTCATTTTCATTCTTCTTTTTATTTTTTAAGTTAAATAGTTTTGAAATTACATCTAAATCAGAAACAGAATTACCTTTATAAAATACCGCAGGGTTAACAAGAAAGAATCTAGCATCTGCATGGCTAATATATGCAACAGTTGGTTTTCCATTTACGGTTACATTTTCTAACATCTTTTTTAATTTATCTCTATTTGCAACATCATATCCTACAATATTACAAATTTCTGTCAAAGTTAAAGGCTTGATATAATTCTCATCTTTTTCTAATGGATTTTCACATAAGATGTTATAATATTTATTCAGATATGGAAGAAGTGGAACAATAACACCAATACGTTTATGTTCTCTTGGATTAGAATTAAGATATAACTCTCTGATTCCATTGTCAAATACTCTGGACGAATTAAGCATATCCCCTAAATATAATTTACCTCTGCTGTAGTAGTCATTATTTACGACAATTCTACCATCTTCATATTTCTTAATTAGTTTATTATCATATAACTCTTTTTTCAGTTTTGTAACCATCCCTTTTGATAGTTTAAAAACTTCACCAAAATCGTTTTCTTTCATATACAAAGAACTATTAAGACCATATTTTAAATATCCATCATAATTTGCATATGTACAAAGATATAAAAATCTAAACAAAAGGGCAGGATTATTTTTTAATTTAGTTAATAATTTCATATAGTTATTAAAATAAAAAGAGCCAAAATTTGAGCTAATATGAGTTTGAAACTCTGAACGATTATTCATCAAATACGCATAGTTGATTCTTTTTATTTGTGCCTCCTGTTTTCGTTCTAATTCTTCTTTTGACATAAAAATGCCTTCACCTAATATTTCACCAGTTGTTAAATTTACAAACTGATCCATTTTTGTTTCTTGAATTTGATTTTCCATTATAATACATTATCTCTCTTTCTTTACTCTCACTAACCATATATTTTTTAGAAAGAGGAAGTGGGAGAGTAAGACCACCATTCACACGAGAGCTAATCGTGCTATTCCTCTTTCTGAATTACCATTAATGCTTTGACACAATAATAGTATCTATATCTCCGACACCGCTTTGCCTTAGCAAAGTGGAGTCGAAACCGTAGTTTCAGCGAAACTGCGGTTTACATGTCTCAATTAAATTTTCAAATATTTTATTGTCTCGTATAGAGCGACTATTTTGGGTTGATAGGGGTGGAATGATAGTCGTGCTACATTTATGAAGGAAACCTTTAAATATAATCATAGAGTGAAATAATCACTCTATACGAAACAACAAAATTGCATAATAAAAGAGCCACCCACATCATCGTGAATGACTCTTTTACAACATAGAATAAATCCATGCTTTCTTATTTGATTCAGCAACATCACCAATAATTTTTGCGATTAAATAACTATTTGCAACTGAGAATATATCTCCATCAGTCATCAAACTTGCGGTAGGGAAATCTACATATAATGTCACATCTTCATCTGTAATAATATTTCCATTTTCATCTAGTTTAATATTTGCCCCATTTCCACCAGGACAGGAGAGAAGTCTACTTGCAATGATATAAGATAATACGTCCATTATTCTGTGCCTGTATCTTTCCAACCAAATGAAAACAGCATATAGATTTTCACTGTGCCTGATTCATTTCCTACAATAGCTTGACTTCCCATTGGGGCAGGAGATTCAAGACCAGGAATATTTGTAAAATCGCCTGTTGCGCCATGTTCCATAGTAGGAAGTTTTGCAATTTCTTCAATAGTATCTACGCAAAATGTTTTAATTGCTGAGTTTGGATCGTTACCAACTTTTAATATATTAGCTGCCACTATTTGACACCTCCTTATTTATCGTCTGAGATAGTTACATCCACTGTATATTCAATAGTTTTTACAACTTTAATGTTTTCATGACCATACATTGCATCTAATCGAATAACTTCCGCTTTTAAATTTTCTAAATTATCTGCCTCGAATGGTGTAAATGTTTCCGTATTTGATGTAGCACAAGTGGTAGTTCCATATAGTTGCCATAGTTTTTTGCTATCATTATGTTTGATTAAAATATTATACATTTTATTTTCTCCTGTATACAAAAAGAAGCCACCAATAAGGCGACTTCTCATAAATTTCAATATTAAGTTTCTATATATTTATAATCCTTTGCAAATATTCTTCCAATAATTAAATCTTCCTTGAACAGATTGAGCAGAAGATGTACCACTGGTGCAATACTGAACATAATCTATATTATCACCATAGCTATCTACAAATGTCTGCACAATATTTACAAATTCATCAAAGTCCTTTTCATTCTTCACACATGTATATGCAGCATATAACATCATCGGAAGAGAAGTAGACTTGAGATTAAGTTTTTCTTCAAATTTTTCATCCAAGAATGCCAGAGCAGATTTCAATAAAATAATATCTTTCTCATCAACATGTTCATTATACCATTCTACAAATGTATCAATATCTTTCGCTCTGAATGATGTAAAATCATTATCATCTGTAGTATTAATCAGCATAAGTGCCTGGCGCACAATATCATTCGCAACATCTTTTTTCAACTGTGTTGGAGATAACACTTTTGCAAAGAATGGATGATTTGCAACATCAAAGATGATTGCACTAACTTCATCACTCTCTAATGACTTTCTTTTCTGAGTGTTTGATAATGGTTTGCCACCATTCTGTCTACGGAACATTTCACGAATATCTTCATCTGTACAATCAGAAAAGATATATTGTATCATTTCATAGTCATTAATTTTATCCTGAACAACTTCATCCAACTGTGAGAATTTCTTACCTGCAATGTTATATACAGTGCCTTCAATTAATACTGGTTTCAATTTTTGACTTAATTTGAAACTATCAGCTAAAAAATCTCTGATAGTTGTGCTGCGCTGAACTCCGTCAAATACATATCTGATTTTATCTTCTTTCTCTTCTGAACGAATCGGGTCAACAGGATAGTTGCGAAGCATTGAGTCAATTAATAAGCTCTGCTCATAATTTTTCCATTGTCCTTCTTTGCGTTGCAGTTTATGGAACATATTATATTTTCCATTTCCCATATCTCTTGCAAATGACTTGACAGTTTGTGTCTTTCTGTTGAACTCCATATATAACACCTCCAATTTTTGATATTTTTACATTATCACAATTGAAAGATATTGTAAAGGACAAGTTTACTTTTAGATAGGGCAGTAGTGAACTGCCCTTTTTCAGGAGAAGAGATCATATGAAAAGTTATGTCTCTTTGAAGAGTAAATATGAAACAAGAAAAATATATAGAAAAAGATATTTGCCCGAAGCGGTTTGACAGTCCGATGTCGTGCGCTTGTTTCCATATAGGTGTGTTTGGTCTACACTACGGGCTTTTGAGGGGATTATAAATCTGCTAACGAAGCTTGTTCAACTTTTTTAATTCCATCTTCACCAAAATACTTTTCAAATTCTTCATCTACTTCAATATCTTTGTATAACCCTACCATATCCAATGAAGACCATCCGATAATCATTTGAATTACATTATCTGGAAGACCGCTACGTGCGCAACTTGTCGTAAAATAGTGCCTCAGGCTATGCCAGTAAAACGGAATGTCTAATATTTTACTAAATGTTTCAGCCCAACTATCCAAGGTATCTGTAGAAATTTGTTCATCAACATATTTATTTCCTACTTTTTTAGGGAATAACCATTCAGAAGTAATATTATTTTCTTCTCTATATTTCAGCCATAAATCTAAATATGGTTTAAATGGTTTTACCAATGTATATACGATAAGTTGTTTTCCTCTTGATCCTCTACCTTTAGTAGTGATAGTTTCGGGAGTTTTATATAAAGAACCATAAATGATATTTTCATCATCAAAATATGAAACTTTAAAACGTGGCAATTCACTTTTACGTCTACCATTATTCATAGCCATACTTAGCATACATGCTTTATCGTATTGTTCCTTTTCAACAAGATGATCTAATAAACCTTGTAATTGTTCTTCTGTGAATACAGTTTTCTTTAATACTTTTTCATTTGTTGGATTTTCTATTTTACGAATAATTGGACGAAATCCTTCATACTCATCATCCAACATATTTTCAACATAATTGCTAAGAGATGAGAGAGTAGATTTAACCCTTTTAATTCTCGCAGGACTCCATTTCAATTCCGTTAAACAATAACTTTGATACTTAGAAATTTCACGTTTAGACAAATTAATAAAAAATTTGTTGTTGCATTTTTCTAATAGATATACCCAAAAAACGTTAAGATCGTGAGCATATGCGTCAATTGTTGATCTTGCTCTGTCTACTGATACAAGATAATCTAAAAAGTCATTTCCTAATTCAACATTATCTGGATTAACTTGTTGTAATTTTTCTGGTGTTGTTAAAACATTATATTGTACAGTTCTTCCTGCCATTTGCTCACTTCCTTTCATAAATTTTTGCATAATAAAAGAAGCAGATTAATAATAATTAAACTGCCTCTTTTTGTTGTTCATTATATTTTTTAAAATCTCTAATTACATTTTGAGAATAATCCAATTCTCCAATACTTCTAACTTTATTCCAATCAATATTATTTTTATAAAATGATTCAATTTTATTTTTTAAATCCAAATTATCATTGAATAATATATTTTGAAAATTATTATTTGTTAAATCACATGGGAATAATATATAATAATGGAGATTTTCATTTTTTAACATAGTTTCTTTTTCTAATAGTTTGATTCTATACTGTTCTTTAGATTTGCTATAAGAAATGATTTTATTTTCATAATACCAAGTTTTATAATCTGCAATAATTCCTGCAATTTCTATGTAAATAATTTTACCATCAATATGAATTACATAATCACAATTCATATTACCATTATAACCGTCAATAAAATTAGAATATTTTACATCTCTAAAATAATCTATTTGATATTTGAATCCATGTTCTTTTAAATATCTGGAAAACATGTATTCAAATTGACTCGTAACATGTTCTCCATCTTCAAAATCATAATTTATCCCGTTTCCCTGTTTCCCAAAGGATATACCAAAAGATGATAGATGCTGAACCAATCCAATATTATAGTATTTCTTACATGTTCTATCTAAAGTACCGTAACTCATCCAATCGCTATTTTCATTTATTTCTCTAGTAGTTATGAAATTTCTTCCATCCAATTTTATAAAATTTACTATATAATGCACTTCTTTATCAAAATCATCTTTGGTAAGTTGTTTATCCATCATATTTTCTTGAACAATTTCAAGTCCAAGTTCTTTCTTCATTTTATTGACAGAACCCCAATATTTTTTAATATGAGTAACTCCTAGAGTATCAGGAGTAGGGTATTTAAAATCTTTGTATTCCAATGGACGATCAAGATGCTTTTGCATATTCATAATTATTGAAATACAATCATCTTTTGTATAATTTTTATTTTGTCCACCACGAGTTCTCATTTCGTATTTTTCTTCATTGGATAATTTGTATCCACACAATTCAAGCCAATCAACCAAATCACCATCAAGATATTCTTCATACATTCTTAATGTTGGCATTTTATTTTTGGGCTTAAAAGCTAACTTTTTATTTTGTGGATAACCATTACTTTCAACATAACTTTTTAATTTCCGTACAAGAAATTTTTGTATCTTTTCTTTGTTATCTTTAAAAGTTCCAACATTTAATTTTGCCGTGGGCATTACATCAAATTTGCAATCAAGACATAGATAATCATATCCATATTTTGATACATAACCATTAATTCTTGTATATTCTGATTTTGGAATCTTTTCTCTTTCTTTACAGATATCGCATTCACATTTCACTAATAAATTTGAACTTGGTTTTAAATCTCTAACATCGACTTTCATAGTTGCATTACGATCATACACCCATTTATGGTCTCTTTTATTATATTTCTTAGGTATTTCATATCCTAAATTTTCATAATATTTTGCCATATTTACTGCAACTTGAATTTCAATTTGTTGTGGTAATACTAATCCCATTTTTAATTCCTCCTTCTAAAGTATTTTTATATACAATAAAAGGAGAGAGGGTGGTAATTATCCACCAGGCTCTCCGACATTAACGTAATAGGAACATACCATATATTTGAGTTCCGTTAATGACATTAAATCCCAACATCAGCTATGACACTAACATTGAGCAATTTGGGTTTGTCACCCAATAATTAATTCTCCATTGAACAAAACAATCCAATGGATATAAAAAGAGTGCGTAAGCTATGACACCCACGCACTCTAAAAGGAGATCTATGTCCCTGATAAAGATAGATTACACTTTGAAAATACGACAAAGCATATGTAAAGTTTCAATATCTTCTTTAGGAAGAGTCACATTTACATATTCTTCGTCATCCATATCACAATCTACACAATCATGATGGCAACAGCAATCGTAACAATTACCTAATTCTAAGTCATCTGCAAAATCATCATATTCATCGTCAACATTTTCTTTTAACTCAACAAAGTAAGTTTTAGCAGTTTCTACTTGTGGTAAAAGTGCTCTACTACATTCGTCAAGAATATAAGTTGCATCTGCTTCATTCAGAAGATAACCGTCTTTTCGTTTAGCAGGCTCAACCCAGATTTCAGGTGTATCATGATTACTGATTCTTGCGCATAACGTAATTATAAATTCATCTTCATATCCATCAATCTCAGGATCATGAAAATTTATATTAGCAAGTTCATAATCATAGTTAGTAAGAAGATTAATGATTTTTCTTGCATTGTCATATTTTGCAAAGATTGAAATATCTACAGATTCATCTGACTTAGATGCATAATATCGTCTATTAAATTCAGAATCCATAGATTCACAGAATTCATAAATATCTTCAAAACAAATAGTTGGAATTTTATTCATATAATCAGCCCTCTTATTATGCATTAACAAGGTCTTTAAGTGCCTTTGCTGGTTTAAACTTTGGCATTTTACATGCTTTTATCATAATAGATTGACCAGTTTGGGGATTGCGACCTTCTCTTTCAGCTCTTTCGACAACTTCAAATGTACCAAGTCCAACAATTGAAAGTTTTTCTCCTGCTTTAAGAATTTCAGCTAATGACTTAGTAAAAACTTCTAAATAAAAATCAGAATCTTTTTTGAATACTTTTTTCTCTTCATCTTCGTTCATTTCAACTGCATTTTCGTACATATGATTAATAAAATCTACTTTTGTCATTTAAAAATTTCCTCATCTTTCATATATTTTTATATAAAAATAGGAGAGTAGCAAATGTACTCTCCATATCAATTAATCCAATTGAATATCATATAAACAAACTAAACCATCCTGTCCCACAACAGATATGGTCTGTTCAGGACGATTAGTTTTTCTAATAGACATTGCATATTGGTCTGTTCCTGAGCAACATCCTGACTCAATAACCTTTGCATTATATACGGTAGTTAATCCATTCAAATGTCTATGTCCTAATAGCACAATGTCTGGTTTAATTCCAAACATCATTGTAAAATTTTGAACAACACTTGCGGGTGCATCTTTATGACCGTGTGATGCAAAAATATTATTTCCTCGAATATTAAACATTGCAATCTCAGAATCAATATTATTTTCACAAATATCAATATTTTTAATATTTTGTAATCTTGCTTTCAAATAAAATGGTAATAATACATCCATATTTTCACCATCTAAAGCATCTTCTTTTTTAGGTGAAATTCTTGAATGATTACCAGGTGTAACATATACATAAATATTATTAAAATGATTTGCAATTCTAATTAGCATTGCAGAAATTAATTCTGAAACATATTTGAATTGTTCCATTAAATCCATGTTATTTTGTAATCGAAGATTGTTATGGATAATACCTGACAGGATTTCACCGATGACTAGATAACAATTTTCAGATTTATGTAAATCTCTAATTTTAAGAATTTCAGAAGTGAATTTTTCAATTCGTTCTTTTAGAATATCTTGATTAAATGTATTATTCCAAGTATTAATCTCAATCCCTGTGTGAATATCAGTGAGGTGTACCAGTAAATCAGTATTACTATTAAAAGTATGATATTGTACTTTTAAATCAGTTGGCTCTACATTCTCACAAATAATTCTTTTAACCATTTCAGAATAAGACTCCTTACGAGCTTCCTGTCTAATTTGACGATTATATTCAACTCTTGCGTCAGACAATTTCTGACGTTCTTTCTTTAATCTAATAATTTCATCGGATTCAGAAATACTCATTGATGTTGGTTCATGTACCCATCCTGCATCTAAGTATTCATACAAAAGTTTACTTCCTTTACGGATAGTATCTCTATGTTCAGATTCCCCATTGTAATCTGATCTGAAATCAGCGATATCTTGCCATTCAATGTTTGAATCTTTCTGTTTACGTTTTAATAAATCTAGCTGTTGCTCTAAAAACTCAACTTTATTTATATCATCCACCGCCCAACTTATTCTTCTTCTGGAAGTTTTACACTCATATTGAAGTCAATTGTTTCTGTTCCTTCTGGTAAGGCATCAATGACTTCTTGAGTAATGTTTTCACCTGTATCTGTATCAATAATATTTAGGTCATGTAATGAAATATTTTTAAGCTGGATATTTCTCTTGCGTGGATTCAATTTTTCTGGTGTTTCGTTGATCTTGATCATATTTTCTTCTCCTTGAATCTATATATTTGCATAAAAATAGAAGAGTAGTGATAACTCTCCTTAGATAATTTCGTCTAAACTTGTAATAATTTTATCTGCAAGTCCATATTTTACTTGTTCTTCTGAACTAAAATACCAATCTTTTGCTTTATTTCTCTTAAAAACTTTAGGATCAATAGTTGATCTTTCTAAGATAAACTCTGCCATATCATCAATCTGTTGTTTATAAATCTTTTGTGCCGCCTCATTTTGTTCAAATGTGCCGCCTCCACCAGATGTACTTCCAGAATGAATCATAGCTTTTGAATATTTTAGAGTATATTTTTCGTGTCCTGCAAGTAAAAGTAATGCACCGCCAGAATAAGCAGTACCAATATTTACCGTAATCACTTTTGTTTTTGACATAACCATTGTTTGAGCCAATGAAAATGTTTCCACAAGTAATCCACCAGGGGTATCTAATAAGATAATAATTGGTTTTCTCTCAGAAACAGGAATATCTTTATCAATAATATTATAATAAATGATTGCTTTTTGAACTTCTAATACTGATTCATCAATTTCATAATCAATATAAAAAATTCTATTTTCAGCTAATCTATAATAATTCACCAGTTCTGGTGATGGTAATGACATATTTTCTAAATTTTGAGGTAAAGCAATATCTAAAACTTCTATAATAATAACCCTCTTTCTATTTTATATTTTATTATAATGTAAATTTCAAACTTGAGTTAGCAATTACAACTCTTGTTGACTTACATTGTTTCTCCAATTCTTTTTCCAGAGCAATTTTTAAAGTTTCTTTTGCTTGTTTGGAACCATGATGTAAGACAATCTTTTGACTATTAATTTTTGTATAGTCATCTATCAGTTGCCAGAATGGTGCGTGTCCACTCATTGATTTTAATGAATAAGAAGCACATCTACAAGGATATTCTTTTTGGTCAATGGTAACAAATTTTTGTTTATTATCCTTTAAAAGTGAAGCAAGGCTTCCATCTGTACTGAATCCCACAAAGAGCATCGTAGCATTAGGATTTGGAATACATTTTTTTAAATGATGCCTGATCCTGCCGACCATGCACATTCCACTGGTCGATAAAATTACACAAGGTTCATTACTTTGTACAAGTGATTTACTGTCTTCGGATTCTTTTACAAAAGTAAACATCTTATCTTGAATCATTTCATCAAAAAGTTTTTTATCTTCACCAGTCAAGCATTCGTCATAATCATCAAAAATTTTAATAGACAATGGTGAATCTATATATACTTTTGGTTTCCATTGAGAATCTTTATACATTTCATAAATCATCAGCACAAGTTGTTGAAGTCTTGATTGCGCAAAACTTGGGATAACAACCCGTCCTTTCATTTCATGAACTTGTGTTTCTATAATTGCTTTAAATTTTTCTAAATCATTTTTTCGTTCTTTAAGTCCAGTTTTTAAATCTGGTCTATCTCCGTATGTTGATTCTCCAATAACAACATCAGCATAATCTACTTGTTGATATTCACCAACAAATCTATTATGAATTATCTTATTTCCTAAATCTCCTGTGACTAAACAGGTTTTTGTCAATCCATCAACAGTAAAATATAATTTCACTTGACAACTTCCAAGAAGATGACCACTTGGAATTAACTCAAAAGCTAATTCATCATCAATAATAATTTTTTCATTTACTGGTTTTTCCAATGTGTATTCCAACATTTTATTTACATCTTCTATAGAATAAAGTGGAGAATAATTCTTATTATTCTGAGAATTGATAACCAATATGTCTCTTTCACTAATTAAAGCAGAATCAATTGCCATATCTTTCAAAACTTGCTTTGATCCTTCTGAAACAATAGTGGCAGCTCTACATCCTTCTTTATATAATTTCGGTAATAACAAGCAGTGATCCCCATGATTGTGAGTGATAAATACAAAATCAATGTCCTTTGGTTTAAATTCTTTATATTTACGATTGTTTACCAAAAAATCTTTATACTTGTCATTTGTCTGATGTAAGCCACAATCAACTAAAATTCTATGATTCTGTGTTGAAATATAAATAAGACTCCCTGTAACATCTTCTGATGATGGTGAGTCTACAAATGATATTTTAACACTGTTTTTCTTTTTCTTTCCGATGGTAACTTACCACCTTTCCTATATATTTTGTCTTTCTTTCCTGTCATTTATATTCCATAACACTTAATCCATTATGGTAATCATCTAATGCCTTATTAATAGCATTACATTCTCTATAGTAGTATTTATTCTTACCACTATATGTCTTAAAAATGTCTTCATGGAACTTAAACCCTTTATTCATAAGGTATTTCATTTCTTTTTTATTAATTGCTTTTATAACAATTCACGTCCTTTGCATTTATTTCTCCAAGTAGGAGAGTAACGTACAGGGTAGGATTTGAACCCACGGATGGTTTTATCCATCAAATGCTTTCAAGGCATCCGCATTAAACCCGACTCTGCCACCTGTACTGATTTTATCCAACCGCCATGAGTAGTAGCGGTGATGTATTTTTATGATATATCAAACATACTATTAACACGCATTTTATTAGTCGAATAACGTAATAATCGACACTCATTGTTGGATTTTTATAATCAAATATTGAATAATCGCATCATAAGTTGTATAATTGTAAGAAAAATACATCGGAGGTATACAAATGAGAGATACAACTTTAGATCTTAATCAAATTAAAGAATTAGCTGATTATGTAGCTAAAAGAAGTGCTTCTGTTGGTTCTCAACCACTTCAAGTAAAAACATTCGTTAAAAAGTATATGGAAACATATACAGAAGCATTCAACTAAATTTCTGAACTTAATGATCAAAGAAGAAAAGAACAATCTGAAAATTTATAAATTAATTTTATTATTCTCATTAATTTCTTGAATAATTCTATCAAAAAGATGTTTTGTTGTAGCTAAAGTGAATTCTTCATGTGAGAGAATTGTTAAAATTTTATCTTTGATTTTATTTTCATTATCATGTATATAAGGTATTCCATCTTTTTCTATATACATAATTTACCAACTTTCTAACTCATTTAGGGGACATCTCACAACGTCCCCTATCGCCAGTATATTTAAGAGAGTTTGATTATTCCTGGCTTAATTGATATATTAGGCTTTGAACCTAAATCTACCAAATCCATACGAAAACAATCGCTCTAACCAATTGAGCTATATATCATTATTATTATAAATGCTGAGATTACACATTTATACAGAAGTTCTTTTAGAACATTATGAGTTCTTTCCGTATCCACTATATACCTTACGCATATATAGTAAACTTCCACAACCGCCTTTTTGAAAGAGTGGCATTTCTCTTTTACTACATGACTACTCTGATTTTATTATTCCATTAACACCGCCGTGCTATAAATCTCCGCTAAGAGAACTGTGCAAACTCGATCAAACATCTCAAAGTCTTGCGAGACTTATTAATGTCCATATTATACTCTTATAAGTACTATGGAATTAGGTTGTTTTCACCATGTAGAGGTGTAGACTTTCGCTTTGTATGTAATATTTAAGTATATAAATATTCTTTTACCTTTTAAACGTAAACGGCATTCCACCATTCCCGATAATATTATTCTACTTTACAACAAGTTTAAGTCCAAGTTACAGAAGATGTGCTACACCAGACGCTTTCATTCCTTTTGAGAACAAAAATACATCACACCTTCATGTCTTTCAGTTATAATCCCTACTAAACGTTCATATAAGTAATATACTCATATAAATGGATAATGCACTCGATTAATAATTTCTCGCACTATTTATCCTCCTGATTCACCATTATATGCATATAAGTTTGCATGAGCTATCTGATTTGCGGTCAAAAAGTAATTCTCAGCGGTCGCCCCTAAATCACTTTATCGCTCCTTATAATACATACTATTTCCGCATAGACTCAATTGCGAAACGCAACCTTTTGAGTTACTGGTATGTCAGTTTTGCTTGAATTGACTATATTTCTATAGCGATAGGGTGTAAATCTATCTTTATATACCTCACGATATACTATCTGTGTCAAGCCACATAATCGTAACAATAACATTGTAAAATTTATGATGCGTCATAAAACGCATCAAATAGCGGATATTGGATTTGCACCAATGTTCTCTTGGTTATGAGCCAAGCGAGTTAACTACTTCTCTAATCCGCATTATTATATTTTTAATCAACGGAAGCACTGTAACGAAAGGGGAAGAATCAGTGCAACCGCCGATTATATGCCAATTAATGAGTTTTATATGTTTCTCTTATTTTTCTTTTATAATCATGTGTAAAATATACAGATAATTTTAAAACATGGTTAGATGGTATATTTACATTTTTTAAATTAGAATTATATTGTTCTGATGGTACACACTTAGAAGTTACTTTTAGTCCAGGAAATATTTTTATTTCTGCATTATCCGTATCACTAATTTTATCCTTTACCACATCACTTAATGTATCTAATATTTTAAATACATCATGTGCAGAACAACCCAATCTTTTTTCGATTTCATGTGAAATTTCCTTTTGAGAAATATATGTATAATTTTCTTGTATGTTAAATTCCTCCTCTGTTTCAGATTAAGATAAGTTACACAAGATAGAGTAGGGTAGTAATCGTTAAAATAATAATTTGAAAACTACCCTCTCCATAGTAACTTAAATTTCGTCCTAAATTTAGGACGAAATCACTCATTTTTGCATGAATTTATCCGCTTTTTTGCAATTTTAAAACCAATATCAAAGATTTTTATGTCGTTTCCGTCAATTTCTAACTGTTTTATTTCATTAGAAGATTGAATTATTGTCTCGTTAAAACTTTTATTTCCACATAAAAATAATATCTCTAATAATAAATTTTTGATCTGTGCATTTTCTTTATCTTCAACAGAAGATAATAATCTATACATTGTAGAGTATCCTATAGTCTCAGATTCAATATCCGAAATTAAATCAACTTTTAATTTATTGGATCTTTCATTCTTATCTTCTTTTGAGTCCGAATCGGATGAATATATTAACTTTCTATCATTAACATATTTTTTGAGCATAGTGTAAATTTTATCAATCTGATTTTGATTTACATTATAGCTGTAGTATTTTTCATTATCCAATAATGCTGTAAATGGTGACCAATCTTTTTTATATGGATTTTTTATTCTGAATCCATTTACTATTGTCTGTAAATAATCCATAGTCGTATGATATTTACAATAGTATTTTTTTTCTGGATTATAGAAACCTTTTTGTTTTGAAATATGAGAGAAGAAGTGTGGGACTTTTTTCTTTTTTATATCTTTACCACTTTCGTCTTTTTCGATGTGTTCAAGGACGGGTGCGTATTTTTGTCTTAATTTATCAAGTTCTTTAACATTATTAACATCAAATTCTTTTTTTGCTTTATCAATTTCGATACCAGACATTACATCCAATTGACAAATGTCATAATATAGCTCTTTAATATCATCATAAGTTTCTCCATAATACATTCTATCCCATAACAAAGAATTTAGCTCCTGAGAAAGATTGATAATTTCTCCAATTTTATTTACAGATGTTTTAATATCAAGATCTGCTTGTTGTTCAGGAGTATAATATCTTTTAACTTTTCGAGCTGATACAAAAGAAGTAGGAGTCTTGAATAAATGATAATTCCTTTTTGCTGCACGAATCAATATTTCATTATCTGTTAATAATACGGTATCACTGTCAAAATCTGCTCCTGATAACCTCTGTAAAACATTTTCTCCAATTGAATTAAGACATATAATTTCAGGTGTAAGATTAAAATAACAATCTATCAGTTTGTTTTCTGTATTATACGGAAGCCAAATATTACCAATTGTTACATGAGGGCTACGGCTTGCCAATAGTGTTTTGTTGTAATCAAATCGTATACTATGTATATTACCAATTCCAATTTGACTTTTACCATCAAATTTACCAATTGATTGTTGTAACATTTCAATGGGATTTCCTAGCAAAGTAGAATAATTTCCATTTACATAAACATGTCCATTTTTTAGATTCTTATAATATGACCTGAGTAAATCAATTAAAAAATCTTTATAATATTTAGTCTTTGTGAAGTTATCATTAATACTCATCAAATTATATACAACATCATTTTTACTGTTCATAGGCTGTGATAATGGATCTAACTCATCAATATCAGGATATTTAATGTAATATCGTACAACCTCTGGATTATTGCGTAATAATTGTGCAAAGTCTAAAGCTTCTGATAAAAAATCATTTACTTCATCTTTTGACATTTGTAAAGTATTCAAAAGCTGGTAATGAGTTTGAACAAGTCTACCTTCAAAAAAGTGAGTCTTCTTATCATGTTTTACAACTCCAAAATTAGGATATAAATTATCAAGCCATTCATCCCATGTACTAAATTTCAAATATTTAATACTATTTGGTGTAGTGATTAATTTTACATCTTCAATTTTGGTAGCTCTTGTTTTCCCATTTAATTGTGAAATATCTGTAATATTATTATCCTTAAACCATTGTTGAATATTACAATTAAAACAACATGACTTAAACATTAAGTTTCTGAGAAGCACCATTCCATATTCTGAATAATCACCAAACAAAGATATATCCATTAATGATTGTCCATCCCATATCGTATTGGTAATAGTACAATTCTTTTCAGTTGTTTTTAGCCAATTGTTTTCGTCATGCGTTTCAATTACATCTTCATTGAATACACTATCATAATCATCAATTAATAAAATATTCTCTGGTTTAATTGGTAGAGTATCAATAATGCTACTCGAGGGAAGAGCGATATACCCCTCATATGCAGCAAGATCTATTTCGTCACCAGGATTTAAACGGATTGCCCCAGAACTGAAATTTAATAATGGCTTAAATAATGACTCATTAATGAAGAGACATTTTCCAACTCTAGCTGATCCAGTAGACCGTTTCATCCTGCAATATTTGACTCCATTACAAGTAAAACCATTTTTATATAATTCACTTCGTAATTGAGCATTTGTTTTTAAAGTCTTAGGCTCACCTTTTTTCTGATACTGTATTTGAACCTCTTTTACAACTGATTTATCTTTCTTATCTTTAATTTCAACTTTTTCCACGACAAATGGAGATGGTATTTCTAATTTATTTTTTACTTTTGAATTTATTTGAATACCAACAATTTCACCTATCTTATTTTTTGCAATGCAATCATCAAACGTCAAATCTCTATAGTTATAGCCAAACTTTACAAATGTATTCTTATTCATTTGATTCCATTCTTTTACAGAATATTTGAATGTGAGATTAATAACATTTGTAGTATATTTGTGTTTTTTTACAGTAAACAGAAAATCATTCTTGCGATATTTTTTATAATAAATATTCAATAACTCAATTAAGTCCAAGCTGTAATCAAGAGTATTAATAAATTTTCTTAAATTATAATTACCATCTTTAAGTTTTAAATCGTAGTCGTGATTTTCATAATTATAATAATGTGCAGAAAGATAAATGTCTTTCGCATCCACACTTGGAATATATACACCTGTTGTTAAATCAATCATTTATCTTTCCTCCATAATTCCAATCTCGTAATTTAACCATTCAGCTAAGTCGTTCTTTCCATCAAAACATTCCCAATGAGCATAATCACCATCATCATTCCTTATAAATTCTTCTCCATTATAAATTCCATTACCGCAAATAGAGCAGTAGTGAGTTACATTCTCAGGAATATAGTTAGGACACGTTGACGGGCAATAGCTCATGTGGCAACCTGTGCACACCATTAAACAGCACATCCTTTCTCTAACTTTTCATATGAATAACCATCATTTGTTGTATAATATATTTCTCTAATCCCTAAATCCTTTATTGCTTGCATACAGCTTGCACAAGGTCTAGCCATTCCACACACAATATCTTTCCTAGTGCGGTATATGTATAACTTCACCTTTGAAAAATTAATATTCAAATGTTTCAGTTGATTTATGCAATTAATTTCTGCGTGGAGTTTTGGTAGAAGTGATTCAGAATTATCAAAATCGTTGTCATCTATTCTATATCGGTTATAATACTTCTGGGTTGGGTGGGTTTTATTTGTATTACAACCAATTCCGATAATGCGATTCTGATAAACAGCGATACATCCAATATGTACCTTTGGAAAATCAGACACTTGTGCAATCTGCTTGGCTTTTGAGAAATATTTGTAATCAATTTTTCTCATCATATTTTCCTTATTTAATTATTCTCAATATATATTGATAAATTTTGGGTAAATTTCGATTTTAAGTTGTAGGTGGAACAACTTTAACTATAGATACCGTAGAATTGAAATTTGACTATCATTTCTTTATAATTTTACGATAAACTGAACATAAGAGAGTAGTGGTATATACTATTTCTTTTTAGACTCACGATATTTTTGCAAATTCTGTATCAATTTTTCCTTTTGTTCTTCTGTTAATACTTTTTTGGGTTTATTTGGATCAGGTATAGAGCCAGGATTTATCTTTACCCATTTAAGAGGAAATTTCACACAAATACTACCATCTTTATTTTCTCTAAAGTATTTAATCTCATCTTTTCTTTCAGCATAAATTTTCTTCAAACGAGTGATATGTTTCCTGTTTGTAAAAGTTGCAACGGCATATCGTTCACCAGATAAAAACTCAATACAATTTTCATTATTGTTATCAAAATTTCTTTCAGTCATTGTTTTTCTCTCTTTCTTTACTAAGAATATTTTTATGGCATTGTTCATCGAATCGCCAATCGGATGCAATTTTTTCTGCAATTCTGGATTGTTTTTGATTATTTCCTCTTGACATAATGAAATCCGCATTGTTTAACCAACCACTATATCCTCTATGTAATTCTTCTCTGCTTGGCATAGTATAATATTTGTTATAGCTTTTGTTATAGCTGTATTCATGGTTTTTTCTGTTTTCTGTTTCTGTCATATTTAATGTTCTCCTTTGATTTAAAATTCATAATTGCATCACTCCTTTTTGTGATACTGGTTAATAGTTATATATGTATATTCTCTTTTTTATTTATTCAATCATGTGTATCATCAACGTCCTTTCTATCCGTCAAATTTATTTCACATCCTTACCTGTTAATTCTCCAAATGAATCTACATTATATACTTCTAGCATCTTTAAAATAGCCCATTCAATTTCTTGTTCATATCCTTCTTTATTAAGTACATAGATATTTGGAACATTTTGTGGTGGCTTTTTAGGATCTGGTTGTATACTACCTACTTCTCTTTTTATCAAAAGAGGTTTTTGGTTTTCACTAGAAGAAGTTAAACATTGAATACATTGATTTAATGTATCTTTTGAAATTGCCAATTCTTTTGCCATACTTTCCATGCTGCGAAAAAATGCTTCTGGTTTAGATTTCGGATCACTTATTATTTCTTCATTATTTTTATTCTTTGGACGAATAAAAATATAAGAATTGATATAAAGGAATGCCATTAATATATTCTCTTTATTAATACTTGATTCACTCATCATTATAAAGTCAAGTTGTGAAGATGTAATTTTTGAGAATTTATCTGTTGCGTCAAAATTAGAATATATAATATCCATTTGAATACAATCAGTATATCCAACAGCGTAAATATCAAAATTAGATGTAATTCTAATCATGTTACTTTCATTTAAGAATAGTAAACATTTTATAATTTCATAAAATACCTTTGGTTTGTTTTTACCAAGTTTATAACCACATAAATCAAATATTTCTGAAATTACAATGTATGATTTATCCTCGTAACTTCTATGTTTATCAATAAGAATATATACAACATAAAATATTCTGTGAAGATTATATTTCTTTCTAATGTCAATTTGTATAAATTCATTTGGTACTCTTGTAAAATATTCCTTGTTATTATTTATTTCTCCATCAGGATTATCTATTGGAATGAAATTATCAAAATCAAATTGTAAAGATCCACTTAAATTAAAATTTGCATTGTTATATCCATTTGAAACAGAATTATATTTTGATATATAATACTTCTCCAAACGCCTTGCTTCACTATATGATAAATTGTCTTGTATGATCTCATGAGTGAATCCATCATCCCAACCATATTTTTGAATATCTTCATAGAATTTTTGATTTTTATGATAACCATTTCCGTTATTCCATCTTTCTCTTTCTGATGTTTTTGTTATACCAATATATTTCTTATCATTTAATATGTTAGTATGTATATACACTTTATAATTATTTGTGTTTTTATTAATGATTCTCACCCCATATTCATTTTACGAGCGTTCAGTTTATGTGCGCTGAGTCCTATGAAAACCTCAAATGAGTGTTCATCTGACAATACCCAGTTCCCATAAACTGAACAGAAAGAAGATATACTACTTTTTAATAAGACAGACAAATATATTTTATTTATTCATTACATTCATAAATAAAATATATTTTAAAAAAACCACATCTTGCTTGTATTATTGTGTAATCTCAACATCATCTTCGTATATCCCTTTTCGTATATTCTCTCTTTGCTGAATATAAGTCTTAATACATTTTTCAATCTCTGGTTTATCAGACTCTCTTAACAGAGAGCCAATAATTGATAATATTAATAGATTCTCTGAATGAATTAAATCAGCGTAATTGTAAATCTTGTTTAATTTCTTTTCTAAATCGGTCATATGTATTATTTCTCTCTTCTTTCTTTTAGAATATCTTCACACACTTGAATAGCCATTATGAAATAGTCAGTGTTACATTTTGGATTTACTTTACATTTTTTGAAATACGTTTTCCATTCCAGGATAGTATCAGTTGATTGATTTACTAAGTTTTTCAGTAATCTATTATATTTTGGACTGTGATTTTCAATTGTAATGGTCTTAGTGGACATTTATGTGTTTCTCCCTTCAAATTGATTTTTGGTGTATTTTTTATTTATTCTCACAAAGGATAATTATTTTGTGTCAAAAATTGTTGACATTACAAGTTTCTCTTTATGAAGTACTAAATCATATTTCTCCAAAAGAGTATCTACTAACTGTTCAAATAATACTCTTACGGTTTTATCATGCTCTATTGCGTCTAAGGTGTAACAAGTTTCTAATTTATTCTCATAGCAATAATCATCTACAATCTGGTTTAGCTCAATATCAGGATACATATTCTGAAATTCTCTATATAGATTCTTATAGAGATCTTTCAGTTGAATTTCAAAATATTCTGCTAATGCTTGATATTTAGGAAACATTTTTGATGACCAGTATGTAAATCGCTGTTTCTTTGGTAATGATTTTAGAGTAGTAGTGTTGTTTTCTAATGTAGATACTCTTGTTTCTAATGAATCAAATTTACTATCAATCTTTTGTACAAGATTATTTACATTTTGTGCTAAAGCTTGAATATCATCATTTCTTGCTTGTAGTTTAACAGTAGCAATTTTAAATCCTTGCTCACAAGCAATAAAATAATCTCTTGCTTGCTCATGTTTTTCGGTGTTACCTGTCATTGAAAGTTTCTTTGCAAATTCAGATGTAAGTTTATAATCTGTTTTTGGTCTACCTTTAGATGAATTATCGCCATTAATGGCTAAAATTACATAATCTTCATTTTCAGTAGCAAATTTATTATTTACAATATTTTTACGACACCATCTTGAAAAATGAGTAATATCTAATTCAAGAAATGAATATAACTTACTTGCCGTTGTCATTCCGTCTTTATCAATCTGTAATGCAATCTCAATTGGTGTCTTATCAGATGCTGATGGTGTAATAGTAGTAGTTGTGTTGTTTTTGTCGTCTTTTGATTTTCTCATAATGGTTGATCTCCTTTATTTGTGAAATTTCTTATTTGTATTGTTTTTATCGGCAATAATTTTTAAGCAGCTCATTTCTTCTTTGTTATTACTTCTCTGTTTTGTAGAGTTATTTTGTGTTTCATATGAGTTAAGTATCTTTTCAGATATCATCTTTTTATATAAATTCTCCATATCAGATTTATAATTTTGTACTGTATATTCTGGTGAATATGGATTATATGAAAATTGACTCTTTTCTGAATCTGATATTAGTTTCATGAAATAACGCAATTCTCTGATTGATTTACCATAACCTCTTGAGAGATGATAATATGATTTTGGTGTTATTCCTGGTATATAGATTTTCTTATCGGAAAGATATTTATTTGTTATATCTGTGATTTTTGATAATATTGCCGATGAAAGAATGCTATTACTTTTATGATGATTGAATATTCCATAGAAATGTTGTGAATCAAATTCAATATATCCATCAGATGTATGTACTCTCCAATAATTACAATCTAAATCTTTATGTTTATTTCTTATGTAAGTGGAATATGAGATGATTGGTTTGTTAATCGGTAAACAGTATAATGGTGATGTTAATGTGTTAATTTCTGGGTATGTCATTTGCGTAATCTCCTTAGTAGTATTTTACTTGGCTTAAAATATCAATTAAAATTAAATATCGTATAAGATGTTTAATATGGTTGTCTAATTCTTGCTTATAGTGATGATAAGAATAGTTTTCTGTTACTAATGGATATACCAGTAACATTGGATCAATATATAATCCGTTTTCATGAAAGTAATATTCTGTTTCAACTTGAATAAAAGTTTTAGTTTCTTGTGTAATCATTTACAAAATCTCCTTTTTATTTTTAATAATATTTATTTCTCTCTTTACGGATTGAAATATTTGGTTTGCATGTTTCTGGTTATAGATTCTCCATTCAAGATAAAGAGGATCTATTTGCTGGTGAAAATTTTGGGATAGGTGGAATATGAGAGTAGTGGTTTTCTATAGATGTAAAAGTACTCCCCACCTCTTATCTTTCTATCTAAGATTCTCTGTTTGAGATTCTGCTATATTTGTTGTAGATTATATGATGTAGATTTAATTTGAAAATTATAATGTACAGATGTTAAATTGTTAAGGCGAGAGTAATTGTAGTGTTTACTTTAAGTTGTACATTAGAATAGTGAGAATAAAATTGATTTTAGAGTTGTAGATGATATGAGATTAATATGAAATTGAAATGATTGTATCTTGAAGTGTCATTTTGGCATTTCAAGTTTTTATGATGTATTTTTGAGTGAATTTTTGTGATTAGAATTGTGTGGAAATTTGACACAATTTAGAACGGTATTTCCTGATGATGTGAGATTGTGGACTTCGAGATAGGTGTTTTTGGTGATAATTTTGATTGATATGGGAGAGTGATGTGTACTTTTAATAGGAAATGATTGCTGCGTTTTAGGTAGATGTGGCAAGGGAATTTGGGATATTGCAGGATTAAGATAGAGTGAATTATTTGGAATTGTGTGTAGATTAAATTTGTTATGTAATGGTATCACTTCGAGAGGACTTCGTAAATTGTTAGATTTTGCAAGGGATATTGTGATTTGGAGCAGGTAATTTTGGGTAAAAATTGGTGATTTAGAATTGTCAGAAAATTTATTTTATGTTGATATGTAAGGGTGCGGTCGAACTCTGTCTCGAACTCATTTTAAATATTTTAGTGAATTGTGTGTAGATTTGGTGTAATTTATGAGGTGGTATGATGATGAGAAATTTTTCTACTGGTGGTGAGTGTGGGGTGATGGATTACCAGTTTTGATTTTTGGACAAGTAGTGTGAGTCGAACTCATCAGTGGATATGACAATATCATATTAAAATTACAAATGTAAACTATCCCCGTCCTACTGGTATACATTATAAAACAGAATCATAAAATCGGATTAAAATAGTGTAATATGCAATTCCCGAAAAGCCTTGCTATTGTTGAATAAAACTAACTTTTGCACTTTTGTGGGAAGTGTAAAAAGTCAAGTTTTGTTATTTCTTGACATTTTTGATAGGGGTAAAAACACGGGGCGGTGCAGGATATAAAATTAATGTAATGAAACTAAAATTTTATCGGGTGGATTGACTGCCGATCACGGATGGGAGATTTTAATTGTATAGACAATTATAAATATTATTATAGTATACTCGAAAAAAGAAAAAGTGAGAAAATAAGAGAAAACAAGAGAAAATGAGAGAAAAAACGTGAATAAATGACTATCGGTCAATTCTGTTCGTTATGTTGAATTTCCAACAAAAAATTTGATTACAAGATTGTAACACAAAACCATAACACAAACTTATATCACCACTTACACCACAAAAATGTAACAAATCAGAATAATACGCTCCACTTTGACATCAAAAACAACGGTAAAAATGGGATAGCACACCACTACAAAATAATACACAAATGTAACACAAAAATTGTAACACACTTTAATAATACAAAAATCTGGACATAATAAAACAATCTGGACGCACAACAGAAGACAAGATCACATCCCCAAACACAATATAAAATTATATAAACATAACACAATACACTCACACGATAACATCAAATAACCTATACATAAACCCACAATAATATACAATATAATATACATTATATATCATACATAACCATACATATAACTTACAATATACATATATCTATATCACACTATATATCTACATCCTATCACATAATACTACTATTATAATACCTCTAACATACCATACAATATACTACAATACACACTCACTCTAACATAATACCACATAATACAACGCACAATATAACCACACTAACCACACCATATTATACAATCTGCATCCTATAAAACCATTGTAAATACAGTATCCTAACACTGTCCAGGGATTAAAATATCACACGATCAAAACTTAAAACAGTACATAAAAACCACATAAAAACAGATAAAATTATACTCTAAACAAGATAAAAATACATCACGTTTCAATCATAAATCAGACAAAAATACTCACACTTTACCGCAATATTTCACCCATTCCAACACACAAAAGCAACGCTATTCTATACAAATTTTTGCATAAAAACACATTACAAATAATGTATAAATATACAATATTCTTGCATAAAATAACGCACATTTTGACGCAAATTGACGTAAAAATACACTCAAAAATGTATTAAAATGATACAAAAATATCATCATGCTGCACGTTTTAAACAGTCCAGATGTAGCCTTTTCTGTACATCCTATCTTAAAAACAACCTTGTAAAACGCTATATAAACGACTTTAGGCACACTATCCGATATAATTATCATATAAGCATCAAAACCGCTTAAAACGCATTCTACACGCTTACAAGGCTATCTGTACATTTTACGCATGATAACAGGTTATGCAGATCACAATGATTGATAAAGGGTTACTTCCTATTATATGCGGTTAATACAACTGTTTTATCTTTGACAACATAGTATCTATATAACTATCTAATTCATTGTAGTTTCTTCCATACCATAATAAATGTGCTATAAAATCTATTTCAATATCTGCACATCTACCATTATTCAAAGCGTTATATACGTCTTCCTTATTAACTCTATATCTTCCATTTGATAACTTTTGATTATACTGTATATTATTATATCTAAGCATATTAAGACATCTTGACACGTTACCAGATACAACAAAACATTTATATATTATATCTGTCATGTTATCAGTATCAGTTATAAACAAGCATTTCTTTATTATGTGGCGTATATACTCTATAAATAAATCATCATATAAATAACGTATATTTCCATTATCAAACAACTTTAAAGCATCATAATAGTTTATGTCTCTTAAATGTTCTATGTGCTCTTTTGTTATTTTATCGTCTATCATATATTTATTTATAACCTTTTCTGTCAAGATCATCCTGTATTAGCTTCTTGATATATACGCTCATTGGTATGTTATTATCTTTTGCATACCGTTTCATTCTTGCACATTCTTCCGTTTCTTCTGGTGTATATTTAAGTTTTACAACTGTACATCTATCATTATAATCTTTTTGTGATTTTGGGCTATATGCCATAATTCTTACACCTTCCTTTATTTATTATATGTAATAATTCTCTTTTCATTTTTGGTGTAAGAGTAGTATTACATATTAACATTATAGCTTTATCTTGTCAACTTTTCTATGGTCATTTGTATATATTATACTAATAGGGTACCCTATACAAATATGTAAATTATACACAATTCACAAACATAAAAAATCATAGGGTAACCTATTGACTAATAGGGTGCCCTATGTTATAGTAATACCATCAACAGAGGGAAACAAGTTGATACATAAAACTTCATATTGTGACAAGCGGAGTCGTTACCGCTTGTGAGGTAAAGCGAAATAATTCGTGAGATCTCTAGTTAATAGCTATGAGCCGTGTAGTATCCCGTGAGGGCGCGTCGAGTTTGAAAAAGTAGATACCTCAAGTCTAACGACATCTGGTTAGCTTTAATCGGATATCTCAAAAGATTTTTAAAATCTTAAAAAGCAATTGCAACAAAAAGTTTTATCTATTTCTTTTCAAAAAAAACAGATTTTTGATTCTGGTAATACATAAACTAAATCCAGACAAGAGAAGTCTTGTAAAATACAGAGCAACAAAGTATAAACTGCTATAAAGTTTCTTGCAAGGGTTGCGATACTGACAAGATAGCAAGTAAATAAAAAGTCTAACCAAAAGCCCATGTGAACAGGGTAACAATAACAAAAAGTTCAGTTGTCCGTATCTGATCAAAAAACGGGGAAAGATGCAAAACAAAGACCTAAGATTTTGTTTAGACTGAAATAGTTTGAAAGGTAACATCTATCAATGATACATAAAACTTTCCGATAACATACAATCGTTAAAAGCGGATGACTGCCGAAATAGTTAATTCTTGTAAATGTGGTTGATTCTATATCATAAAGCATTTACTTTTTTGTTTTACTTAGGTTGCAAGGCATTATCAACAAGCAAAGTTATTTGAAAGACGGGCAAAAGCGTAAGACCCGTGGCGGTGAGTAGTAGTCAAGTATAAATAATTTCTAATGTTGAATTATAATGGCTTGCAAAAATGAGAACAAAAAGAGAATAAACAATATATAACAGGAGGTATAACAATGACAAAAACAAAGATAACAGCTCATACCTATGTATGTGAGTTGCCCGAAACAATTCAAAATCAGATATTCCAGGAATGCAAAGAAACGTTTGAGAGCCTTGCTTTTCCTGTTGATATTCAAGAGCAGATTGAAAATGTTAAAGGTTGTAAGATGTGCGACCTTGAAGATACCATCAACGTTTTAAAGTATTACACAAAATGAAATCCATGTTTTAAGGAGGTAAACACATGAACGCAAGACAGGCAGAAAAGGCAATTAAAGAAGTTTTAAGAGACTTCCATGTAACCAATGATAAATTACATAAATCAGTCGCTCAAGGCGTTATTACAATGCTTTATACCACTGATTTTTTAGAGAATGACCTTGTAAAAGCTTTCATAGGCTTTTGTGAAACAGGCGTTCTTGATATGACAAAAGTAAAAAGAGCCTTATAAGTTTTAGAGATGGCACAACAAAACAAGCGTTGTGCCTTTTGTAATGCTTATAAATAGAGAATAAGAAAGGAAGATGCAACAATGCTCAAAAAGTTATTCAGTCGCACGAATCCATACACGGATCACATCAAGAAAGACATTGCAGAGATTAAAGCAATGTCAAGAGATTATGAGGAAACACGTAAACAGCTTTTAAAGAACGTTGAAACAATCAACGCTCTGATATGGAGGTGAAAACATGGCAAACGAAAAACTGTATTTAATCGGTGAAAAAGATGGAAAGATTCTTACTGCTACAGAATCAGAAATTATCAACAACGCATTACAACAGGAAAAAGATGGAATCAATCCACACTTTGCATTTTATGACTATAAGAATCAACAACCTGTTACTAATAAAGGTTGGCGTGTATGGTCAAATAGCCGTGGTTGTGGCGTGGTTTATCGTCGTAATGACGGGAAAATGGTAATTGTTACAGGTGTGCAAGGTGATTTTGCATATATATCATAGAGAACGGAAGGAAATGAGATCATGATAAACAAAAGATTTAGAGACAGGAACGGGAAACTTACAAAATCCATTTCAGAGATAAACAAGGAAACATTGGAAGAATCAAAGAAATATTTTTCAATGCCGAATTATTACATATATCAAGGTGTTGAATACATTTATTATAAAAACGTTGGAAACGCAATTTGTCTTGTTTCAACGGATTGTAAAGGGAAAGAAATTTATATCCCTTTAGAATCATCTGGGCAGTTTTTACCAGATGTGGCAAGCGTAGGAATGGAAATATTTTTAAAATTTGATGATTTAAACCATGTCGAGAAGTACATAAAAGAACGGAAATATTTTCCATGTTGTCTTTATATCGGTAACGAATTATTTTTGCAAAATCAATCATATAAAGGTACTTGTAACGAATTATATACAAATGAACATGGATATACTTTTAAATGTTCTTCTGATATTTATGAAGATGAAGAAGAACAGTATAAAGTAAATAGCTACAATTTTTTAAAGAATCAGAACTTATAAAGAAAGGTTAAATAGGTGAAAAACATGACAAGATATACAGTGGAAACATTAAAGAAAGAAAATTATCATTTTGATTATGAACATGGCATTAGAGAAGCAGACGTAACAAAAGCCAATAAAATCATTGACATGATCGAAAATTCACGATCAAGAGAACGTGTCCAGGTTGGGGATGTAGTGCAATATACAAATGAATACGGGGAATATTTCTCACACGCAATGATAACCAAAATTAATGACGATGCGGAAATTTGTGAACACGGTAGCATGTATACAAATATTTATGAAGGCGAATTTTGTCATAGTACTTCTGGTGGTTCATTTAGCCATCATGAAATGAACGGATTTACATATATTGGAAAGACAACTAATATTTTCTGGACATTTGGACATAACGGGGCATGTGCAAATGGTGGAGTTTATTTTACCGCAACTGTTAATTTGTGGGAATGTAACGATAATAAAGAAATGTTTTCCACAAAAACACATGATAAATATTATCTGTCTCATAGAAAATCAGATAGTGATTATCAGTATTTTATAGAGAATCACGCATGGAGAACAGAAGAAGAAATGCAAGCGTGGTTAAGAACTCATAGAGCTATTGTGACAGGAAAAACCTGGGGCGGATCGGTCATCTGGACATATAAAGAAGTAGAACATCATTGTTCAAATACAGAGTATGACGCATTAAACGTAACAGAAGATATTTTCTTAATGAATGGAAATAAAAGACGTTGTAAGCGTGTATATGATGATGAAAATTGTATTCTTCATACTTATTTTGTATGGTACTGGGAAGATAATTCACAAGAATTTTATACCAGAATGAACAATCAAAACAAAATTATTGATTCTTACAAGGTGGATTATTTTACAAATGAAGTTAATAAAATCGCACTGGAAGAATTGAGAAGCGGAAAAGTAAAACCATTACAGATTGATTTTGAAAGATGAAATGAAGAGGTGGAATAATATGTCAATCGTATCAATGTTACAGGAACTTACAAAAGGTGAAACATGGGGAAATAAAGAACAGTTTGAAAGAAATTATTATGAAGGAAAGAAAGTTCTTGATGATCTGGAAATATCGGACGTACCTTTTCAGTATTACGATAACGGGCAATCCGTAAACATTTATATTAATAACACAATTACATATTCACTGAATTATACATCATTCTATGATGTGAAGTTTATCACAAGTATTTACAGTAAGAATGGACTTGTGAAAGAATATCCGTTTAGCTACGATTCTGAAATTTGCAAAGAATTAGAACGGAAACATGAAGCCTAAACCGCTTTATAATCACTAAATAGGGCATGAATGGAAATTATATCATTCGTGCCTTTTATAGTGCTTATAATGGCAAATAACACAACATAAAAGAAAGGGGAACTACTATGGAAAAGATTTATGGAACTAGAAGTTATTGGAAAGCAGTATTTAAACAGGAACGCAAGCGGAAAGTTAAAACAGCACTTACATATATTTGCGCTTTCTTCCTGTTTACAATGCCTGTTTGGATGTTTTTAGACTACATTGCAAAAGGATATTAATTATATATAAGAAAGGTGGAAAGAACTATGATGAACAGAATTAAGAAAGCATTAATTATAACACTTGCAAGTATTAGCATTATCGGAAACGTAACAAGCGCACCTGTACAGGCAAGAACATTTCCAGATGTCGCAAAAAATGCACCTATCACAAAAGTCATTGATTGTAATGACTTAACAGAGGAAATGCTTACAACAAGAGCAGATCATAACATTATGTACATTGAGCGCATTATCGGAAAAGTAACCGATAATGAAAAGAACGGAACTGTACTCAATCCGCCTGTTGATGGAGGCTATTATATCAGCTATGCAAGCGTAGATGATGCAGAAATTGGAGATACAATCATTACTTATTGCGTATATAACCCATATAGCAATTATGATGATGACGTTATAGAACGTTGGGACTTTATACAGTAGAAGGTGGAAAGCATGAAAGAAGTTAAGTATACATATCACCATACCGCAAGCGACAGGGGATATATTCCTGTCGGGAAAGAAATCAAAGAACCGTATAAGGGCAGATACGGAAGAGGTTACGTTATAAAGCGTAATAACCCACGCTCAAGTCGTTATTATCTGAAAGACTATTATATCAGAGAGGTGGTGGAACGTTAATGGAAATTAATATCTATGCAGGTGGAAAAGTTATCAATGTAGAGAACAGCGGAAATAGTTACAATTTGACCACTGTTAAAGTGAGTTTAACAGCGTTATAGAGGCATTAAAGAATAGATAAAGAAAGGAATTTAAACATATGAGCAAAGTACATACAACATGGACAGAAGCAACAACAAACGTAAATAAGGCTATGATAATGTTATTATCATGTCTTGATAGTGGAAAAAATGCATGGATTGAACTTAGAAAAAATGGAGATCAAGCATATCCTATTAGAATGAAAAATCCGGCGTTAGACAATCCTTTTAATTGGGAAATGTCATATAGTACACCACGGAACGAAAAAGAGATGATGAATTATAAATATTTTAATGATACGGAAAAAGATTTAACATACAATTGGATTGCTTGTTTTGGTAAAGAAGAAGCAATTAAAAAATATCAAAATAGTAGAATAATTACAAAAGAGCTTTTTGATGGTTATGGTATTTGTCATCCAGTAAGAATCGAAGATGCTAACTTTTATAGAAAAAATATAATTGGTGACAATTACAACTATAATTATTGGACAACATATTGGAAACCCCGTAAGAATATACCGTACTGGATTGTTGATGACAATGTTGGCGATGTATTTACAATTTGTTTTAATGATGAAGTAGTCGACAAATCAAAAACAATTAAGAAAACAGCTCAATTTATGATGGAATATGCGGATAAAATTTCAAGATAAAAGTACAATTTCATGGAGGGAAACAGGATGGACGTAATATTTAGAAAAGATAAGAATACAAAAGAAGTAGTTGCTTTTTTACCAGAATACCCTGTTAATTACGGGAATATTCTTTGTTATATGCACATTGGTCAACATAGTGAAGCAACTTTACAATACTATTGGGACACTTTAAAAGCCACGGAAGAAGAGTATAAACCACTTTTAGAAGAGTTGGAAAACATTGTTTACAATGATGATATATTAACAGTTAAGAAACGTTTGAATTATGATAAATTAAGTGATGCGTGGGATTATTTGAGGAGGAAATAAGAATGAATAGTTCAGAATTAGCAAGAAAGATCATAGATTGTCTTTCGGACGGTTATGACGATGAAGAAAACAGAGAAGAAGCGGAAATACAACTGTATAATGAGTTATCACAACTTAACGGGAATAGTGTGGTGAAAGCTGCTCTTTTAAGATTGTGCGAAACAATAGAAGAATTAACAGAATGAACAGGAGAAAAGAAAAATGAAATGGATCAACAAACTTAATGAAATGTTAGAAGAAAATCCGTATACAAACGGAAACAGAGTAACAGTGACGTATTCAGAAGAATCGGAAAGCGTGTTTGTTACCGTAAACGGAAAGACTTCTATTGTTATGTGGGAAGGTTTAACAGAATATGGTTTGATGATGAAGATTATGAGAACAATTGACCGCTTATACAACAATGTTTGACCGCTGATAGGTATACGGAAAATAGTTCTGTATGCCGATTGAACGATTAAACAGAACATTACATAATAAGGAAGGAATTGATAACATGAAAGATGTAAGAATGAGAACCACAATGGAAACGTGCGATAATATTGTAAATTCATTACAAGAAAGAAATTATGATGTAGAATATGTTCCAGGTGGAACGCTTGACAATTACTTTTGTGAAGTAGGGGAAAGCAATTTGAAGCTGTCCAGATGGAAATTAAGAAAATATCTGATTGTATTAGAACGTTTTGTTAATACATGGACTAGCACATTGGAATTGATATTGACAGATAATGCGGAAACTTATTATAATTTGTATAACAGTTATATGGAAAGTTATACAGAGAACGTGATGGAGGAATAAAGCTATGACAAATTATGAAAAAGCAATGGAATTATTAAAACAGGAAAGAGCAGAAAAGCATAGAACATTTGACGATACAGGAATTATCTGTATCACAAAAGTAAATCATGATCATTTATGGGCTTGTGTACGTCCAGATGATACAGTAGAACTTATATGGGATTCTACACATCAGAACTATGATGGGAAAATTTCTGATGATTTAACAAAAATCACATGGAATGTGAAAGAAGTTGAAATATTATGAACAAGATAACATTTTATAAGTTGCTAAATGTAATAGAATAACAGAGAATACCAAAAGGAAACTAATTTAATTTAGTTTCCTTTTTTAGTGGAAAATTTTGGAGGTGTAACAATGACTAATAGAGAATGGTTAAAACTGATTGAGCAGAATAAAGAAAGAATTATCAACAAAGGAATCGAAGCCTATAAAGAATCTTTAGAAAATAAAAACTTGCGTTACATTGTGGAAATTTCAGAAAATGGAACTATAACAATGTGGTATGACGTAGCTGGTGGAAACAATTTCCATATGTCTACATATAACGGAAAATCTTTAGAGTTAATTCATTTCTGTATGCAGAATTGGATTGATGATCCTATTCCAGACGATGACATAGAACAGAAATTACAAGAACGTGGTTTATATAATCGTTATCTTGAAGAAAGAGAATCGCAAGAAGTAGAGGACTGGGAAGCTGCGGAAATAGTTATTATTAATAGTACAGATACAAAATTACATAATATTCTTGAAGAATGCCGACAGGAAAGAAAGCAATTTCTTGTTGACGAATACGCAAGAACAGAAGCAGAGAATCAGTTGGAAAATTTAAAGAACGTATTAGACAGTTTTAAATGTGAGTGATGGAGGATAAGAACATGATTGAAACAGATAGCTTTTATTTTGGATTTACAGACAATATCAAAGAACCACGTAAAACAAAAGTGGAAAACTTACTTGATAAATTAATTAGATATGATGGAAAAATATATAATATGGTAGATTATCTTTGCTTAAAGCTTTTAGAAGGTTACTATCTGGAAAAAGTAGAGAACTATACATACTATAAGCGTAATGGCGAATTAACCAAACCGAAAACATTATATAAGTTTGTCAACAAGAATGAAAAGACTTATATAGAACTGAAAAAGACAGAATATGATTTTGTCGAATATCTTATCAATAACGGACTTGATACAGAACAGGCAATGGAAAAAGCTATTGCAGATTATAAGGTATGTATGGAAGAACAGAAACGTTTGCAGGAAGAAAATGAACGTGCTGTGTTGGAAAAAGCAGAACAGGAACGGAAAGAAATAGAACGTGTTAAGACTTTACTTGCAGAAGATATGGAACGTTTACCAGAAATGGAAACTAAAATTATTGATGATATTTTTCTTGATGTATATGGCATAGAAAAGAAATGGAATTATAATTTATTGCCATTAATCCATTATTATGATATTCCATATTGTAAGAATCAGATTAAAGAACGTTTACATAATGGAAATAAAGCAAGCATTAAAATCTTTGAGTGTGTAACAGGCTTGAAACTTCCTAAAGGTTATAAGGAAAGAATGGCATATCTGGAAAGTATAACAAGTTCAGATTTTAAAGAACCTATTGAGTATAAACCACGTAAGAGAGCAGAACAGAAAGAAAAGGATATCCAGGAAGTTTACATTGCATTTCATAATAAAGATCATTCTGAATGGAGAAAAGTTATTGCGGAATGCTTTACTAAATATGGAATAGACTTCTTTATTTTACGTGATAATGACGAATGGAAAATATCTGTTAAAAGAGTTGGCTTGCTGATTGCAAAAGGGAAAACACGTTTAGAAGCTATGGAAAATTTAAAAGTAAACATTGACAAGATGGGAAATGCAGAGCAGATGATTGAGAATGCAAGAAAGACTATTGAAAAATCTGCTGGTGTAAATCCTTTATATAAGGAGGTTTGTTAGAATGGTAGACACATACGGAAGATGGACAGAGGAAAAAGATTATAGTACATATCCAAAAGAAAAATTATGTGATTATGATTATATGGCAATCTGGATTAGAGAACAGGGATATGAACCTAAAACAGATGTGGAAAATCTCATATCTAATATCTTTTGTTTCTATGAGATGGAAATTGGAGATCATGTTAGTGATTACGATACAGAGAACGGAAACTTTGATGGAACATATATAGAAGCTGCACAAGCATTTGTGATGGCTAGTGGCGGTTTAAAAGAATTTGATTATATACCATAAGAAAGGTGGAAAATATTATGAAGAATAATAGTTGGACTCCCGTTAGTTCTGGTTTATTTCCAGATGATATGGAAGATGTACAAGTAACATATATTGGATACAATGATCATGAGCCTCATTGTGATGCATTTGCGTATAGACACGATGGAGATTGGTATTGGTCGTTAGACGAAGGTGAAGTTAGAGTGAAAATAACAGCATGGAAACATAACTGTAAACCTTATAAGAAACCATTGTAGTTATAGTGAACTTATAATAAAAATATTAAGCAGATTAAAAATGCAATGAAATGTATCTTTTATAGCCTTGTAGAGAATAAATCTATAAGGCTAATTTTATACTTAGAACAGGATTAAAGGAGAAGATTAAAATGTACGAGTTAGGTTATTGTTTGGGAATTGGACTTACAATACTTATTATAGTAGCAATACTGAGTTGATGGAGGATATACATATGCAGAATTTAGCAAGCTTCATAGAGTATACAGATGGAAATAAACAGAATACACACGTTTTTATGAGAATGCAGATGGATAACGGAAAAATAGAAGAGATTGATCTGTTTGCGAATGATAAAGTAAGAAAATACAAAACACGCCTGGATAATAGTATAAGAGAAGGCGGAAAAGGTTCAGTTGCTAAAAAGAAAATGAGGATAGAATTGATAAACGCATTTGAAGCATTATTGAAAGCATCAGGATTACATATAGCATGATTCGTTTGTAGTTAGTAGTTGCTAGAATGGAAATTTTAGTAACTACGATAGTGCTTATGAACATAAAAATAATGAAAATAGATGTTGACAAGTACCTGTTAAAATGATAATATAATAGACGTAAGGAGGAAATCCAATGGCGAAACCTAAGCAGAATGGAATAAGAAAGTCTGTTTATATTTCAAAAGAATTGGAGGAATCATTGGAAAGAGAAGCACAAGAAAAGGGGACAAATTTTTCTAATCTCATAAGAATGATTCTTGTAGAACGGGAGAAAGATAAGCAGAAATAGAAATGGTGGTTCACAGCCTGAGAAACTAGAAACCACCATTAACCGCCATCAGCATGGAAAACCATTAACTGATTGACTTATCTATTATATATCATTTCAACACGATTAGTCAATCAGAAAATTTCCAATATTTTACAAATGCACATTGAGAACTAAATAATATGCAAGTACAGGAGGAATCAATTATGGTAGAAACAAAGAAAATTCCATTTGAAGGTAGTGAACTGTTAGGAATCAAAGATGATTCTGGAAAATTATGGTTGGCAATCAGAAATGTTTGTTATGACTTAGGGTTTTCGGATGGTCAGACTAGGAGACAGGTTGAAAATGCAAGAAAAGATATCGTGCTTTCAAAAGGAATCGCAATTTTGCGTTACCCTTCCAAAGGTGGAGAACAGGAAACATTATGTGTCATTGAAGATTATGTTACATTATGGCTTGCTAAAATTTCTCTTACTCCTACTATGAGAAGGAATAATCCAGAAGGTGTACAAAAACTGGTTTTATATCAATTAAAAGCTGCTAAAACACTTCACGAGGCATTTTTCGGAACAGAAGAACAGAAACAAGAATTGTTTAATGATTTAGGACTTACAGGACGTATCGAAGGAATGCAAGTTCAAATCAATGCAATGGAAGATCTTCTCGGAGAGCAAACGGAAATGCTTAACAAGATGGTGGAAAATATGACGTTATCCACTAGACAGCAACAGAAGTTGTATAAAGCAGCGAAAGACAGAATCAATAAACTTCTGGATGGAGCGCATGGGACTAAATACAAATGCTACTCCAAAAGCTATTTTATTAATATGTGGAATGAGTTAAAGGAAAGGTTTGGATGTAGTTCTTACAAGGATTTAAACCCTATGTATTATAATGAAGCATTTGACTTTATTGCTGAATGGGAATATACAGAACGATAATATTACATAAAGGTGGTACTTGATATAGAGTGCCACCTGTTTTAATTGGAGAATATGCGTTATGAAGAAAGAAAAGAAACAGAGAAACTATTATCAGGAAATTGATAATGCTTTAAAGGATTATGAGGAATATAAACCTTGGCATGATAAAAGTATTGGCTGGATATGTAATAGAATTGACTGGTGTTGGAAATTTAGACATATCACAGAAGAACAGATGGAAGAACTTGCAGATCGTTGTTGTAAAGTATTGGAAAGGATGTAAAGAAAATGAAAAAATTTAGTATTGAATATCACGAAACTTATGGAAAAACATATGAAATTGAAGCCAACTCACCAGAAGAAGCAGAGGAAATTTTAAGAGATATGATTTGTAATGGAGAAGAAAATCCACCAGAAGAATGTGAGAATAGCTGGTGTGATAATATTCAGGAAATGGAAAGAACTAATAGTTATGAATCAATAGAAGATAAATTAGAGGAAATTATTTCCAATGAATCTGTTGACATGATAGAAGAATTTCTTGGATATGAATTAACGTTTACCGCACCAGAAGATATACATAGTCAAGTAAGAGATACTTTAGATCAGATGCCGGAAGAAGAACTTCTTTTATGGGAAGAAAAATATGATTTACTTTAGATGAAAGAGATATTTCAAATTGAAGATTGGAGGAAACAAATATGAAATTAACTATAGCTTTACAGGACGAAATGAATGCAACTATTGATAAAAACGGAAACATTGTAATTGATATACCAGACTCATGTAAACGTGATTTATGGAGCGCACAGATGGAATATTGGTTAGAAAAAGATTCTTCAAATTGTGAAAACCTAAAAATTGATGGTGGATTTTTAAGAGTAATTAAAAACAAAATCAAACATGTGAGAAATAATTATTAATGAAATAAAGTTTTAGATTGGATGAAAATATTATGAAACTTACACCAAAACAGAATGAATTAATAGAAGAATATAAACGTTTAGAATCAAAATACGGCAAAGGAAATGTGTTTTTACGATATGTCAATGACTTTTGGAAAATACGGTTTATCATTCATAAAATAGGTGAGAAAAAATATTTACCCATTTGCGATTATAAGATTAATGGGAGAACTGTTAATTCATTGGATAGAAATAATTTATTAATCGGATATGATAACAAACATAAAGAAGCTGATCCTAATTCATGGAGAAGTCAGCCTAAGAATTGGTTTTTTGTTGGTTCAAGGATTAGAACAGAATATGAGGAACTTTGAGATAAGAGTTTCAGAAAGGTGGAAAATTTTATGAAATATGAATGGAAATATGGAGAAAACGATAACCAGAAGTATTATGATGTAACAGTTGGAAAAGATTATCTTTGCGTATTTGCAAATAAATGGAATCCTAATACTTGGCTTGGTTCATACAATAGTGTTTGTATTTATAACAAAACGAAGAATGACAGAATAAGAAAGAAGCAAGGTCTTGCAAAAGGTTGTCATCCGTCAGAATTAAGAACTGATTATATGTTATGTAGTGATAATCCAGAATATATGATGAAGAAGGTTGAATATTGCTACAAACATGGATTAATGGAAATTAGTCAGTAGAGATAAAACAATATTTTTAACAGAAGAATGGAGAGAAATATTATGAAATGGAAATTGTTTATATATAGAGAAAATAATATTAATACATGGGTAGCAGAAAAAGCATTTAATAAACCAGAAGAAATTTTAGATATGTTGGGAAAATACAAAGGATTCTGGTGCAGGATTGTTGATTTAAGCACATTAGAAATTTTATTAGAAGGAACTTTTTGACAGTACATATTTAGAAGAAAAATATTATAGATGAAACAAGAGTTTTATGCTGAAAATTGAGGTAATCATGTTAACAGAAAAAGAAATTCAGATAGTTATGAACGCATTAAATGGTACACCGACACTTACAACATCTAAATTTGCGGATAAAATTGAAACTATTTTAAGAAAATATAAGGAGAATAAAGATGAATAAATTTTTACATCACTTAAAGAGTAAAGGATATGAGATAAATGGAAATACAGCAATGTTATTAGGTGTAAAATTTAAAATCTGTAATGGGACGATAAAAACAGCAAGAGGATTAAAAAACTCATATTGGTTAGAATTGGCATGAAATGATGATTTTAAGAAAGGAATAATAAATATGACAGTAAAAGAATTAAAGAAAAAATTAATCAAAGGATATAGACTTAAAGATTTATTTGATTTTTCGGATGGACAAGACTGTATTATATATAAAAGTGATTTTGAAATAACTGATGATATTATTTATATTCCAGATATTGATTTGAATGAAATTAATATAGATACAAAATTAAATAAGGAAGAAATTAAAAATGTTCTTAATAGTTGTTACACAGGCAACGATTTTGTAGAAGAATGTAATGGGTACAAAGATGTGGCAGAAGAATTATTTGAATTTGTTGATTGGCAACATCCTAATATTATGGATATGTTAGAGACTTACGGGGAAAATGAATTCGAAGAAAAATATGGATTTTCAATAGAAGAATTAAAATAATTTTTTGATCGAAAGGAAATTGTTATATGTTAGTTAAAAGAGAAAGATTTTACATTAAAAAAGTTAAGCAATCTGGTTATTATACAAAAGTTGGTGAACAATATATAAAGCAAACTTCATTTTGGTTATTTGGGATTATCCCACTTTATATTAAAAATGAAGTTCAAAAAGGAAATTACGAATCATAAAGTAATATTTATAAATCCAATTAATTTGTAGAAAGGAACAGTGAATACATATGGAGAATATGAATATCACAACAGCAAATGAAGAACTGGAAATATCAAAACTAACATTACAAGACACAATTGATAAGAATGTAGAAGCTTCATGGAAAGAATTTCAGAACGTTCCTGTTGATCGTAATGGAAATCTTAAAGCTGCATGGTATGCATTTCCAAAAGGAACTAATAAGAATACTGTATATGATTGGTTCAATCGTCACTATAGTAAGGGATTATCATATCTGATGGAAGAGGTGAAAAATAATGAAAGGGACAAATAAGCATGTATCATGTTGGGATAAAGACAAACGTGATTCTGGAAACTGTTTTCGTAATTATAACGGGAACTATACGGAAAGAGAAGAGAATATGGAGAATTTCAATTTTAATGCATGGTTAAAAGAAATGTTACATAAGTAAATTTAAATTCAAGGGGTGAATGATATGACTTTTCAAGAAGCACATAAAGATGGGAAAAATGGATTAGTAACAAGAAGAGGTTTATCATATGATGAACTGTATGGAAGATTATTGAATTATTTTCATAGCATTAAATGTCGTGAAATTATAGGTGATGTACTTATATGGGATTGTTGGACAAACGGTAAAATTGCAATTACATTAATGGGATCTAAAGAAAATCCTAGATTTATAGTAATTGCGGATGGGAACTATATGAAACTAATTGAACCATAAGAGTAAATGAAAATCGTATTTTATTGAAAGCTAGAAGCTAAGAGGTAGTGTATGGGAAGAAGAGAATGGACAAAAGATGAAGAAACTTATATGTATAGAAGGTATTTGAATCAATCAGTTGAAACTACGGCAAAATTTCTGGATAGAAGTGTATCTTCTGTGAAGCATAAAGCAAGCAAAATGGGACTAAATCATTATTATGGTGAAAGAATTAGTGCGAAAACACTTGCAAAATGCTTTCATTCAGATATAAGCGTAGTAGTGAGATGGATTGATAAATATGATCTTCCTTGTAAAAAGGTCAAATTGAAAAATCAGACACGATATTTGATTGACGCAGCAGAGTTTTGGAAATGGGCTGAAAATCATCAGGATGTAATTAATTGGAAGAAATATGAAAGAGAAACATTATTTCCAGAGCCATCCTGGATTAACTATGAATGGAAGAAAGATAACGGTAAACCAGAACGACATAGAAATAAGATAACTGACTTTGAGAAGCTATCAATTAAAAATATGTTGATAAAAGGTATGAGCAATAAAGAGATTGCAAAAGAAATACATAGAACTTATGAAGCTACGAAACATATAACAAAAACAGTATTTTGCTGCGAAAGAGGGAAAATAAATGATCGTAGGAATTGTAATTGGATTCATTATTGGTGGATTTGTAGGAATGATTTGTACTTGTTTATGTGTGTGACAAGTGGAAAGGAGAGTAGATGATATGTATACATTAGGATGTATAATTGCATATGTAGGAATTGCGGTATTTATTATAGCATTATTAAGTTAAGAGGAGAATCAAAAAATGCAGAACGTTAAAGTATATTATATGCCAGATAGTAACGATGCTTTTGTAAAAGAGAATGACGTAGACGTAATAATTAAAGAATTAAATTTGTATATAGAGCAACTGGAAGCGGAAAATATGCGGTTGAAAAATTCTATTAAAGCATTAAGAAATAACAATAGGGGAATGCTAGAAGGATTAAATAAATTACAAAAACAATTATCAATGTTAAAAAAGAAAGACAAGGAATTAAATATTGACGTATAAATAGAACGAGAATTTCATGGAGGGTATATGACAAGTAAAGAATTATTTAAGGCAAAAGAAATTCTAAAAGAAAATAATATAAGTGCTTCTCCCATAGAATTTTGGGAAACAGAAAAATATTATCAAATAGCTTATATAACATATGCTGGAAATTTTTTCATAGACAGATTCAATAAGTAGATGAATACCAGTTTTCAAGATGAGGATCTTACAAACAACACATATAAAGAACGGGAGATAATTGATGGTGAGTGACAGATTGATTGATTTATGGTAAAATAACAGAAAGAATATTCAATAAAACGGGGTGAAAATTATGACAAGTGATATGGTGTTAAATAATTTAAAGCAATTTATTGGAAAAGAATTTGACGAAGATGATATTATCTGTGCATTTGAAGATTACGAAGTTGATGGAGAGACTTCTGTTTATGTCGGAGATAGTGATAATAACGGATATGATAAAATTGCATATATAAATGCAGAAGGTTCTGAACAATTTTTATTCACTGTAAATTCAGAAAATATCATTGAGGACGTATGGATGGAATAAAAATGGATGAATATATTCGTTTTAATGGTAGTCGTATCAAAAACATACAAGGGCAGCACTTTGGACATTTAATTCCACAGAGGATTGTAGGAGTTAAAAATAAATATGCTATATGGGAATGTTTGTGTGATTTGTGTGGTGGTACAAGACAAGTTTCTGTAAAGCTACTAAAGGGTGGCAGCGCAACAATGTGCGATAAATGTATCAAAGAAAAAAGAAAAGATACATTAAGAAAAAACTGTTACAATGAAGATGCAATTGTGTTAAAAGATCTCACTGAAAAACAATTTGGATTTTGGACAGTTTTGAAAAAAGGCGAATATAAGAATAACACACAGATGTGGGTATGTAAATGCAAGTGCGGAACAATCAAAGAAGTTTCACCATACCATCTTATATATGGTAAAAGTATAAGTTGTGGATGCTCTACATCTTATAATCTAATCGGAAAACGTATAGGTATGCTGAAAGTAACGGGAATTACGAAAGAAAATGGGCTGTCTTGTATTTGTCAATGTGATTGTGGTAACACGATAACATGTACTGCATCTGATCTTGAGTGGAAACGCTCATGCGGATGTGCTGATGATATAGAAAAGGAAAAACATACTAAAGCATCAATTGTTTTAAATGGTCAAAAGATGAGAAAAGATAATACATCGGGAGTCAATGGAGTGCATAGGGCTAACGGAAAATGGGGAGCAGCAATTAAATTCCAGAAGCAGTCATATTGGCTTGGCACTTACGATACTATAGAAGATGCTGCAAGTGCCAGAAAAGAAGCGGAAAAACATCTATATGGTGACTTTTTGGAATGGTATATGGAATCATATAGAAATAAAAAGCAGATGAAAGAATAG